CTCTTTCCCTACACGACGCTCTTCCGATCTCTCGTAGGTGGATAATCTTTTTTAGATTTTAGTTCATGTATCATTTATTGTGCTCACCTCATTTCTATGTACAATATATAGTCTTATATCATTCATATTGCCCATATATATTGTGTTTAATCTCAAAAGAAATCCGTCTTTCAAAGGATTTTTTGACCTCGGAAACGCCCTATTTATGCGGTTTCCGAGACTTCAAAATCTCAATTTTGCCACTTTTTCATATTTTTAACATTTACTCTTTATAATTGAGCTAATAAACTTCTTACAGGCTCTTTAGTCATATTCTTTTTCGCCCAACTGATATAACCAGGATCAGACTGTGCAACATCAACTAAACGCTCACCGCTATGTTTTCCAAAATTCAATACATATTCCTCTAACTTTGGTACTTCCTGCTTTGGAGTTTCAAAACCATCAAAGAGAACTTCAATATCTTTTCTGCTTGCAAGATAATCTGATAAATGAAGTACCGTTTGATATTTATTCTTAGGCAATGGTAATGTAATAGAACTTCTTTTATCTGTATTCCACTGTCCCATATGACTCTCAATAGTTGTTGCAATCATCTCGATTTCATCATCAGGTAATTCATTACCTTTCAATTCACGAATGACATTGGCTGCAAGTAATGGATGATCAAATTTGGTATACTTATTCTTAGAAAAATCATCATCGTTTCCACTCTTTCTTGAATCATGCATTAAGCCAGCAACTCTCATTAAATCTTTCTCTCTTTGTGTGAAATTTTTACCGAAACAGTCAACCTCAAAAATATGATTCATAAATCTAACCAATGCACATGTATGTCTTGCCAATCCCAAATCACCAAGAGCGTACTGTGGATGATATTTTCCTGTACTCGATGCACCCACATCCCAAAAATAATTTGGGATTGTTTCAATACATCTTTCTGCAAATTTTCTAATATCTTCTGATACAATCGTATCTAAAATTGGATTAAAAATACTTGACTTATTATTCATATATTCTCCTATTCTGCTTTCATAAATGTTTGTAACATCGTTTTTCTATCGAAATTTTCTTTCTTTTTAAGTGCATTATTAACTGTTCTAATTTCTCCAAGGTGATAGCATTTTTCTTTCGCTCTACTTTCTCCTACATATAACAAATTGGAATTCAGCATGAAGGTGTGGGCTTTAGGTGTAATCAAGACTACAACCTTAAACTGACCACCCTGAGACTTGTGTGTGCTGATTGCATATGCCAAACGAATATTTTTCATAGAACTTTTTGGTATGTAAATCAATGTTCCATCATAATCTACTACCATTGCATCTTTCATAATCTTTACAACTCTTCCAGACTCACCATTTGCAATGAATGTTGTATTCTTATCGTCAATATATTCTTCGTTATAAATAATTGCTTTGTAATCATTTGCATAATTCATTACAATATCATTTAGTCTAAATTCTGTGTCTCCAAATGTTATCTTTGCTTTTGGATTAGAATTAACTGCATTCTGTATCTTTTTATTTAATGCTACTGTTCCATAATCACCCACGTTATAGCAGGAAAGAACTGCGATATCATCTACTGTATATCCTTTAGATAATAACGTTTGATACAATTTCACTGTATATCCAACAAGCTTGTCCTGAAGAATCGGCATAAATATATATGACTGATCCTCTCCAAATACTTGCATACCAGTTTTTGTTTTATCTAAATACTCTGTTCCCGTTCTTGTATCTGTAGCAACTGTTGAAAGACCACCTTTACCATATCTGAATACTTTATCAAGCGTAATTGTAGGTATGTTTTCACATTTCAATAAGTCATATAACACATTACCAGCTCCAACTGAAGGAATCTGTGCATCATCACCAATTAAAAGTAATTTAGTCTTTTCAAAATCAATAGCTTCTAGCAATCTTCTAAATAAGAAAATATCAACCATAGAAAATTCATCTACGATTACTACATCATATGGTAATTTGTTTTCTTCATTAAATCCCCAATCGGCAGGTGGCATATACATAAGACCTCTATGGATTGTCATGGCATTTTCATTTGTAAATCCTGATAATACCTTTGCAGCTCTACCAGTAGGTGCTAAAAGTAAGTGTCTTTTGTTATATGCATTAAGCATATTTACAAATGCTTGTGTACTCGATGATTTACCACTACCACCATAACCATCTAAAAGAACTATGTTGTTTTCACACATATATTGAGAAGTTTTACACTGATTGTCTGTTAATTTGAATCCGTCAAGTTCTTGAAATTTAGAGCAATCACAATCCCATTTAGTATGTATTTGTAATCCTTCTTTAATCCTATCTGATATATATTTCTCTGTTTCATATGTTTCTTTTTTACATACACTTAATAATTCTCTATCAAATATAACATCATTCTCACCTTTTAATATGAGTGGCAAATTATTTTTTGCTTCTGGAACTAAAACATCAAACTGTTTCTTCAAATCACCAACATGCATATATGTATTGCCATTGTTCTCATTTTCATCAAGTAAATAGTCTACACATGCTTTTGCTCTTTGGTATGATGTAATCAAATCAAATCCAAAAAACAATACTGGTTTCTTTCCATTTTTTTGACATTCCTTTCCATCTTTATCAAGGGTAAGTAATAATGAATCGGCGGTCTTAAAACCAATTCCACCAAGTCTACATAAACATTGATAAGGTTCTTCTCTGATAACTTCCTTGATTTTATCTACTGATGTATATTTGTCATACAACTTTTTTACTGTTGAAAGATTGAATAAACCTCTGAACTCTTCAACAATCTCAGCTAACTTGAAATTTTCTATAACTTTATTTTTAATGACATTGAATGTATAATCCTTGATTCCTTTAGTCTTATTCAAATCAATATCATCTAATCTGTTATTCATAATCCTATCTACAATATCAGGGTACGCTTCAAGTAATACATCCGTTTGATTTGGTGTTAATATTTCATATAAGAAATTTCTTGTTGCTGCTAATGTAGTAGGTTTCTCTCTTTTAATATTGATTACATCGTATCCGACTCCATGAGAATCGGATACCTCCTTTGCTTTTACAATGTAGTCAACTCCAAGATTAAGTTCTGAAATATTACCTTTAATAGTTGCTGTGCCATATTTGCCAATCTGTACATCAGGATATTCAAATGAATTGACAGAAACGCCATATATTTTGAAGTCAGTAGAATTATATACAGGTCTTTCTGGTACACATTTAAACTCAATTATTTTATCCAACTTTATATCTCCTTCTAATATACGTCCCACTTCTTTACTATTCTCTCTTTTTCATCTGTTTTAATCCAATCGCCACCAACCTTCTTCATTTTATTTCTTTCACCAAATTCTTTTACATTGATGACATTACCTGCTATAAATGGGGATTCAATAAATGATTTTCCAGAAGTGATTTTTGTTTTAAGATACTCACCATCTCTCATGTTATAAAGCATAAGGTATGGTTTGGTTTTATCCTTATAGAACTTACACTCAATAACATAATACATATCTTTTGGTGCTTTCGGATTTTTGTACATTATATTTCCAAGATACTCTTGCTCATATACAATCTGTTCTTTTATTGATAAAGCTTTATTCTCCAAACCACCTATTATTAGTTTTACAAGTTTAACCTTATCAACATTACTATACTGTTTAGGTGTCTCTTTCTCTGCACATTTTCTTACATCTTCTTCTCTAATGTTCAGTGATGCAATTTTATCTTTTTTCAATGTCTTGCATTTTCCTAACAAATTGTACATATCAATAATTGATAGTAAATATTTATTCTTGCCAAACTCAGAAAAGAAATTTAATGTTGTAAGAATATGTAATTGTCTATCATCCACAGATGTTTTTGATATAATATCAGAAAGTAAATCAACAAAATTATCATAATGATTTTTAGACAATTCATATAATTCGTCTGCGATCTGATCATTACAATATTTTATAGAAGAGATTCCTTGATAAATGGCATTTTCGTCTTTATCCATAAAATACTGTGCTTTGGATTTGCCAAATTTTATTCCTTTGATTTCTATTCCCTGTGATTTGATATATTCTTTGATATTTGACATTTTTTCATTATTGTCTACATAAACATTCAATGCTGATGTTAATAGCTCAATCTTATGGTAATACCTTAACCATCCAATAAATAGACCTATCATACTATATGGAACGGAATGATTTCGTGAAAATAAATAATTAGATGCATCTTCGATTACTATCAAGAATGATTTTATAGTTTCTTTTGCCTCAGCTTCTGTCATTCCATACTTCTCTTGTGCAATTGCAATAAATCCTGGAATATATCTATCATCTTTATTACCGTGAATATCTACCATATATCCACCATTTTCAATAATAGGTATATCTGCTTCAGTACCTGTTTTCTTAGCAAAATGTCTACGGACAATATCTGCTTGTCCCATAGTAAAGCCACAGAAATCATGTAAGAAATCAATAATCTGTTCCTGATATACTAAATAACCAAGTGTAGGTTTTAAAAACTCATTAAGTGCTTCATTGCCATTGTCCTTGTAAATACCATTAAATAACTGTTCTCTATAAGATTCACCTGCTGGTCTAATAGCACCACTAACCATAGCCATTACATCAAGATATGAGATATTATCATTCTGTGCTTTAATATTCTCCAAAGTTTCCTTACTAAGTGTTCTTTTTAATGAATCACTTGCAAAACCACTTTCAAACTGGAATATCAATGTAGTATCTTTTGCTATTGAGTTAATAACTTTTTCATCTGAGAAATTAACCTTATCAGGTGTTAAATAATCTATACCTGCAAGTTTACAAGCACCATCAATTAATCCAACAGCATTTAATCCTAACAAATCTAACTTTACATAATTTAAAGAATCAATTTCGTGCATGTCTATTTGGCTTACAGGACGTGGATCTGATGTAATAGATAATGTTCCAAAATCATATCTTATATCTGTAGGACTACAAACAATTCCTGCTGCATGTCTGCCAAGTGATGTAATTGTTCCGATTACCATATCAATATATTTAAACATTTCTGGATATTGTTCTCTGATTTCTTCTGGCATATAATCCCTGCCTTTATCATCAGTTTCTACCATATTTGATAATTCTTGGGTTTGATCAGGAGTCATCCCATATGCTCTACCGACATCTTTTATCGCTGCTTTTAACTGAATTGTATTAAAAGTAATAATGTTGCAACAATACAAACCTTCCTTATTAAATAGATACTCACGCACTTTATATCTATCTTCTGCGTAAATATCAGTATCTACATCAGCCAATGACATTCTTTCAGGATTCATAAATCGTGAGAAGTTAAGTTTATATTTAACTGAATCAACATCAGTACATTTAATCAAATATGCAATCTCACTACCAGACACAGAACCTCTTGAACATCCATAGTGCATATTATTTTTTAGCAACCAATTCTTATAATCTGAATCAAGCAACATAAAATCAATTGCATCATTATGCTTATAAGTCTCTAATTCCTCTTGTATTCTTGGAATGTATTCCGTTTTATAATTAGGTAGTTTATTAATACCTCGTTCTTTTACACCATTTACAATTCGTGACTTAAATTCTTTCTCAGCATCAGGATATAATCTTGGATATTTGTTACTATAATCCAACTCATATGATTCAATAGCATCTGCAAATCTATTTGTTTCCTCTATTGCATCAAGATATATTGATTTTGGTAATGCGTTTTGTAGTTCAAATGCAGCAACCATATCATCATAAGACTTCCATGATAAATCACATGCATCTTCATCATGGAAATTTACATTTTTGGATTTCTGCATTACAGCTCTGCCCATCATATGATCTTTGTCAATTGCATGTACATCACTTGTAGCAATTAGTTTCATTCCATATTTCTGTGAAATTCTATATAAATATTGATTGTAATATATTTGAACATCAAAATTATGAGGTTGTATTTCTAACCAACATCTATGCTTATTTTTAATAAGGAATTTCAGAAATCTTTCCTGTACTTCTTTCGTTCCTTTACATAACATGCCTGCAACACAAGCTGTTAATACTAAAATATTATCTGATGTATTCTCAAGTTCCTCTAAGGTAATTCGTGGATTATAATAAAAATGACCGTCATTACGATTAAATGAATCAGAAGAAAGTTTGTTAAGTTCTAATACCCCATCATAATTCCTTGCGTATAAGCAACAATGATAATTGTCTCTTTGCAGATTATCCATATCAATTTTTTCTGTTACATAGAATTCTTCTGCATTAATATATTTCAAGCCAGCCTTTTCACATGCCTGTCTTTTTGCAACATTATGAAGGACTGCGCCATGCTCTGTAAAAGCAATGGCTTTCATTCCTTCTGATTTTGCTTTGTCAATATAAGCTTGAAAAGGGGTGATTGAGTCAACTTCAAGACCGCTATATGGGTTAGAATCCATACTATGTAAATGTAATACTGTTAAATTGCTCAACTTCTCACCTACCTATATCTATAAACTATTCACAAATGCCAATAAATCATCTTCGTCTGCATCAGAACCAGATTCAGTTTCTTCTTTGAACAATTCCTTCTCTTTCAGATACTGGTCATATGGTTTATGCAACGACCTAGAATATCCTGAGAGGGTTGCCAATCTAAATTCATCGGCATCTGTCACTTCTTGCCAAAAGATATTTTCATCTTCACTATTCTTATATTCTCTCTCTTTAGAGTTAATTTCTTCGACTGTATTGATAATGTCTTCTTTTAAATCGTTAATCTTTTCTTCTGTTAGAGGTACTTGTACATAACAATCATGGATTTCGAATTTTTCTCTAACCTCATCTGGTAAACAATCAATATTGTTGTTTAACACCATCTCATCAACATATTTATCAATATCATCTTCATATCCGAAATTTTTCAGCCACATCTTTGCCGTATTGATAAGACTTTCGCCTATAGAATTTCTTTCTATATATCTATCTTTTTTCTTACCATTTTTCTGTTCAATGGTAACTGTGACATATTTTAAGAAATTCCATTCGCATACAATATTTTCCAATGGAATATTTAATGCTTGTCTAATACCTTCAGCATAAATAACCAACTGACCACATTCAGCGTCAATTTTTGAGCCTTGATAACGTGTAGATGTCTTCCAATCTACAATATGTACACGTTTTTTCTCATTACCATTTTCATCTTTGTATGACTCGATATAAAGCATGTCAATATATCCTTGCATATAAATATCATCAGAAATTTTAATTGTAATAAAATGCTCAACTTTATGTGGAAAAGTAATCAGATTATGATTTTTAAAGAAATGTCTAATGCAATTTTCATATTTATTTGCTATTGCATCATTTTTATCAGAATCACTGCGATTGTATTTGAGTTCTGCACAATTCATTGTAAATAAGCTATCTTCATATAAATCTGGCATATCCTCATATTTAATTTTGCCAGTATATAGCTGCTCAATAATATCATGTACATTACCACCAGATACACAATAAATACTATTTGTTCTATCCTCTTTCTTGTGTAGGATGTATTTCAAAAAATATTCCCATCTATCTTGTTTGTAACAATGATACCTTGACCATGACCATAATGTATCAACACCAAACTTGTTACAAATTTCTGTTAATTCTTTACTTGTCTTTCTTGCCAATCTCTTAACTTTCTCCTTTCTGACTCATCATATAAAACACGATGCTTGAGAAGGAAGTTGTATACTTTATTTGGCATATCAGCAGGGCTGTCTTTACTACCTTTCTTAATCAAATCCCAACGATCATATATGTAACTTACTTTTCTAATAGGATAAAATTTATCACATTCCTGTCTAATATGGTTTATATCAATTCCTTCATCTAAAGCCACTACAATTTCTACATTTAAACTAATCAGTATCCTAACTTGTTCTTCTGTAAGCTCACAATTTCCTATTGCAACAGCCGTACCATCTTTTCGTGAATACCTTTTAAGCACCGATTTCTGTGCTTCCAAAACGACTGCATAACCAGCCTCTTGAATTGTTTGATAATTCTCATTTAACCCATATACATTTATTCCTTTTGGATATGTTTTGGATAACTTAAAAAACTTCGGAATATCAAACATCTCATAATTTGGTACAGTAGTTCTCCCACTGATACCTATATATTCATTGTCATCTCCATCCCACTTTCGTTCAGGAATGACAATTCGTTTTCTATCATATGAATATCCAATATTAAATCTTTTACATGCAAAAGGCATAACGCCTTCACGAATCCAATCAATATATGGCAAATCAATATATTCTTTCATACATGAATCATCATACACTGGAATATCTTTATCAATTGTGTATCTTTGGCGTTTCACCTTTTTGAAGATTGCTAATGGATCTTTCTTATTATCTTTGTTGTCACTCTTACTATATGAATATTTCAAACCTAAAATATTGTGGAGATATTTATTAGCTTTTCCAAAAGATATACCTTTTATTGTCATAACCAATGTAAAAATATCTCCACGCTTATTTTCTTCCGAACTTCTAATCGCCACTGATAATGTATCTTTCTTTACACATATCGCAGTTTTATTATTACCTTGTGGCAAGGCGGCTCTCCATTCAGTAGGATATTCGTGTAGTCCATGACATTCCAACGATAATAAAATCTGTTCTATACAATTATTCTCTATAATGTATTCTTTTAATTCATCTGCATTAATACACGCTCACCGCCTCCATCACAAATTTAAAAATCAATTGGGACAGAAGTAAAACCAACTTCTTTCAGTATATTTCTACTCATATCATGCTCACATACAATCTGTATACTACTTGCAGCACCCTCACGGTTTTTACAAATGAATATAAGCTGATAATGTTTGCCTTCGTCCAGTTTGACAGGTATTTTTGATTTATTGTTTTTTCCATCAAATCTATATACCTTTAAAGCATTTTTCTCACCTGTATACTCATCTTCAAATACATCTCTCAACATTAAACATGTACTCGCAGGATCGACAATACTTTTTGCCATACCAATATTATCTTGACTATAAAATCTCTGACGTGCTGAAGATTTTGCCAACTGGAATGTAATAGTTACATGAACTTCCAAACCACCCTCTTCTTTACACTTCACAGTATCGTAAATATCAACCATATTCTGTTGCATATCTAACCACATCTTGTCGGAACGACTACCTGAATCGGCTTTATATGTATCAAGAATGAAATACTTAACACCAAGGTTTGCATATTTCTTTAGAACTTTTATGAATTTCTGAGTTTTGTATCTTTTGAATGGAACTATTATAAGCATGTTATTCTCAGCTTTTTCAGTAATCCAATCTGCACACTTTCTTAACAAATCTTTAACTTCGCTAGAATATTTACCATCTCTAACAACGAATTTTTGCAAATCTTGTTTGTAAATATTATTTGCAGTCCACACCAACAACTCTCTCTGCCATTTCTTTTTTCCCTCTTCGTTGACACAAATAACAAGTCTTTCTTCATATTTTATTGTGCTTGGAATCAACATTGATCTTGTTAGTGTAGTTTTGCCCATATTAGATAATCCACCAATCAATGTAATATTACCAGGTAACTGACCACCAGTTTCTTTATTAAGAATGTCCATATTATTGTATGGAAGTCCAACTGCTGCACCAGCATCTAACTCATCAATTAAATCATAAATGCCATCAGCCAATGAATATGACTGTACATCATCGTCTGCATTGATAAAAATATGATTTAACATTGCTTCATATTCTTCATATATTTCATCTAAAGACATATCACAGAATTCATTGATACGATTATTTACAGGGAATCCATTTTTTAACATCTCCAAAACTGTTTTCCACTTGTATAGCTCTTTGACATATCCATCCATATTGTTGATGTTTACATACTCTTTGGCTTTATCAATCGTTTCATATCCACCATAATCCTCATATTCCTTTTTAAGTTTTTGATGCTTTTCAAGATATAAACCAACAGTCATATCATCCAATACTGATTTCTTTTCTACTACAATAATGTCATTTGCAATCTGCCAATAGACTCGCCATGTATTTTCACTAAAATCTTCAAGCTGCAATGTATAATCAAAAATTAATTCTGGTTGTTTATATAAAATAGCAACTATATTAGCTTCTGCTATTATCTTGTATTCTCGAATCTGTTTTGCACATTTTAATACTTCTTCCTGATAAGGAGTTAATTTTTTATTCTCTTTTTTCTCAGCCAATTAGTACCTCCTCAAAACAGTTTCTTCATTCTGTCACTTGTCTCTTTAGTCTTTTTTACATATCCAGCATTCTCATTACTCTGATTATTGAAGTCTTTAGATTCAACTCTCTCCTCAGTCTTTTTAACATTCTGCAATCTCAAATATACATCGTTGATTTCAGGTTCAATCATTTTCATAATAAGATTGATTTTATGTTTTTCATCTTTGATTTTCTTTTCATTTTCATGTAAATATGTAACAATTTTTCTCTTACATAACTTAAAGGTACATAAAATTGTGTAATCATCATAATTAGCTTTTGCTTCATGATTATTATTCGCTATATGTTCGCCACGTTTAATACCTTGTAGCTTTAATGCGAGATACTGTGGAAATTTCATATTATCATCGTATTCAAGAATCTCTTTCTTTACATACTCACATAGTTCAATCCACTGCTCATTATCTTTCTTTTTTATATTTCTCATTTACCAAATCATCCTTTCTTAAAAACTCCAACAGGCAATTAACCTGTCGGAGTATAATTTTAATTAGGCTAACTGTAACTTGGCAAAATCAATTAACTCTGTAAGAGTATCTGGTGACTGCATTTCAAGATTCTTTAATGAAACATCCTTATCCTTCATCTGCTTGTTTACTTTGAGCAAAGCATCTTTGTTATCCTTGAGTGACTTTAATACATCTTTAAACTCAGCAGCCAACTCTTCTGCTTTCTCAGCTTTGTCAACCATAGAATCTGTAGAAGTCTTTAAATCATTCTTGTATGATGTCTCATTTGTCTCAAGATCGTACATTGACTCAAAATAATCTTTCCAAATATCATAAGATGGATTCTCAATAATCTGTCCAACCTTGGTTACATTTGTTCTATCCTTCTTAACCTTTGCAAAGTAACGAACATCCTCACCATTCTCTTCCTTATAAAACTCAAGGATTGTATCATAATCAAATTTAACTGACTTATGCATATCAGGCTTAATACCAACTAACTTACGGTTATCGCCCGTTCCTTCATATACTTCTGTTGCCTGTGCAACTGACACAACATGCTTACCCTTTGCAGAGAGATCAATCTTAGCCTGCTGAAGCTTCATGTTAATAATCTTAATACGTCCCCACTGTCTCTGAGAAACTACTGTATCATCAACATCTCCACCTTTTCTACGTGCTTTCTTCTCTTCAACCTCTGTTGCTCCAACCTGCATAGTTGCATAAAACTTTGTCTCTGAGTCAATATCAAGTGTCTGAATTTCATCAGAATCAACTGCTTCATCAATATCATCCTCTAAATCATCAAGATCTGATGTATCATCTACTAAGATAAGATTATTGTATGTCTTACCATTCGCCAATGTAATATCCTTGCCCTCGTAGTGTGCAATACCAGTCTCTGAGTCAATACATGCAACTTTAGGGAATGTAAGTGCGAACCATGACTTTCCAGAACCTTCATAACCATATGCTAAAAACTTTCCACCAATCTTTGCTTCTCTTGCTTTTCTAAATGCCAATTGTTTATCCTCCTAGAATTTAATTTTTTATAAAGTGCTCACCCTGTTTATATAACAGGGCAAGTATATTTTTTAGTTCATACCTTCAAGCATTGCAAGAAGATCATCATCTTCTGATGAGCTGTCACTTTCTGTTTCAGAATCGCCATCATCACTTGATTCTACACCAGCATCATTTAATGCCTGTTCGTAGAAATACAGGTCATCCTCATCATACTTACCATCTTCAAATGCTACAGTTGGTTTTCTATCATCACCATCACCAACATATGTAATATCAGGCTTAACAATAATCATTCTTCTCTCACGATTACCATTTCCTACGGCACACTTCTTTTCAGCCTCTTCCTCTGAATAAAGTCCCATTTCGATAAGTTCCTTAATGTCGTCAGGAATGTCATCTTCTGTGATATTTACTACTGAACCACCTTCAACTAAATTTCCTGTAACCGTAATTTCAGTAATCTTACCCTTCTTAGGCTTAAAAAATCTCTGAAGCATCTTAGCTGTAATCTCTGGATTCTCATTGATAGCGACTTCAAATGTCTTAGGGTATGTAACATTCTTCTTAACTTCAATCTTCTCTCCGTCAATCTTAGGCTTTCCAACATAGTCAACAACATATGCTGCCAGTTCCATAGTACCCTTATCATCATTTTTCCTTCCGATACTCTTTGAATCAACAAGAATTGTCTGTGAGAATGTAGCCTTAAAATCTGCCTCATCGTCAATTTTTGAAAGTACAATAGATGTAATCTCTTTCTTTGTAGAAACATTACCTTCATACTCACTGTAACCGATTGTACCCTTTACATTTACAATCATTCCGTCCTCAAGATGTTCATTCAGATACTCTACTGCATCATAAGCTGTAAGGAACTTCTTATATACAGTCTTATCCTTTACATCTTTCTCAACACCAACTGTTAAGAATGAAGAATCTGAAATGCTATCATATAGAGACTCATCAAGACGATCCTCCCACGCAATCTCTACTGACTTACTCTTTCCTGTATCGTCCTTCTCATCCTTACTGTAAGCACGAATCACATTATCCTCATTAGGGAAGAAACCACTTCTCATCTCTGCATATACTGTGTTGCCGTTTCCGCAATCAACACCTACATACATACTGTTATCTGTCCAGCCTGAATCATAACTGTTGTCAAGATTGAATGTCTTGTCTGTTACTTTCACACGACCAATAAGATTGAATGTTGCCTTACCTTTTTTTAATGCTTTTCTTTCCTTTGTCTTTGCCAAATTACTTGTCCTCCTTAAAATTAAATAATTTATGTAAATATTGTTAATAAAACAATCTATATAAACGCCCACTTAGGACGGAACATAGAGATTAAATCTATATAAAATCTATCTTCAACAGTGATTTTTGAGTGCAAAAACTCAAGGGTATGCTGCTACCACCCATATTTTTATTCGCTGTTCAGTTGTTTGTTTTGGAAATTTTGAACTGAATTGTTCAAGACTAATCTAAGATATTTCCTGTTACTTCATACATTTCTAAATCATTTAATTCACACCATGATTCAAAATTATCTCTCTGTACATACCAACCAACATTCATTCCAAGAAATTCATTCTCACCATTCCCATAAGAGACTACATTATATAATTCTCCGTTTAGAATATCGTTTTCAAAGATTAAATTACCATTCTTATCATGACTGCCAGTGCATCTACATAATGTCTTTGGATCTATTTCTTCAAAACCATCGGTTTCACCATGAGAATAAAATACTGTCGTAGGTTCAAATATCAGATGAATTTCTTTGTCATACATATCTAAACCCTTTACATAATATCCATAAACCCATTGACCATTACGAATGCTTTTTGCTTTGCATAGCTGTGTATTCATTTCTCACCTCCTAATAACCAATGAAACAGTGATTTCCACTGAACCGCTTCACTTGCATATTCTCTATTTGATTTTCATTTTACTGGAAATTATTAGCTGAATCGCTAAGACTAATTATTCAAGAAATTTCATCTCACAAGTAATGTTTTTATTTCTTATCATTTCTGCCAGCTTACATAAACCAAGTTGAGTATCAATATGATATGTATCAACAAATCGTGGTTGAGTTTCGTCATCGTGGATCATATCTTTGTATGTTTTAATAAATTCTTTAATACCAACTTTGTCACGATATTCTTCCATTTCTTTTTCATAAATTGGATTGTATGATTGAGTAATCGGAGGTTCGTTACCACAATGCCCACCTGCTCTAATATTTAATTCTTTGTACTTCTTATACATTTCATTTGCTATATCAAGAGGCATATCGCCACGACAAACCCAATAACTCCATGCTCTATAAAACACAAATCCATTTAAAATACCGATATATTTTGTCTTGACTTCTGTGTTCATGTAATATGGCAATCTGAATACAGGAATATTTGCTATTTGAAGTTCTTCTTTTACTTTATAATCAATCTCTCCATCGTATTCATGTCTTGCAAAATTATCCATTTTCTCACCTCCAATTATATATTCTCTGTTACTTCCCATATAAAACATTAAAAGTTCCAATAACCTGTTCTCTAACTTCATCCATACTTTTTGCTTTAACTACAAGAACAATTGAATTATGATAAAAATCAGAAGCGTTTACCTCATCATAAAAATTCTCAATCATTTCTTGAGTCGGTTTTGGTTCAAAAGCTAAAGACAAAACTCTTCCTATCCTTGTTGTTAGTGGTTCATACTGTACCAAAAACATATTATCCATAACTATATATTCTCCAATCTGCACCAAGAAATGTCAGATTCATTGGCTTTCAAAAATACCATTTATTATCAAAATATTTGATAAACGGCTAAGAACCATAGCCTCTATCCCATTGTTTTGTGAACGTTTGGGATTACCTTTCACTTGGATGTTTAATGGAATATTCAAGTTCATTACTCTCAAATATTCCTGTCACATACAAATCACACTCTTGGAAGAGTGGAGTGCTTAAACACTCCATAAAACACCCAAGGTTTTATATAAATTTATTCACCATTTACCAGCCTTGCAGATGCTTATAGCCAAATACAACTATGCTAAACTGTATATCAAGGATTTGATAAATCTTTACAACTTTACTATTTACTCTTTTAACTTTGACTCATAATTTAAACTTTGAACTTCTGAATGTTGTTATTTGAGCCTTACAACTTTAAACTTTACAGCACACACCTATCACTATCGTAGGCAATCTGATAATTAGAGTATAATTCATATTTGATGTTATACATATCAGCCAATGGTTTCACCATTATCTTGCCGAATTATGTACTGTAGTAAGTTGAAATTATACAAATCACATAAATTAATCATCTTTTATTAATCCAATAATTTGTAATATTTTTTATTATTATGCAGATTTCTTTTCAGCTTTACATAAGTCTATATCTACAAAAGACTGATGAGTTGTAGTTTAAAGTTTTCGGTAAACAGTGAATAACTTCTAATTAACTATTCTCTCTTTAATAGTTAATTTCAATCTCTGTTACAGCATTTGATGTGCTGAGTGCAGCATCTACTTCTGCTTTGAAAGATGCAATGCTCTCTTCTAATGTATTAATCTTGTCCAGAATCTTAATAGGATCAATCAACTCATATGAATTTGCATTGATGAAATCTTTCTTTGTCTTCTCAAAATCATCTGTATTAGTCTTGCCTTCCTTAGAACCGTAAATACCAATTACATATTGTTCTGCTCTCTTTTCAAGGTCATCACCGTTCTGTTTAAGGATTTCAGCCTGTGCCTTGTCATACTGCTTCTTTAATGCAGCTAACATCTTCTCATCAAACTCTACCCCATGATTCTTCATCTCAATAGCTTCTGCTACTGTGTATTCAATACCATTAATAGAAACCTTTGTTGTAGCATTTGATAAAACAACTGCTCTCTTGATTGCATTTCTTCTTTTAATAAGGTCTGTTGCCTTGTCATAGTAGCCCTGAATAACACCTTCATATTCCTTAACTGGTACACCCTTAATCTTTTCATTGGAATGCTTGTTTGCTACACAATAAGTACCACCATTGATTGCAGAAATAATTCTATCATCTACGATTTTTAACTCTGCAAGTGCCTTGTGAATTGTCATCTTTTCTGTTGTCATAATGTTCTCTCCTTTTAACTTTGATTTTTAAACTTTATATTTTAGGCTTGTCGCCTTGTTACACTTATATATTCTCTCTTTCTGTTCGCAAGAAATCGAAATTTCTTGGTACTTTTCACTTCCAGAAAGCCTTATTTTATAGGCTTTTTGAAAAGTCAACATAAATGATTTCATGCTCTCCTTTGATTTTTGACTCGATTTCTTCAAGTGAATGGTCGTATTTATTACCAACAACAATAATGTCAGCTTCAATGGTGTCTAACTCTTCATGAGTGTCTGTCTCATATACTGTTTTCGCTCGATCTGAATTAGCAATAATTCCTGCAATATAACTCTTGCCTAATCCACTATCGCCTTTAAAAATCCAAACTGGTCTTTTGTCCATCATACGATTTGTTTCTGTAAATAATTCTTCCGTAATTCCCACGCCTCCACTTGGATACCAATAATCATCACCATTATCATCTACATAGAAAACATCGTTCTCGGCATTGTAAATAGTATCTTCAAAATCGCCTTCTGTTGTTTCAATCTCAAATGACAAATCTTTGATTGGCTTATGAGTTGAACCAATAAATGAATCAACACGTCTGACCTCACAATGTCCCCATGATGCACTACACCAACCACTAGGACAATCACCGTATTCAGTCCAAAGCGATACTTCATATTTTAAATTATTCTCCGAAATACAATTTAAGATATATTTAGAATTGTCTTCAAAATCATCATCTCTATCGTTGTATGTACGAATATGTTCTATTCTTAATGAATGTACTTTTAATTTCATATTTACCTCTCTTTCTAAACTTCACATGAATCCGATATTTACTTATTTTTTGATTCAAATTCTTCAAGTGCTTTATAAAATTCACTACCTTTAATTTCTGTAAAACCTATATCATTATCTGGTGTAATAGTTTCATATTTTGTTGTAGAAATCTTCAAATATAATTTATTTCCATACTCAAATTTTAAAATTGAATATCCTCCTAAATGTAATTCCTTGAAATAATCTCCTTCTTGAATTGGATGATTATTAATAACAATTTCTTTTTCAATGCACAAATCCTGGAACTCTTTTAATGTTTTGCTATTGGCTCTAAATTTTCTCATTAATACATTAGAATCGCAGAATAACTTAGTTGGTTTTAGTAATTCCTTACCAAATTTCTGATTGTTTTCATCGCAATGGGCAATATATAATCTAATATTATGTTTCTCATGCTCTTTAAATGGACGATTTACAAATCCATCTCCACTAATATAATATTCTTTTCCAGCAATACCTTTATTCTCAAAAAAATTATTTACTAATATTCTTCTTTCTTCCTCATGTTTTCTATAATCATCAATCTCTTTGAGGAATTTCTCATTTGTTACAATATAAAATTTCTCCATTTTTTATCTCCACATTTCCACAAGAAACGAATCTTTCTTGTTAATTTATTCTTTTATTGGCTCAACCCTATATCGTTCATTCCAATCTGTTCTCTTCTTTAATAATGGAATCCAAGGACAATGCAGGTTTTCAGATTCAGTTCCTATCAAGTCATCTTGATCACAACCAAGATATTCTCTATGACCACAGTTAGGACAAGCTACTTCATATTCAGGAACTTTATATTTAAAACTACAATAGTTAGGAAATATCATTCGAACATTCCAATCATCCCTTGATTCAACTTCATATACACAGTTGCAGCATCTACATACAAACTGAATATTTTTACCAAAATAATCACCTGCTATAATTTTCATAATGCACCCTCTTATTTATTCTCTCAATCCATCCAACACTCTCATCAAAATATGTCTTGTGAGATTCTTAACATCACCACTGTACAATCCACATTCAATATCGCAAGCCTTTAGAACTTCATCAAGAGTTTTATTCTTCTCTTCACTTAGTAACCCTCTTACAGTTTTCATACTGAATATCATTTGTCTCATGAACATTTCTGAAATTACTTTCTAAGCAGCGAATAATATCAATCAGCTCATCTTTTGTCATAGATTTTAATGTGCTGTCTGAATATGTTTTTCTTCCATCACCTATTGACATATAATTATTCTCCTTCTTAAAGAATTTCTACAACCACACCAAATATATTGCTTCGTGTAATAGTGCCATTAACATGTCCGTGATTATTAGAAATCTGATAGCTTACACCATTTTTTATTGCTGAGATTTTGTGTAAATAATAATTACCTTTAACCTTACAGAGTACAATATCATTCTTTTTTAGCATTGTATCTTCTGTAACAGGTTTACAAATAACTGGCTGCCCTGATGCTAAAATTGGTGTCATTGACTGACCAAAACCAACTACTTTACAAATCTCACCATTCTTTAAATGTTCTGCTGTAATGGCGTTTTCCTTACCTTCAAAATCATAATTCATTCGTTCTCACCTACCCCTTATTCATATAATTTTTCTCTATCAAGACCTAAATCATTCAATTGTCTGTCTGTTAAAAAATCACAATCGCCATAATAATTATCAAACTGATTTAAAGAGATGTTGTTCCTGACGCAAGTTGCTATGAAGTTTATTTTCGATAATGTTCCATTTATTTTATGAAAAACATAATTCTGTCTGTCGGTTAAGTCGTCTGTGTCATATCCTGCAAACATCATAAGTCGCACCTACCTTTTATATGCATATTCTCTACTTATACAGTGATTTTTACTTTAATAAGTCTATATGGCTGATATGCATTTGGATACTTCTCTCTGTCTACCTTACTGATAAACATATCATATGGTCTAATCCATACTTTCTGATCTTTTAAGCTCTGGTATACAACCATCTTTTCTTCTGTTTCTGTATTGATTCCAAATGTAATTATTTTATAAAATCCACCTTTGAAATGTTCAACTATATCATTTGGCTGAAAATTTCTATCATAAACGAATTTATCATCTACTCCATTTGGTTCAATATGTCCTAATATTTCAACATTCATTGTAAGAAATTCGCCATGCTTTAATAATTCATCTTTGTCGATGAGAGCCACATTATCAACTAAGTAACCATCGTTTTTCTCTTCGCAAGTAACGATTTGACCAGCTTGCCAATTACCTGCAAAATCTTCATTAAATTTAAACTGTGACATATTCTTTGTACCTTTCTATAATTAATATTCTCTATTTTTTTACGAAAGATTGAAACTTTCGTTTTATTAGATTTTACGCTCCTGTGTCTGCTGTCAAAACACACTGCTCCTCGTTCATATCAATTTCTGTAACAGTAATCTCTTGACATTTCTTAAAGTCATCTGAACTTACTCTTGCTTTTCTTTCAGCGTGTAGTTCATCTTCTGCTATAATCACCATTGCATAATCTTGACACCAATCTCTTGCAGGTCGTTCTACTAAATATGCTTTCATGTCGTTATTCTCCTATCTGCATTTGAAAACCTTTCTTTCGTATTTTCTAAAAACAAATCCTTATCAATGCTCCATCCACCACAATGACTCAATATTTCTTTCCTAGCATCTCTAAATTCGTCCAAATGGTTTCTGAAATAATTAACCGCATCGTTTTCGCATTGGAATTCGTCATTATATTCCCAAAAGAAATGTCTTTTATTTGTTGCAAAAAATGAATCTGTATCTAAACAATATGCTATAATCCACGTTGCGTATTTATCTGAAAAATTTTCATTACCTTTTAATTTTTGATACATATTCGCACCTCCAATCTGTCCAAATGAAAGAAAAATTTCTTGCTATGATTCAAACTGATAATCTTTGTTACTTACAAATTTGTCAATTTTTCCATCTTTGAAAAATACAAATTCTGCATAAAAATTATCTGTATTTTCTGACATTGCACATGAAACATACTCATCAGATTCCTCATCATATTTTTCAAACCATCTCTCAACACCATCATCAACTGTTGTATTTTTAAAAACAAAATATGGAAATTTATTTTCATCAATTGACAAAATATCATTTGCTATTTCGGTAAATCTTTCAATAATATGTTCTCTTTTTAAAACTGGGATATTATTTTCTTCTGATACATCATAAGTATCATCTTGTTTTAAGAATTGCATAATAGAATCTGAAATAATTTGTTTGTCAGATGTATAAAAAATCTGTTGATTTGACATCTCCCAACAAACTCTATCTGGTGTGTTATCACATTTATTGATAGCTTTATTAGTTCTTGTCCATACATCATTTCCATCCATTCCAATAATTCCCTTTTTATATCCATACGGTGTTTGAATGTAGTCATGAATATATTTGTCTGGCAAGACGCTCCAAATTATAGGAGAAAACCACCATGAGTTTTTATATTCAAATATTTCTTTTCCTGTATAATCTTTTCTTATTCCATAAATGCTACTGCTACTCATTTATTCTCCTTTCTATCCTTAATCTAACCATCTATTATCCAAATAATAGAACCCAAATACCATTCCACCAATTAAAATAACCCAAAAGATCCAGAAAATAATAATTGGAAAATTAGATTCTAGCCTTTCCATCGTTTCGTCAATAGTCGAATTATTATAAAATGATGTGTTATCAGAAATGGTTTTATTTCTCAAATCTGTAAAAATTGTTCCTTTATATTCAGTTCCAACACCATAATATTTATACCTCACGTTACTTGACTCTTTAATTGTGTCAATATAATCAGTACTAGGTAAATCAATTTTATTACTTGCGAAATTCACTCCACAAAATGATACTTCTTTGCACTTAATATCTTCACTTCCAATTCTATCCCAAGTCCAATATGTTTCTGTCGTATAGTATGTTTGTGATTTACCATTTACCGTTCTCGTATGTCTAACCTTTCGTGTATGTCTTGTATATCTTTCCTTAACTTTCTCCACATACATATATTCTCCACTAATTTCAGGATATGTAACTGTATCAACTGCTTTCAAATCACCATATACAAACGCATTACCAACATTAGTATCCATACCATATTGGAACATTTCTTGACTTTCTATCTTAACAGCCTTGTTATATTTCTCATTTTTATCCATTTGGTACTCTGAAATCTTAGAAGAAATCAGAATACCAAACAGAATCATAACTGCAATGATAGAAATACTAGCCAAGATTTCACGTTTTGTTATTTCAAAATCGCCAAAATCAAAACCTTTTCTACCATATCTCATAGACTAATCCTCTTTAAACAAATCCTGTGGAGCATCAACTGGTGCATTGTAATCCAAATACTCATATTCCTGTACTTCATATCCAAGCAATCCAAGAAACTGTCTTGTAGGGAACTTTCTCACATATCGCTTGTATTCCTTAATCTGCTTATTGTAATTGCTGCGATACTCTGCAATCATATTCTCTGTTATAGATAACTCATTCATAAGAGTCTTATAGTTCTCATTGGACTTCAACTCAGGATATGCTTCTGCAACTGCTGTAATAGCTGTTGTTACATTCTCGATATCTCCCGTTGATCCACGACCATCTGCAACTGCTGTCAATGTATCAGCTTCATGTTTATCATACTGTTTTACGCAATCAGCAAGGTTATATACAAGGTCAACCCTTCGCTTTTCCTGTACCTTAATATCTGATGATGCTGTGTTTACCTGCTCCTCAAGTGCAATAGCTTTATTCTGCGAACTCTGTACACCAAATACAATCATCAAAATAACTGCTAATACTCCTACGCCAATAATTAATGGCACTTTCCAATTTGTGTTCTTCATTTAAAATCTCCTTTATATGTAATATTTTTATTAGTTACACTGTAATATTCTCTTATTTATTGGGATTCCCATAGCCGAATGGCTTAGATATGATTAAAAATTTTCAAAAGAAAGATTGGTTTACTTCGACTCTTTATTTTTACATGTAATGATTGTATTATTAGTTCTCAATGGTATTCCTGTTGTTATTTCTCTAGGAATCATCTGATCATTATTACCACCACAATACACAACATTGTCTTTCCAATTCCAAGGAGTTGTTGTGATGGTAGTCTTACTTGAATTCCCATCTGAATATCCTGCTTGATATACTTCATCTAAAATTTCTTTTAGTCTATCTTTCGTAATTACAACACTATTATTATCGTTCTCACATTCCTTAAAATCAAAATATACTACTGGTTTCATTTATGTTTTCACCTCCAATGTGTCATCCTCTCAAAACCAAATGATATGTTACTTTCTTGTGAGGTTACTCAGATACAATTTTTTGGAACATATCATCAACCGAATCTAATAAGTCATATCTTTTATCAAATGCAGCCGTCGAACTTCTTGCAAATTTATGCTCTACCATGTCGATGTAATAAGTCATCTTACCATCATCTCCCATATAGAACTCATTCCACTCTTCATCAGACATCAATCTTCTTACATTCAACTGGTCGATTGCAAGATTATCAAAGCTAACAACCTTAAATTTCTCAATAATATCTGCAAGATTTTCATATAACCAATTCTGCTTTACAACAATATTTTCGTGGTCTTCTGAATAAAAATCATCACCACGTCTTAAATGCTTATAGCCAAGAATCAGCATCTTCAGATTATTATTCTCCAAAGTTTCTACATCCGATGGTTTTAATACTCCGTTGATTACATGAATGACCGCATTTGGATATTGCTTAATAAGTTCAATAAATTTTTCTGTGGGATTTACAAGCGATACGCCAAGACCATAGATAAGTTTTTCATCAACAAGCTTTCTGATTAAATCCTGTTTCTTCTCAAAATGAATCTGATTTACAGTCATATTTGCAATAACTTTCTTTTCTTTGAGTTTCTGTAAGAATGGAATTAAGTCAGGATGACTTGTAGCATCTCCACCACCAAGAGCAACTTCCTGATATGGATGAAGTGTGTCAATAAATTTCTCATTCATAATATCCCCAAATTTACCCTTTGTTGTACTACCCTCATGACAGAATGGACATCCCATATCACAATAATTCGTTATTTTTATATCCATGTTTTCTGCATGATCTGGAATAAACTCATCATCTTTTGTTTCTCTGATTTTTGTTCCATCGCTCAGAATAGTAGTGAAAAAGTTACCATTCTTATATCTTCCTAATAATTCCATTCTTAAATCCTCCTAAATTAAATCAACCATCGTATCCATATTTACCAAATGCAACAATTTTATCTCCACTTTTACTTGTATATCTATTTACAAATGTTTCAAGATTATCATACTGCCACTCCTCATAGGTTTTAGCATCCTCGTCTACAATATTGTTCTCTTTTGCGTATTTGGTATAATACTTTTCTTTCGCAGATTTTGATAAGTCTGACCAATCTTTAGAAAATTCATCTTTGTGATTTTCATAGTCTTGTGCTGCATATTTCTTATCATCATCTGATAAACTATTTGCTTTTACAAATGACTCAGAACCCCATTCATCAAAAAGAAGTTCGCCATTCTTCCACTGTTCAAATTCTTCCTCGCTACACATTGTAAGTGAATGTGTGCTTGATGAGTTAGTTTCATAAACTCCACGTCTAATCTGTCTCTTCATAAATTAATCCTCCGTTCCATATACTCTTGGATACTCATGATCAATAGCATCCAAATTAATCAAACCACTATGTTTCATATCTCCAAAATATCCATATTCGTCACCATCTTGAATAACAACATACTTCTTATTTATCAGATATTCTTCTAATGATATATTCTCTTTTTTGAGGAATCCACTAAGTATATTTTCATCAACATACCCTGTATACGGCTTATTAAAATGAAAATATCCATTATCGCCTTCCCAATATTCGATTGTATCAATTTCCCAATCTTTCTCTTTCTGTTCAAGCCACTCATTAAATTCATCCTCTGTCTTACCATACTTTTGTGCATATTCACTATCTTTATTCTCTGGATGATTTTTATCAGCGATTGAATCTGAAATCATAGGAATGACAATCTTTTTAAGACCAGGAACATATTTTATTGCAAGTGCTACTAATTCCTTATAAACATCATCGTTGTATTCGTGAACCAATGAAGCACAAGCATACAACCATTTATCATGGAAGTTACCCAAAGCTCTAAATGGACTTCTGCCAAACTCCATATCATCATCCCATATATCCCACACACAATCTTTTTCACCAGTTTCTTTGTCATCCCATAAATAAAAATCATTTGCAATCTCATCTGGTGTATAATGCTCATCTTTCTTCATAATACAAAGCGAGTGCTGACTACTTGAATTTGTCTCGAAAACACCTCTACGAATCTGTCTTTTCAATTTTGCTTACCTCCTTGTTTTAATATTATCTTTTTGTAACCAAAAGAAACCTGAAATTCTTGTTGCTCTACTTAATAAGCTTTAAACATAGATTAATTAAATTTATAATAAGTGCCATGCAACAAAGAACTAACGCATGACACGAACGCCATAATGGTTCTTTCTTAATACACTTTTTATAAATTGGAAATCCAATCAGCCACAATAGCCACAGCTACAATCACAAATAAAATAAACATAAATGTTTTCATGAACAATCTCCTTTACTTACCATTACAGAGTCCAACCTTGTAATCATCTTTTACGTCAATAGTAACTTCTCGTTGGAATGTTCCTTCTTTATCATATAGAGATAAGTAATATCTATTGCCACGTTGCTCCAAAACAACATCCTCATTCTCGAATAACTGTACTCGTTTCTGTTTCTGTACTAGTTTATTCTCTACTTTTCTCTCTAACAAAATAGATGGGAGTTCTACTGTAGCTGTCTTTACTTCTTCAAGAATGCAAGAAATATCATTATCTAACTTATCATTGCTCATATGCTTATCAACTGCTCTAATAACATCGCTCTCAAATAATAATCTGTTTGCCATTTTAACGCCTCTCTTTCTATGTATTTATTCTCTCTTTATCGTTCAAAAACTCCAAGGAAATGCTTTTTCTTACTTCTCATTTACAATACGGACTTTATAACCAAGCTTCTTTTCGATCTCTTCAAGTGTCATATCCTGCTTCTTTTCTAAAATAACATCAATCTTAGGCTTACCAACACATACTAATTCTCCAAAACCTAAATTTAATGTTGTAGATCCCCATTGACTGACACTGATTGAACTCTCAGCAGGTCTTAATGGCAATTTAAGCTTGGCGGTATATCTCAGCTTCCTGTATTTATCATCTGTAATTATTGAAACATTCAGGAAATAATCATCTCCGTATTCATTTTTAACTTTTTCAACTTCCATATTTTCAATTTCTACTGTTGAACTTGAATCCACATATATCTCTTGCATACTCATAGTTTTATTCTCCCATCTGATTTACAATACTCTGCAACTTATCAACATATATCTGAGCTAATTCTTTGCCACCATATATATGCTTAATATCTGACGGAATAATAGCAAGCGTAGCCTCTCCAAAAGCCTTGTAACTTTCATATACTCTCAAAAAATCACACATAGTTGCCATGTCAATCCAATCAAGATCTGGCTGTAAACAAACCACATCACCTTTCTGTGGATGCAATTTTCTAACCTTAATAAGTGTCTGCTTAAATAATTTCTTTTTCTGTCGTTTGTTCATTTCTATCACCTACCTACATAACTTCTAAATGATATTCTTTAACGTATTTTCTTCTCTTCCAAAACTTCCACCAATGGAATTTCATATATTTTATTTCTATAACTCGAAGCATCTTGTTCTCATTTTTATCTCTATCTAACCTTAAAGCAGGTGAACCAAACATTGCTTCGGCTAACTCGTTAATAGAAATATATTCTTCAAGTTTGTATTCCTGTTTGTGTGGTTGCGGAGGGTAATAAGAAATCACGTCATGCTGTCGTAATTCATATGTTCTCATATTGTTATTCTCCAATTTCTATATACTCTATTATCCAACTATCGTATTTATTTTCTTTAATCAACTGCTGATATAAATTTATCCATTCTTGTGCTGAAAGACCTTTGTACTTCCAAACGCATTCTTTCCAATGTCTGTGTATAAAATGACCTCTTGTTTTTAGCTCAATACATTTCACACATTTATCGTATAATTTCTTGGAATACCAATTCGATCTCCTTCTATTCCAACCATTATTCGAGCCATCTATAAATGCTTCAGTCGGATCATATCTGCTTCTCATATCAGTAAGAGCTCTGTCGTATAACTCAGTTTTTGCATTGTATAAACAATGAAGCAGAAAATAGATGTCTTCATAATCATTTTTAAAATTCCATTCTTCAATATTTAAACCAAAATACATTATTCTCACCTACTTTCATGACCAAATGAAACGTGGTTTTACTTGGCTTTTCAACCTCTGAAAGCCTTGATTTTAAGGCATTTCAGAAATTGAGATTTTAATAATTTGTGATTAATACCTCACAATCGGCACTCTTGTCCTTTTTCTGATAATTGCAGTTGCTATAATCATGCTTTAAATAATGAACTATGTATTTATCTTTCCATTTATCAAGTAATGGATTATCATATTTGAGATTATTACTTAATGCAAACTTAACGCCTTTATCATTCAAAGTATCAAGAGTCTCTAGTAATTTATTCTCCATTTCTTCTGTCCAACCACCGTTTTCATTGTATGTGGCAACAGAATTAAAATATGGTGGATCTGCATAAACAAAATCGCCTTCCGTAAAATCAGAAAAATCAAATCTCTCAAATGGAATATTTAAGAAACTACAATCTATTTCATTCAGTTGCTTATGAAAATCTATAAATTTTTGTCTAAGAGTGGGATTAAAACTGGATCTGTCTTTACCAAAAGGCATATTATATTCACCTTTGGAATTGAATCTGATTTGATTATTGAACGCATAACATAAAAGCGTATAGAATTTAATTGGATCTTTAATACCTGTGTTATATTCTTCTCTAAACAGTAAATATCCTTCTTTGTTTTCTTTCGTTAATCCATACTTACTAATATATGAATCAATCTTATATAATACTTCTTCAATATTTGAACCTTGTAAATATCTTAGAAAACCAACTACCTGCTCACATATATCATTGTAGATAATATGATCAGCTTTTACATTAATACCGACATTAAAACCTCCACCAAATAAATCTACAAAAGTATTTATCTTATCTGGGAACATTGGTATAATAATTGGTAGTAACTTATACTTGCCTCCGACATAATTTAGAGGCGATTTAATATATGTATTTTTCAAATTTGTTCACCGATAGTAGCTGCGCAGCTTTACTCACATGTGAACATTTTCCTTTCCTTAATTGTAATTACATTGTTATATTCTCTTTTTGTCTCGAATATTGTATGGTTTTCGTGACAAACCATGAAACCAAAATTTCATCTTATCTTACTGCTTTATAATTTGAATTAATTTTTCTTCCACATTTAGGACAAAAATTAATTTCTAAAATATTGTCAGAATAATAATCATCTTGGCATTCATGCCAAATATTATATGTGTTATCATCTTCATTGTATGTAATACAATTTACAACATCTCGGTCTGCCCAATATGTTCCTTTTAATTTTTGTGTATTGTAAATCTTATTGCAAAACTGACACTCATTCATTAAACTTATTTGCTCCTTTTTATACATTACTTTTGATTATTCTCTACTAATCTTGATACTCGACATGATAATCTGTCATTTCAATCTCATCTCCACAAGGTAATTCCGGAATTGCATCTTCACCATATTCCCATCTTATAGCAAGACTTCTATTACAATCACAACCAAAATTACCTTCTGTGAAATAAAAAATTGCACTATCTTCTGGATATTCATATCCTAAGTCATAATGAATGATAAATGTTTTGTCCCTATATTTAAGAGTGGCAACAAAAATTGTCCTCTTATGAGTCATAATTCCATGTTTACAATCAGTTGCCAGTCCTTGTTTCTCATATTTATCCTGCCTGATTAACTGAATAAACTTGTTCTTTTCTTCTTCAGTATCAAAATAGTAATAACCCTCTTTGATACCTAAATCTTTCTCGATGGATGGATTGGCATCGTGATTCCATGCACCACCCCAAATATGAATCATCCATTCTTCTTTCTTGCTCATATAATCATTCTCCTATTTGTTTGTTACAACCAAAGAAATATCGCTTTCAATTTAACACTATATATAGTGGTTATCTATCCTTGTTCGCTACTATATATAGCACATATTTTAGAAATTTGGATGAAATGATGGCATAAGCTGAAGCTTGAATAAATTCTTCTCATGCATTGAATCAATCTTCGCTTTTACATCCTTATCATCAATTTCCCCTGTTCTGATATATCTATCAAGAGTGTCATAAGTGAATCCAAGATTATCCTCGTCAGTCTTTCCGCAAAGACCATCAGTAGGTGTCTTATCAACTAATTCTGACGGAAGTCCCAACTCACGACCAATAGCTTTAACCTCTGTTACTGTAAGCTGAGATAACGGACTGAAATCACCAGCAGCGTCACCATATTTTGTGGCGTAACCTACCCAATCTTCGGAAAGATTACACGTATTTGCAACTCGACCATTTACTGTCTGTGATACTGCATAAAGCGTAGTCATACGAATACGAGCAGGAAGATTTGTTGTTGTCTGAATTGATAACTCTTCATCTAATGATGTTTTAATTTCATATTCAGCAACATTCACAATTGTTCCGACTGGAATAATAGTACGTGGAATGTCTAAAAAACTGCAAAGTTTACGACTATATTCAATATCTCTTTGTCTTCCCTGTGGCATCATCACACCAAAAACTCTATCCTTGCCAAGAGCTTCTACACATAATGCAGCTACAACACTTGAATCTTTACCACCAGAAATTCCCACTACTGCCATACAATCTTTACCATTCTGTTCAAACCAATTTCTAATCCACTCTACGATTTCATTTTTTACTTTCTTAGCATCAAACATTTATATATTCTCCTTCCTACATTCGATTCATCACATCATAGAACCGAATTAAATACTCATATACATTTCTAGGAACTAATTCTTTTACCTTTTCAAATTCACCCTTTTCACATAAATTTCTAACCAAACTTGAAGAAGTATGATTTTCTGGTATCTGAATTTCTGTGAAGTGATCTTTATATTCCATAAGATTCGCTTCTCTTAAAGCAGTCTCAAGATTCTGACCTTCTCTTACACATGCTACAAAATTATATTCCTCAACAAACGGTTTCCAATTATACCAAGTTGTAAGTGTTTCAATATTATCCATTCCTAAACAAATATAGTATTCGTTGAAGATATAATCTTTTTCATTCATATCTCTTATCTGAGTAATAGTATTGTATGTCCTCTGTGGAAAGAAGCTGGTTGTTTCAACTTCGGATGCCCACATATTATTTTCATCACAATTTGGCATTGAATTAATCAGAGATACTCGACAATATCCAGGTATCAAAGTCTTTTTCTTCGCAACATATGTATCATGTGCAGGAATAAACAATATAGCATCAGCATTAACCGCTTTTTTAGCAGTCAATGCCATATCAACATGGGCGTTGGTAATTGGATTAAAACTTCCTGGTATAAGTAAAATTTTATTCATGATCCATTCTCCAATTAATACATCTCTTTAGATAATCAACATAATCAGGGTTTTTACACATGCCTTTACCTTCTACATCAGACACTTTTGCAACATCCATACCATTACATTTAGTGGTTTTCATTACAATATTTAAAGCAGGAACATCCGTGTCATTACTTAAATAAGTACCAATTCCAAAAGCAACATTAACTCTGTCGTAGAAATGTCTGAATAACTTATCTGCTCTCTCAAAATCAAGACTATCGCTGAATAATAATGTCTTCGTCTTAGGATTGATGCCTAAAGACTCATAATGAGCAATCATCTTTTCGCCCCACTCATAAGGATCTCCACTATCATGTCTGACACCACTAAACAATGTTGCATAGGTCAACTGGAAATCTTTAAGGAAACAATCTGTTGTAATCGTATCTGTAAGAGCAATACCATTTAATACTCCATACTCCTTAACCCATGCATCAAGAGCATACCAATTTGAATATGCAGGATTATGTTTATGATTACCCTGTCCTGTACACATAATCCATTCGTGAGCCATTGTTCCAACAGGTGTAAGATTATATTTCTTCGCCAGATACACGTTACTTGTACCTACAAATTTTGAAGGACTATGTAATGTATCATTTAAATGTGAAAACTTCTCAACAGCTAACTCCTGTGCTTCGGCAGAAAGTCTACGTCTCAGACCAAACTCTGAAAAAGTACCTGCATACCAATGACCACTTCTAAGATTTTCATACTTCTCATCAAGTCTCTTTTTAAAACTTTTAAGTAATTCATCATAGTTGTAAGCCATTCTGAAATAAACTTCATTGACGATAGCAAGAGTTGGAATCTCATACATAGAAGTATTAAGCCATGTTCCTCTTGTCTCAATCGCCAATCCACACTCGGCATCTGTTGTAATTTCAAAATCTTCATATCTTGGTTGCCACAATCTCAGGAAATCTATATATGAACCTTTCATCCACTTGATATTATCAATATAAGAAAGTTCTTCTTCTGTAAATCTAAGACCACAATATAATTTAATCTGTCTCTTGATTTCCTCTACCATTTCGGGTGTAAAGAATACATCCTTGTTACGACACTTAAAACTCCAAGTAGTCTTGTAGTCACTAAACTGATGATAAATCGCCTGTCCCATACTGAACTTATACATATCTGTTTCTAATAAACTGTTAATGATCTGCTCCATAATTACTTTCCTTCTTTCTTAATTAAATTGAATATTGTTCCAATATCATGTTCTCTCTTTTCACACTCATAAAATAAATTTATGTACTTATCAATGAATGCTAAATCATTTGTATGCATAGCAATCGGTTTACTCTTTTTTGATTTCCACCACTGTAACTCTTTTTCAAAATTAAAAGCTTTTCCATGATATGCTCTGCCAGCACCAAGATAATCACATAACATTTCTTTTTTATACTTCATTGGCATTTCAATCGGATTTCCACCATTATCAAAATTATCTTCCCAATATTCGTAATGGTGTTTGTTTCTTCCTTTATGATGCATCCATGCAGCAGACCATCCATTTGCTTTCTTGCAAGCATCAATCGGACTTGAAGTGCCTTGATAATACTTAGCACTTTCCCAAAACTCTGTCGGAGAAAATTTTGATAAATCATGTACCAATCCTTGAAGTGGAATTCCTACTTTACAACAGTAGTAAAACACCCAATACTTATGAATGCATATCTTTTTGAAATGTTTAAAGATATTGGAAATATAATTACCGTACTTCATTCTATTCTCCAATCTTTCTATATTCTGTGTACACCTTATTTTCGCAGTAGTATAAGTTGTAATCACACTGTTCGATATACCACCACAATTTCTGATGCCCTTCTTTTAAATATTCTCTACAATAATCAGTTTCTTCATAATGATTATCAACCATCTGTCTAAAACTCAGTTCATCAATCTCATTTGAATTATGACAATATACTGCTATTCTGTTTATCAAATCTTCTGTGAAATTTTTCGTGACTACGAATACGACTCTTACAATTTCATGATTAATACGATTAATAGACTTTAACTGTTCAAAATCGTGTAAATGATATACAACTCTGTCAAAGTAAGGATACGGTGCAGACTTCACATTTGGCATACTTGTATGTAATTCCGTCTTGACTTTTCCTAATGTAATATCAAAAAACTTTTTATACCACTCAATATTATTCTCTAAATTCCATAATGGATCTCCACCACCAGATATTGATACCCAATTACACTGATTTTTCTTAATCTCATCGTCCAAAGAGTCCAATCCTTCAATCGAACTCTTTGGAATCTGAAGATTATTATTCTTTACAATGCAATATGGACATGAATAGTGGCATCCAAAATTGGTTATCACACTCATGTATTTATCCATATTATTCTCCAATCACATTAATCTGACACATCTTCATTGTCTCTAATGCAGCCTTATGAGTTTCAGGCGTAACACCTGCACAACAACTTGCATCTACTGTAATATCAATGTTAGGATAATTTGCTCTAATCATAAGTACATTTGACACTACACAAATATCTGTGCAAAGACCGCAAACTTCTACTTCTGTAAAATCAAAATCATCCCAATGTGTCCATCCGAAAGTTGGCTTGTCGATAATTACATCTTCTTCAATATTAAAATCCAACTTATCTGAAATCTGCCATCCGATTGTATCTTTTACACAATGAACAACAGGAAGATGCTTTCCTTCATATGTTTCTAAATAATTATTTGGGTGTGTATCTCTTGTAAAAATTATACTATCACCATTTTCTCTGTACTCCTTGATTTTGTTCGCCACATTAGGTACAATACTCTGTGCTTCATTTGTACCAAGTGAGCCATCAATAAAATCATTCTGCATATCAATTACAATTAGTGTTTTACTCATAATATTCCTTCCTTTCTTTACTATATATTGTGCTTTACAATTCATTCAACCACTATATGTAGCTTCAAACTTGTCATGAAATGTTGGTTTTTTACTTCAATAAATTTGCAATCTCATCAATCTCAAGTTCGGTTTTCTTATCATCAGATAGCAGCTTATCCAACTTACTCTCCATCTTCTTCAAATCTGCTTCCTCTTTCTTCAGACTTGATACTTCTAACTTACTTTTAATATCCTTAATCCAAGCCGTTATGCTGTATCCTGAAATTTCAAAATCAGACATTCCAAGGTTAACTGCCGACATACGGTATGAATTAAGTCTGATAAGTAATAACACTAATGCATCATCTGAACATACATTAAGGTTGATAGTCATTCCATCCATATTAAGAACACAATTTGTCTCAGGAATAAATCTGACCTTCTTTTCAGAGATAGCTTTCTTCTTTGTTTCAATCTGTTTCTTTAATTCTAAAATTCTGTCATCATTTTTATTCATTAAACTCGTACTCCTTTTTGTATTCTTTACCATTTGCTAAATATTTCTGCTTACATACTGGTTTTAACTTTTCAAAAACTGTTTCAATAGAAACTGGGATCATATGCGTCTGAATTTCTTTTTGACCATAACGTACTTCCACTTCTCTTTCTTCTGTCGGGAAAATATCAATTACTTCCTTATCTCCATGATAGATATTCTTGGTACTATATTTATAAACAGTATATTTGCCGTTATCTTCTGACCTATATGGCGTTGTCATTTCATATTTAATATATTCTCCATCATTATTTACCATAAAGCGAACATTGATATATTTTCTTGTTATATCATCATCAACATATGTATTAATTGCTTTTTCATAAAAATCTTTGAACGAGATATTTACAATTTTATCCTTGCTATCGTCTATAGGAGAAAATTGATAAGATGATTCCATTGAATTATAAATTTCAGAATATTTAGATGTGCATTTATCATCAAGACAACTAATAAGTTTATTTTTAGGGACACTTTTAAATTGCTCAAATTCATACTTTCCATCGCTTAATCTTGCAAACCAATGCATTTTACCATATGGAAGGTTGTTAATTCCTTTATAAGAAATTTTTGTATATCCAAATCGAGTTGGTTCATTTGGAATATCTTTATAGGATTTAGTTTTTACAGTTTTACCATCCTGTATAAATTCATAACCATAACCGTATGTTTCAAAACGTCCCATATAAATCCATTCGATATTTTCTTTTGTAAGATATGTTGCACCAAGAATCAAGTCTCTTGTCTTAATAGATTCATTGTTATGTACAATCTTATTATAAGCTGCAATCTGTTTATAGTCAGGCGACTCAACTGGCATAAGAACTAAATCCTTACCATCCCATCCATATATAAATTCTCCCTCAAGTCCCTTACCCTTGATACAATTCGCATTTTCGAGAATGTATAATAAATTTTCAATGGTAATTTCAAACTCAAATCCTCTTGGATCATATACTCTACAATAAGCATGTCTGTGATCCCATCCTGTAGAGTAATCACCAGCTTTCTTATTTAGTACAAATCCTTCAGTTGGAACATTATCATATTCATCATTTGGAATATTCTTATCTCGCCAACCATTCCATGAAGTCTCTTTTCGCAGCTTACCTTTCTCATCATAGTAGATTACATAAGCAAGCTTTCCTGTATATGTTCCCGAACGATTCTGATAACCAACATTAATCGTTTTTGGAATAAAAATACTACTTCTCAATTAGTTTCCTCCTTTAATTATTCTCTGTTATAAAGCAATGAAAGACAGGTTTCTTGTCAAAATTCAATTGCTAAAAGCCTTATTTTTAAGCACTTTTTGAAGTTCAATTTTTCTCAATTTTATATTTGAACGACAATGGGCAGCCAGAACCTAATTCGCCACCCATACAAGGATAATCATTCTCATCACCAGTTATAAAACTGCAACCATATTCACGATACCCAGTGTCGTTTTCATAGTATGTCGTTTCACAGTAATCACAATTTTCATAATTGTTTTCGTAGATTTCTTCTTCCATAGGCTATACCTGTTTGTCTGCAATGCACTTAATATTATTCTCTATCTGTCTGTAAGTTTCATTTGCACCAAGAATACTAAGAACTGCATTCGACAACATACTCTTTGTTGAATTATCAAAAGTTTCCTTCATAGTCTTATTGACCTGTTTACGAATATCGTTCATAAACTTATCAAGATCCTTTTTAATCATGTCATCAAAATCAAACTGTCTGTTGATATATTCCTCAAATGATACATTTTCAAAATCATCATTATACGAACTTGTGTGTCCTTTCTTCTTGGCTCTAAGCTTTTTAGAATCAAGTCTTTCCTTTAATTCTTTCTTAATATACTGTTCTACTGTATATTCCTTTTCTTCCGTATCGTCCCAATAATCTCCACCAACTTTGATTTTGGTATTTGATATGTATTCATCAACAAAACGCTGAAAATTCTCAGCAACCTTTTCTTCAATGGTTTTCTTAGCAAGATTATCAGCAACCTTTCTAACAGTTCCCTCAATCTGTTCTTTCACAATGTTTTCGATATTTGTCTCCATTGTATTCTGTACAAGAGACTCTAAATTTTCTAAATCAATTGTTACCTTCATATAATCATTCTCCTTCAAATACATCCCAATTAATCAAAACATACTGCTTATAACATGGATAATATGTAGTAGTTCCTGTCTGATCTTTACACCAATTATCTAACAAATTTTGCAACCCACCAATATCACACTGTTCATAAGCATCTTCATGTAAATCGCTACAAGCATTTTCAACTACATTATCAGCATCAATATAAATTTTTCCTACACTGCACACCCATAATCTCTCAGGTCTGCCATCATCATTAAATTTTTCATCTGTATAACGCCCAAAATAATCATCAAAGAAATCATCAACAGTATCGTAATACTCATCAAATTCCTCACAGTAAAGCATTGTGTCTACATCTTTTTCATCAACTGGAACTGCCTTAGAAACCTTTTCGTTCCACTTCTTTATTTTATCTTCTTCATCAGCTTTCTTCTGTCCTTCACAGTCACAATGCGTATATCCTTGATTCTTATATGGTTGTCCACAATAAGGACATAATCTCTGTACACCATTGAAACAACTTCGGCAGAACGAAAGTGCTTGATGCTTATATGGGAAATATTCTCGTCTACCAGCTTCAGAATCATCACCATTGATACCATAAATATTATTTTCAATTCTCATTCCAAGACCATTACAAATAGGGCAAATTCTTTCGTGTTCTGTTAAGTCTTTGATAAGGATTTTAGGAAATGATTTCTGAATTGCTTCGTAAAGATTTACTTCTTCTCTATGTGTTAAACTCATACTGTTATTCTCCTAAGTCGTTGAATTCTCTACCTGCTAAAATATTACCAATCGCAGTTTTACATTTTTCTAATGCGTAACAATATGCATTCTTCCTGACATTATCTTCTACAGAAATTGGTTGTTTCTCATACTCACAATCAATTTCCTTATCTATTCCTTCAATAAATCTTTCCAATCGTTCAGCAATAGTAGAATTGTCAAATAGATTTACACCTGTTGGTTTACTAATGCTTTGAATATATTTATCAACAGCCTCATTTTCTTCTTTTGTGGCTTCCCTCATAGAATATTCAAATGCTCTTAACTCATCCTTGCCGAGCCACTTTACCCAAGCACCACAATCATCACAATACAATCCTATATTATTACCTTTTGTTTCTATATGAAGTGCAACGCTGCCACACTTCTTACAACAATTCTGATGCATATTTTCTCCTTTTCTTAAAATGAATTGCGAGTTTCATTAAACGAGATAATCATAAATATCTCTTGCGTCAATAAATACTCTACCATCAGCAATATTGAAGAATGTTACTTCATAACCAATACCTAATGCATTGGTTATTTCACCTTCTTTGTTGCCAATTTTTACTTCTCTACCAATCAATTCAGACATATTCATATCTTGTTCACCTCACTATATTATTCTCTCATCTCAAACAACTTTTCTACAGCTTTCACTCTCTTATTGTTGTCAATAGTTCTATTAACTTCCTGTTGCCAAATGCATTCCCATTCTGAAGGTGCTTCATGCTCACTAACAAGTACGATGTTATTTACACTCATCTTTTCAGCCCAATTCCAAAACCTATCATAATCAAAATTCTTACTTGATCCATACTGCTTTGTATTCTTGTATGGAATATCACAATAGAATAAGCAATCAATTCTATCAGAATATAACTCTTCATAATCCCCACATTGGAACTGAATATTCTGCAATCGTGGAATCTGCTCGACTAGATTCTCTTTTGCTTCTTTATAATAATTTCTTACTATGATATGGTCTGTTGTTTTACTTTTTGAATAATTTGTTTTTGCAAATCCACCATCATAGAATCTGCCGTTATAACTTCCAAGAAAACCGATAGCTCCAATATACCAATCAGGATATGTATTTAATCCTTTATTAAAACATTCTCTTACTTCTGAATAATGTTCCCTTGTTAATTCATCTGGAAATTCGATGACTTTTTGTGCATTCTTCAGCAATGCAATTAAATATTTTTGATTATCTGATGCAATTTTTGTATCGCATTGAACCTTATCAATTACATTACAGCCACCGCAAAATGGCTCTATGTATGTTTTGATATTATAATCTCTCAATCTCTCATGTATAATCGGTAGAATATTATCAACTATACGTGATTTAGATCCCATATATTTCATTTAATCTACTCAGAGCGAAATTTCTTTAAGGCTGCCACTCAGCTCCTTTCGTATTAATATTCTCTTATCTTAAATTACCACCATTATCACATCTGAGTTTATTTAACATATCAGCAAGTCCTAACATGAGGTTTTCAATTTCTGTTACATTCTCAAATTCATACATTTCTTTTGTGCAAAAACCACCTTTATTCCCTGTAGACAAACCATACTTATTCCCATATGGAACTTTGTATGAAAAAATCATCTCAACGTGTTCTTCATTATCATTCAATCTTCGTAAATTTCCATTGTCTTTTAACATTTTTGTATCTCCTCTCTTATCTCAATTCAATCTCACCAAATTCTAATGTATTATCTTCAAACATCTTGTAACCTTGATATTCTCCAATTAGACCTTTACAAAGAGTTTTCTTACCATCAAAACTGGTAAACACCATTTCCTGTTCATATGGCTTCTTTAATGCTTCTAAAGTTGCATTATTCGCAAAAATATATGGATCATGTCCATTCTCATATACGAAATAAGCAATTTTTTCACTTAATTGCTCTGTATCGAGTTGCTTTACTATTGAAAATTTTTCTGCCATTTAGTTATTCTCCTCTTTTTGATCTTTGCCCTTCCCATAAACAGGACAGTATATTATTTTGTTTCTTATCAGTCTCAAAATTCATATCATAATCCTCGAAACTAATCACTACCTTCTTGCGAGTTACTCTTTTACCACCTATAGTATCTTGTTCCCATTGATGAAATTCAATTTGTGGATAATTCATTTTTGTAAAATCAATATCAATATTAACTTTATCTTTTGTATTTGGTACTTTACCATTAGCTTTTATATGTATATTTTTTATATCTTCCATAATTAAATCTGATAGTTTCATATAAAATTCACCTCCTGACCGAATGAAAGATTTCTTTCAATGTATTATTTGAATTCTATCTTATTTCTTTTTAATACCTTAACTGCCTTGTCATAATCAGTTTCAGCTACTTTGATGTTTTTCATCTTGGTAGGCTTTGGTTTTATCCAATAGCGACATTCTGTAATATCTTCGTCATACCACATCAAACCACCTTCACAATATTTATGATACTGGCAGTCATTGTTACCACATCTACTCATTTATATATTCTCTCACTCTCTTATTTCCAACCTCAAAAATTTCCTTATCTTTCTCAAAACATATGTAATTCCTATTTGTATTCATAGCTGCAATCGCAGTTGTACAACTTCCTGCACACGAATCAAGAACCAAATCACCTGGATTTGTGTATGTCTTGATAAAATACTCACACGCTTCAACAGGCTTTTGGCACTGATGTAAGCTACTTTTCTGAGTATCCCATTTAAACTGCAAAACATCTCTTGGGTATCTTTGTGTGCTACCACCACCTGAAATACCAGTTTTTGTAGCACCATAACAATTACCATCTGTTGTATGCTTTGTATAAGAATGAACAGGTGTATGTCCTTCCGTCATTTGTGGATTGTAAGTAGGAAGTTTCTTATAGAAAATCAAGACATTTTCGTGTGCCTTCATAGGCATTTTCTTAGCATTTAGATGACCAGTGGCTTTGGTCTTTTCGATAATCCATTCATAGCGATATGATTTTTCATTACTACAAGCGAGTTTCTTATCAAATGGCGACTGTGCCCATAATGCTATACAACCATTATCTTTGATAATTCGATTATAATGAGTCCATAAACCATCTTTTTTATTCTTATAAAACCAATTTCTTGTATATTCAAGACTGCTGTTTGATACTTGAGCCAACTCGAATAAATCTGTTTCATAAAAATATTGACCTGATAATTCCACATAATCATTTAATGGTAAAGCAGAATCCCATTTACAATGAGTTGTTCCATAAGGCAGATCCGTGAAGATAAAATCGACTGATTTATCATCAATCTTTTTCATACCTTCAAGACAATCTTCGTTATATATGTTATTAATCTCTAACATTTCTTACTCAGAGCAAATCCAGATTTAATGCTGCAGCAAATCTCTTGCTCCTTTCAATGTATTATTCTCTTAATGTGTATATTTACTTCTTGGAAATACTTCTTCAAGATCAACACCATATCCAGAAATAACTTCTTCTAAGTCGATACATACACAATCACTGCAAATTCTTGCTTCAATTCCACCTTCATCAAAAAGCGAATAGCCAAAAATATCACTCAATCGTTTGACAAATTCATTAAACCAATTAAGATTAATCCAAACATAAAACTCTGTATCATTAACCCATCCGAATTCATCTACATATGAGATGTCAATATCGTCTTCTTCTGGATTGATTAGTAATTTATATAGTTCTAATTCGTAATTTTTTCTCATCTGCCACCTCCTAATTACAAAGAAACTTCGGATTCTTGTGCTTCTTAATCTTTGTCCAAATTTATGATTACAACCCCATTTTCATAGTCAATATTATAATCTCTTACCCAATATCCTTCTTTCAAATTGATAGTAATATCATCAAAGATAAAATCATCATGACTACTTATAGTGATTGTTTCATGTTTATTCGCACATCCAGTCATTCCAAAACATAATGTCAATCCTAATGCAACTGCTAAAATTTTCTTCTTCATATGATTTATTCGTCCTCCTTCAATACAAGAATTGCTTTATAATATCTACTATTACATGAACTGGACTCTACTTTATACCCATCGTCTAAATAATCATTCATGGCTTTTTCGAAATCCTTGCCATTTTCCATTTCTAAAATTACACATTTCTTCATATGATTTATTCTCCTAACTCTAAAACTTCTTCGTAAGTCTTTTCAAAAATATCTGGTTTACAAGGATATACTTCACCATTGACACCTAAAATTATGTAATCACCATATTCTGATTTCATTGTTCCTTCCAGTGTTTTAATATGACATGTACCATCTTCGTGAATTACAATGGTATTATTTGATACTCTATCCATAAACCAATCTGGTAAAGAATTGTCAATCATATATCTAACTGCTTCGATCACTACTGGTTTCTTTCTGTATTTCATACTGTACCTCCTACTAGATTTTCATGTTCTCTATCATATCCAGTCTCTTCAAGGAATTTATCAAATTCCTCTTTTGTCATATTGTTTGGATAATACATGTCCATCACCATATCAAATGGCTGCAAATAATTATCTAACACATCTTCAGCATCTTCTTTTGCTTCCTGCATTTTCATATTGATATAATCTTCTCGTGTCATATTCCATGCCGTAGGACAATCTGTGACAGTAGAAAATCTACAATATAATCCATTTGGTTGCTTTGATATAAATCCTGCCATATTATTCTCCCAGTTCTTTCAGTGCATTAACAAGTTCAGCAAGTCTTGGATTCTCAGGATGCTCCTTTGCCATCTTTTCATATAAAGCAATATTATTCATCTTTTCAATCTCAGACTTTAACTCCTTCTCAATAGAAGCTTTCTGCTTTGCAATTTCTTTCTGACGATTTTCTTCATCAATTCTTGCATTATACGCATTCATATTAACAACTCCAACGACCTGTGCCGTTACGCACTTGCCATATGCTTCTACTGACCTTACTTCTTTTAAAATTCCAAGAACTCTATTATCTTTTCCTCTTGCATTTACAATCACATATAACGGATGTTTTGTATCGTACTTAACAATTTCATTCATATCTTTATCATATAAAGCAAATCCATAATCCTTCTTATTGTAATCATCTACCAAATTTACAATCGCCACTTTATTAAATCCTGTCATTTTATTATCCTCATTTTCAACTTTTTCTACTGATAAAACGTTATATCCTTGTTTTCTATTCTTTAATTGAACCATAACATATTTCTGTGTACCTACATTATATGTATCTATAACAAATCCAGTTTGTCCCCTACTATTACAAGAACTTTTTATTATCACTTTATCATTTATCTGAATATTCCTCATAGGCTGCACCTCCTATTATTTTTATTTTCCTAACTGTTCTAAGAACTCATTGCCACAATCACAAAATTCTCTAATCATAGACTTCATTAATCCCCATGACATACCAGAATGTCCCTGATTTTTCATAATTTCAATTCCATCTTGGATAGATTTTTCTTTAACAGTTTTGATAATATCTAAGCATTGACCAAGTTCCATTCCCCTGTATAGATCATTAAGCCGAATAGGAACACATTTATCCCACATATCCCATTTATCTTTAGATAAAACCTTATGACCTTCTTCTATCCAATACTTTGATAATTCAGGGATTTTTCTTTTGTGTTCTTCCTCTTCACGAATTAATCTTTGACGACTTTCTTCTTGCTCTTTATTAAATTCGTCAAAAGTTTTACCTATACAAAGTATATAAGCATCATCTAAAGACATATCAGATGTTAGTTTATTCTCATTGAATTCACCGCAATATTTATTTCCATCCTTTGCTCTTTCGTGCAATTCCTTTACAGCTCGTTCAATAGTCCAGCCACAACAAAAATCAATCTCTCTATATTCCATATTGTTTACCTCCTACCACATTATTCTCCTTCTGACTCAAAGGCATCATTTACAATTTTTTGACAATTTTCAATTACCCTACAAATCAATCTCTTTCCATCATCGCTAAAATAATCATTATTTTTCTGTTGATTATAATAATCTTCAAGTTTGTTATTAGCTGATCTAATTATTTCTTCTAATGAAGATAACTTGTCTTCCAAAATATGAATTTCTTTCCACTTTTCATTTAGATCGCTTTCTAACATTTTGCAATAATTTTCAAAATCCATAACCTTCCTCCATTTCTCAAGAAATCTATGTTTACTTTGAATTTATCATTCTTGAAATAGTGAATAATAATACACCAAACGAACAACCAATTCCCAATAACCACTCTGCTATACCAACTCTATATAATGCTGTTAAACATACAACATAAATTACAAATCCTATGATATACAATAATTCTCTCAATACTTTCATTTATTTAATCTCCCTCTCTCCTTTCACCACTAAATGACTTATATTTACTGCTTCTCTCATGGCTTCTGCAAACTCATAAGCACAATCAGAAGTAAATCTTTCCTGCACTTTTGCAATGTCATTTGTATCAATTTCACTATGAATTCTTGCGTCAATAATATATTTTCCGTCTTTACACTGAATGTCTACCATTTATTCGTCCTCCTTTATCAAAATACTTTTACGAATTTTTCATAGTTACCATCTCTACCACTTGGAACAGCAAATACAACAGTATAAAAACACCTATGAGTAGTAGTTAAATATTCTTTAAATATATTTGCTACTTCTGTTGCATCTTGACCAAAAACACCACAACCATAAGCTCCTAAAATAAGAGTGCTCACATTGTTATCTTTCGCCATATCAAGAACAAACTTAATTCGACTTCTTAACACTCTAGTATTCTCTTCGTCTGACACGTTCTGATATTTCTGAGCAGCCGACTTATTTGGGGCAGCACAAGTAATAACACTACACTCTACATGGCTATTCCCTCTAAAGAACCAAACACCAGGAGAAAATAATCCTCTGTTCAAATATAAAGCCTTATTCTTGTGTCGATTATTCCAATCATAAAATTCTAATACAAACTGACTCAACACATTGTATAAGAATGATTCGTGGCATAAGCACTCTTCCTGTGCCTTACTTCCATTCATAAACATACCACCTGGGTTTTTATAAGAAGAAAAGTTAAGAACTGCTGTACTTGGATTGCCGTGTTTCATTACAGCACCTACGCTATCAATATCCTCTACAATAATATTTGTTTCTACGTCAGGAATATCTTCTTCGATTTCACATTCAAAAGAACTATTATCATAAATTTTTGTACCCAAAATTGAAGTTTGAATGCAACGACCATATTTATTCTGCATCTCTTTTGTATGTTTGTGAGCAGTTTCTGCTCTCTGTTCTTTATTCTGCCAATATTCTTTTATATATGCCATTTACCTCTCTCCTTTCACCACAAGAAATTCCGCTTTCAATCGGTCTTGATTTTTATACAATATATAGTATTTATTGTAATAATTTCGTACTATATATTGTATATATTATTTTGTTTTTCAACTACTTATAGTATTATTCTCTGTGCATATCCCTGTCTTGTGAAATCTCTTCAATAATGCAAATGGAACTGCTACTTGTCATACTTCCACACTGAGTAGTAATAGTTGGTGCAATATCCATAATTTCACTACAATTATACGGATTAAACATCTTTGGAATATAACCGTGTTTTTTTGTAAAACTCGGTATATTTTTTATTAACATAATTGCTTGAAGTTAATTCAAACTGTATATCCTTATTCATCATTCTCTCTTTCTATAAGGTAGAGTCCAGTGCAACCGCCCAGACCTCCACCATTTGTCATAATAGAACAAGCAATTCCTTCACTGCTATAAACTCTGTATCCTTGCTTAAAATTCCTCGATAATTGTTTACCATTATCCAACCATAAGTTACTATCTATACCACCAACAAAAATCAACTCATTTGGTGCATTTCCTAAATTTTTCATCTCACACCAACTTTCTATTATCATAAATATTTCCCATACCATAGCCATGAGTACAAGCCATTAATGTGAAACAAATACCCTCTATTCCTATAACTCTACCGCCAATAAGACTATTCTCACTTACAGTTCCAACTCTTTGAACATCGTTTTCGTAAGTTGCATTTTGAATAGAGGGCAAATTAAAATTTTTTACCACCGTATACAAGTAGCTGAACCCACCAGCATTACCTACGGGCTGTGCCAATAAACACATTGCTACATGATCTGAATCATATACTCTATTACCCTGACGAAATTGCTTTCCAAAATTTATTTCACCGACACCACCAACTAACTGCGGTTTATCACCACAAGCAGAACTTAATCCACTTGTGGCTGATGAAAATTTACCATCTTCTCATCTGTACAAATATATGTATTGTCATACTGAGCCTTATATAAATGCTCAATCAACAAAGAGATGCAAGTTGTCACTATACTGTTACCACTTTGTTTATATCCCTGAGTATCAGACATCCCAACTGCTTTACAATTTTCATAGTCAGCGTCATCAAATCCCATAAGTCTATGGCACTCTTTTGGTGTAAGCTTCCTTACAACCTTTGAATTGTCTCTCTCAACCTTTGGTTCAGTATTGCCACCACCACAAGTATGCATAGCTGGTGCAATTCCATCTTCACTATATACTCTACGAGACTGCTCATGCATTCTCTGGAACTTTTCGCTGCATAAATCAGCAATATGTATTGGTTCATTTGATTCCGCAAGAATCTGTTTTGGCTGTTTATAATCAGTTGCATTTAATGTACCCATAATACAATCTTTTTTATAAACTAAATCTCTTTGACCAAATCTTGTACAATTTTCTCCAATTGTAGTCCCAATGACATTCTTCTCAAACTTTGGATCTGTTATCTGAAGTCTTTTCTGTACTTCATCAGATAAGAAATATTTCTCCAGAACGCTGCTATCTGTTTCTAATAAATCCTTTAATCTGATTCCTGTATCAAAAGGCTGTGGAAATTCAAAAGACTTGGTATCAACATCCTTACGAATAGAGATACAGAAGATTCTATTACGATTCTGTGGAATACCTGTATTCTTTGCATTGATTGTCTGATAATATGAGTTATATCCCAAGTTATCAAGTCGAATCAACCAATCCTTAAAACTATCAATATACTTCTTTGATACAAGAGCATCTACATTCTCCATAAGCAAATACTTTGGTAATGTATTATTTTCTTTTGCTTTTACAAGAAGTCTCTCAACTTCATACAATAAACCTGAACGAGTTGATTTAATGTTGTGACTACCACATTTAGGGCATATATAACGAGTATCTACATCCAATTCAGATGGATCATATTCACAACCACAATCATGACAAGTCCATTTTAATCCTTCCTGCTTACCGGCGATGGAAAGGTCAGTACAGGGCGTTGAGTATGTAAGTAAGTCACAATATGGTAATGATTCAATCTGCATCATATCACCAAGATTATGTGAGATATGGTCTGATAACCAATATTTCTCAATACCCTTTGTTTTATCTTTCTTTCGTGAAAGTTTCTCCCAATCATACGGAATGTCTTTCTTAAAATCATATCCGAGTCGTTTATCTGTAAGCTGTCTTACCATTTCTTCTTTACTTGGATAATCTTCATAGTTTTCAATCATTTCATTAGTCAAACCACAATGAATTGCAGCATAACTAACCACGACTTCTTTATCTAAATCTGCTGTTGCAATCATATTTGCATTAAATAGATGAGTATTATCAATACCCTTCATCTGTGCTCCAATGCCACTGCAAAGTTCAATTACACTTAACTCACAATAATTATTTTTTTCTTTATTCTCTGTCAAAATCCTTTAATCTACAGAGATTGCGCAATCATTTATCCTAGAATTTACTGTTAAATCCTTTCTTTTTAATATTATTTTGTTATAAAATCACTCGAAAATAGGCACGTCTGCCTAATCGGATGAAAAAAATATTTCATTACTTTATTTTTGTTTTGGAAACACTTGAACGAATGTCCAAGTCAAGAAAATTTTCTATGCTATGTTATTCTCTAACCAACGCTTGTCTTCTTTGAATAAATCACCATATGACTTATTTGGTGTTATAACAAGATTCATATAATCTACGTTACCACTATTCAATTCTTTCTGAATAGCGTTATAAATATGATACATTACTGTTTCTTTGTCTATTCTATCTTCATCTAACAAAAGATTAATTGTAAAACTATTCTGCTTTATGATTCTCACCCCCTACATATTATATATGATCAGCATATCTTCCAGTTTTGAAATCTCGTCTTTTAAAGATTCAATTCTGATTCTAACCAATTTGTTAAATCCCTCTACAGCTTCTTCGTATGTATCAGCAAAGAATCTCGCATATGTAGTTACACCATTCTTTTTTAAATCTTTGCCATTTGCTTTATATTCATAGAAATGTTTATCTTCTTTGATTTTACCCTTTACAGGTTTGCATTTAAGATTTAATGCTCTTTCATCTTCTTGATAAGCAAAAGCCCAAATAGCTTTATTGTAATGAGACTCATCAATATTTTGTAAGTTATCAAAAACACTATTTCTATTACAATAAATATTTGCACAATATATCATTTTCCACACCTCGCTTTGTTTGAGAATTTGGGCTGATCAGCCATGAATAAAATTGCTTCTATATTAGATTATTCTCTACTTTAAACTTCTTGAATTCATCTTGAATCATGTTCTGTATATCTTCTTTGTTAAAAGATATATTTGCTACTGGAATAACATTTGCATTTGGATTAACTTCACCAACAATAGCTTCATCAAATGCTTTTATAAACATTTCAGCTATTTCCTTTTCATAGTTACCACAAAGTCCATCATAGTCTATATCTGCGATTACTCTTGAAAAGAAATCTTTGAATTTATCTCTTATAAAACCTTGTTCATATCTTTTAGGAATATCAATCGTTAATTTCACACTTTCACCCCCACTTATTCTCTGTATGGTTCAGGACATTTCTGCCACGCAATCACATCTACGGTGCTACCACTTGGTAAAACATTCCATGTCCAATTTCCCTTTGGATATTCACATCTATCAGCTTGTCTTACCTGTCTCCCAAAAGATGTTTCTATTGTTACCAAATATCTTCCTTTTTTCTGTGGTGGATTTTTAGTTCCCCATTTTGCCATTTATTTCACCTCACTTAATAATAATCCTCTCCAACTCTTACTGTTTTACATTTTGGACAAGCATACAAAAATTCTTTGTATTTTCTTGTATGCCAACCTCCATATTCTTTCTTCATACATTCAACGTTAAATTTTCTTTCTTCTAACGATGAACTAATTTTCATAAATGGTTCATCACTAAATTGCTTATACTCATATCCACAGCAAGCACATTTCATCTTTTTACCTCACTATTTGTTATCATATCCAAAAACAGTAACTCATCTTTCTTTAATGTAATATCATAATCTTTCCATTTTTCCATAAGTTCTCTTGTATCAAATCCATGCTCTGCAATTACCGCATAACCATGAGGAGTTTTATATTTTTCAATGTATCTTAAAGGAATATAAGAATAACGGTGAACATCCCAAATAAATTTTATTACAAGATTATTATCGTTCACATCAAAATCAAATAGCCACTTACTCTCATCACGATTCTGTGCCTGCTGTGCAACTGAAGCCAATGTACGATCGAGCTGTGTGATGCTCGGTTTATCTCTCAACAGACGAATAACCAACTCTTCTCTGATTTTCTCTTCATTCCTTGAATTGACTGACCTATATAATCTTGTCTGTTCGCCAGGAACTCCTTTAGCCGCAAAACTTTTAAATTTTTCAATTATTTTGTCTTCATTCTCTTTATATCCAAGAATTGTCTTATCTCGTTGCTTAAAATTTGGAATATCCTTATTATCCTTGTTACGAGAACGCATTAGATATACATATAAGTTTGACATTGTATTTATTCTCCTTACTTATTTAAAACAATCAAAATGTTACTCAGATATAACGCGTAGAATACTAAATAGCCACCACCTGCCAAGAATAATAATTTGAACACAAAGTTGACAACATTCTTTTTCGACCATGTTATCCCAACAATAAGGTTAAAAATTCCCATAATTAATAAAATAATGTTTAAAATATTCATATTTCACCTCCAAAATTCCTGAAGAAATGTGCGATTCATTCTAATGTAAAATATATACCATATATAGTATATATTACTTATTTTTAATACTATATATGGTATATTTGTAACAATTACTCACCTAACTCTGCAAGTGCCTTATCAAGATCCTCATCAGACATATTCTCAAGTGCAGCATCCTGTCTCTTAGCCTTGATTTCAAGCAATCTCTGTCTCATCTCAGCGTTCTTCTTAGCATCTTCTCTCTTCTTCTTTTCATCCAGCTTTACACCAACAATGTACTTAACAATTTCAATCTTATTAGAAATCTCCTCGTCTTCCTTTGACTTAGTATTCAGAAGACTCTCTTCTTCAGACTTCTTTACTTCCGCATTGAGTGTCTTAAATACTGAGTCCAGATTTGTGAGAGATAAATCCCACAAATCAATTACATTAATCATTCCTCTGAATGGGAACTGATAGTTTGCTCTTGTTGCGTTGATAAATAATTCGTTGTTTGTCATAGTAATAATCTCCTTTTCTAATTAAAACTTAATCTTCATTACACGTTCTGTTGCACCCTTAACCTTAACAACTAAATCTGCTCTCTTTGTCATAGAGAATCCAATTCCTGAAAGCTGATCATCAGTATCTTCTACATGACACTTAGCACCTAAAGCCTCAAATACTCTCTTGTGCTTCATTAAATCATTGTCAAGGAACTCAAGATAAAATCCATTTGGTTCTTCTGTGTTTACACAATCCTTCAGGAAGAAGAACAAATGTCTATGACCAATTCCGTCCTGCTCATCAAAGTAGTTTGGACTATAACTGATTACTGATACAGGTACAAACTGATTTGTATTTACGCCCCAAATCTCACGACTTGAAATAGATGAACTTCCAGACAGTTTTTCCTTAATTGAGAAGTTGCCATTCTTGTCAAGTGTAACTTCTGCCACCTGAACATTACCAGAAACAGGACTATTGTATTCAAACGCAAAAATCTCACCATTGAATTCAATTTCCGCCTTAAATCCTTTACTTCCTCTTGCTGCATACTGATTTACAAAGAACTTATAAACACCTGGTTTCATACGTGACATATCTGCCCATGTAATATTTTCCACAGAAGGCTTTCCATCCATCTGCTCCATAGGATGTGTAATATCGACATCTAACTGACCGCCACATCTTGACATACTAGGTTTTCTACAATTGCCAAAATAAATCTCGTTTCCATCAGGTTCTTTGCAATGTGCATCAAGGTCACTGTTGTCATTTTGTCCCTCATTCCACATGATTGAAAATCTGAGTACACCGTCAACATTACCGCCAGCAGCTTTAACATTCTGCTTCATATCTGAGTCTGTAATGTTTCCTGAATAAGCCCAAGATAATCCATTATTCCACTTAAACATTGTCTTAGCATCTGGATTAATTGGTGCAATCATAGATACAAAATTCTTCTCATGCTTATTCTCTACAAAAGCTTCAATTTCTTTTGCGGTTGGAAGCACCTTATCAATAAAATCCTGTGCTGAAATCTCTTCAACTTTAGAAAATTTCTTAGGACTTACAGCAACATCCTTTTCCATCTGACCAAAAATATCATCTGCACCAACCATTCTTCTTGCAGCACTCTTATTTGAGAACAGTACATTATTTACAGTAATATCATTCAGATTAGCAAATCTTCTCTGTAATGAATCCATATATCCAAGTTCTGTAATGGTCTTCTTTGCATCCTCAAGCATCTTCTTTGTAAAAATAGCCTTTGGACGCTTATAATTGCTTGGAGCGACAATCTGCTCATACTTCTTAACAGCGGTATCTAAGTCCATATCCTCACTTACATTAATAAGAAGTGTTCCAATAGAATGATTTCTAATTCTACCAATAGCCATACCTGCTGTTACCGACTTCTCCCAAGCATATAAATCCTTTTCAGTATCAGAACTAAGTTTATCATATTCTTTCTTATACTTCTTGAACTCTGTAAGCACACCTTTCCACTCTTCACCCTTATAAAGTGTATTTGAATTGATAAGTTCAAGAATTGTATCAAGTGCATCCATGGTAATCTCATCAAGAGAACGCTTAAATACATTTCTTGTATCTCTGAACTGTCCTTTAACTTCCTCGTTTGAACGACTACTTCTATTTACGAACTTACTTGGAAGCTCTAAGAAGAAATGATTCCACTGATGAGACTTTCCATTGATTTCTTCAAAGTTAAAATCTGTACCAATCTTAGAGAACTCAGTTGTATAAATATCTGTAACTGTATGAGCTTTTACAAAAGCATCAAGTGCATCACATACTGGCTGATATGTTGTATCACCAAGATTTAATTCCCAAATCGTATGAATCTGGTTATCCTTGATAGTGACAGCAGAACCAATATTCTTAATAAACTGTCTACAACAACTGCAATCATGCTCTCTACGCTCTCTGAAAATCTCATTTGTACCAGCAGGGAAGCTATCAAGATATGTATTCCATAATTCATCCTTGTCTACATTTACCTCAAATAAATGTGTTGCCTCTTTCTGCATTTCATCGAAGTGCTTCTGTAAAGCCTTCTTAAACATCACAAATCCATCCATGTTTTGTACCTCTTCTTTCTTATATTTATTTTTGTTAATTGTTTCTATTGTTATATTCTCCGTTTATAATCCAAAGGAAACGAAGTTTTACTGTGTTTTTGTTTTTTCGTCTATAAAATATGTATTTCCATATTCATTGACTTTCTCTGTCAAATTCATTCTTGCGTAATTAAGAACGTCTGATGCGAAATTTGCCATACATGGATAACATAGATAATGCTTAGTTTTTCCTACATTCATTTCTACTAATCCAACTTCTATTCTTCCGCAAATCTCACATGACTTATTTCTAATCCATTGACTCATATAATACCTCTTCTAATTTACCAAATTCCATTTACTGTCTTATCAATAGCTTCTCTCATTACACCACCAGTCATTTTATTCATTGCATCTACAACAAGACCTTTAAACTCGGCTCTTATTCGTCTATTATGCTGAGTACATGGCTTTGAACAATAATTATTTCTTCTACATTTTTCACAGTTGCCATTCAATTTCCACTGTTCATTTTCCTGAATCTGTTCCATAATACCTTTTCACCTCGCTTCCATATGAAATCGAACATTATTTGTTATTCATCTACAACAACTATTTTCTTACCACAATAAGGGCAATATTTTAGTTTATCCCAATTTTCAGGTATTCTCCAATATGGGTTTTTTGCATCGTGATATTTAGGACAAACTGTTCTATAATCATATTCAATCCATTTACAAGTTGGTATTTCTTCATATCTTCGGAGCACAATATTTTCTCCATCAATAAATATTTCCATTGGTTCACCAGTGACATCTGTTTTTCCAAATACTAACTTTCTAAATTCCTTTGGAATTACTATTCTTCCTAAATCATCAAATCTGCGAATTATTCCTGTTATTTTCACTTTTTCACCTCACAATCCAAAGAAAGAGAATTTTCCTACTCAACATATTGCACAATTATTGGTTCATCGGCATATTCATCAATCACATGCATCACTGCCTGTCTAACCATAAATTGTTTACAACAATCATTAAACCACTCTTTTAGCTTATCTATATCGTTTCCACCATAATCTCTTAAATCTCCGAATACAGATACTGTTGTAGAAGCCATGCAACCTTTGTCTGGATTATGCCATATGCTCATTTCTAATGTTCCTTCGCTACCCATAGGTAATGTTTTTATATCGTCTGATTCGTCATAATTGTATAAATCATTCCAAGTTACTTCTTTACCAAAAGTTTTATAAATATTTTCGTCTGAAATTCCCCTAAAACTATCTAATCTAAAAATTGCTGCCACATGTGTCCACTGACTCATAATTTTCTCCTTTTGTTTTTTTAACGAATATTCTTGTTATCTAATACTCTCCTGCTTCACCCTGATTGATTTCTCTGCACTTCTGCTCACATTCTTCCAATGTCTTAAACAATGTACTTTCGCTTCGATTCCTTACATTGATATATTCTCCAACAGGATCAACTTTATATTTAACTGTGATTGCATCATTCCAAATGCTTGCAATAATTCGTCATATGTGGCAGGTTTATCAGACAGACTCTTTTCTTTTTCTTCCAATAACTTAATACACATCTCAACAAGCTTTGGTTTAGAATAATTCTGTAATTCTTCTCTTAATTCTTTCTTATTCATTTTTTAACACCTCGCCATAATATTATTACCCATATCACTTGTAAGAACATCTCCATCTTTAATTACCCAAATACACTGATAATCTTTCTCGGCACATAATTTTGTAAAATCAGCATATGACTGATACTTATCTGGTTTAGCCATAGCTCTATAACATTGTTCTCTTCTTTCGCAGGTTTGACTTGTACACATTGTTATATCAGGCATTTATAATTTCTCCTTTCTTTGAATTATTTAAGAAATTTATGTAATTATCAAAATCCATCTTAATATACTTATAATTAATATCTTGTGATGGACTATAATTCTTATCAATGGTATTGGTATTCTTCTGATAATTTTCCAACCAAGTTGCCAATTCAACATCCTTTTCGGTTCTGTAAGCATATGCTGTTAATGCCATTAATGCAGCTTTACATTGTATATATAAAGGGTTGTCTATTTTTAAATATTCATCCACAAATTCCTGATATTCGTCTATATCAACTTCCTCTATATCATCAGCAACATTTTCTTTAACAAATGATAATATTTCATCATCACAACCCGTATTCTGTTCAGATTCATTAACATTTATTACCTTATTATCAGAAGACTCTATATTATTCTTTGTTTCAGATGCAACCTCTTCTATTATCTCTGTTGTATCTTCGACTATTTCTTCCTTATTAATATGTAAATATTCTTCCATTAAATATGTAATATGATTTATTTTCTGTTCAATAATTGATTTATCTTTAGTGTTCTTATTAACGCATAAATCTTCCCAAGAGATATCATTAATTAATGTATCTTCCATATTTGCAACAAACTTATTTAAGAATTCACCAAACTTGCTATCATCTAATCCATACTTATTAAAGTTATTAAATACAGCCAACCATACACATATATCCTTTGGAGTAAATAATTCCGACACTTCTCTATTATCTAGCTTATCCGAATATGTTCCTATACGGTCAAAAAACTCTTCTATTTTAGTGAATTCCTCAATACAAGAATTATCGTTTAAGTATTCACACATTCTCTGTGGATTCTTCTTCCAATCGTCTATATGAAATACTGTCATTACACACTCTGAAATAATTCTTTCCCAAATTCCCTTATGTTTTTCAGTTTCAGTAAGAGCCGTACCGTCTTTAAGAAATCTACTTGACTCTTTGATACGCTTAATCTCATTTGCATAATGCCCAATATATGTAAGTGCTTTCTGAGACACATTCATAGGAACGTGATTATTATAAAGATTAACCAATTCTGATGTCTCACCAGGTGTACAATCCTGATATATAGTTGTTGCAAGAGGACACTTATCGAATTTTCTCTGAAGTTCTTTTGGCATATCATCATATGTTTTTCCACGTAAATCAAATTCACAAGTTTCCCAGACAACATCACCATATTCATCTCTCATAATTTTTCCATTTTCATCGAGTTTCTTCTTATTATAAGTAATAATAGGATTACGAATTTTTGAAGTAACCTTATAAGAACAATATTTAAAACGTCTTAATACTTCTGTTCTATTTCCACCATCAACGACATATGAAACAATTACTCCGTCCTTATCTTCTTCAGCTAAAATTAAGTTAGGAATAAATATTTTCTGAGAAGTAGCACTATATATAAGATTATTCATGCTTTCATTAGTCCAACAAAAATCTCTCTGAACCGCCTGATCCGTCTTTGTTGTTTCACTCTGTACATCATCAAGATACTGTCCTACACAAGTTGTTTCCAATTTAAAACCGTTCATTTGTTTTCCTCCTATTATAATAAGCTTCTTATATGTTTTACATTTTTTTCATCAACTATTGCCTTCAAGTTGTCCTTATATTCAGAACCATTGATATGTAATATATTCTCTATTTGCTCTTGAGAATATCCGTCACTTAAATATGAAAGTATTCTTCTTTGTAATTTTGATAATGAGTTTAAGTATTCTTGCATAATCAACGATATTTCGCCATCATCATGTTCTTCTCTAGTGGGCAAATTCTCTTTCACATTCTTCATTTCTTCCGTATCAACATCAAGTGATACATTCATGATAATTTGCGGATTTCCATTTTCATCTAAAATAAGTTTTCCATCTTTATCAGTAAGAAGATTATTTCTCTTTAATCTATATCTATTATCACGTATCCATGTATAAGTCTTCCTCAAAATATTTCCTGTTAGAAATGTCTCAAACTTTGCTGCTGTTTTATCAAACGATACAATAGATTCTATTAGGCAATCACATGCTACATCATATAACTCATCATATTCATAAGTTTCCACTTTTCCTATCCATAACTTATGACATATCTTTTTGAGTCTTTTCATGTCATTTTCCATATATGTATTAACAATATCCGTCATCTCAGAATTATTGTTAACTGTTATCATCATTTCTCTGTTTATCATTTCATTTACCTGCCTTTCGCAATTCTTTATTCATATATTCCCCGAAAGACAATTCAGAATTCATAACCTTAATATGCTTGGTTTCTCTATAACATTTAGGACATCTACAATATCTATCATGTCGATTTCTTTCTCCTTGTTGAAAACTCATAGTTTCTGCCATAGGAATTAAACAGTTTCTACATATTGTCATCATCTTCAACCTCCGTAACCCTGTATTTATATTTTCTATGTAATAATCCATTTACAGCCTTCTGAATACGATTTTGCTGCAATACTGATGGATTGACTTCTTTCAGAACATCAGAAATGATTAACAGCTCATCTTTTATTGTTCTTCTTTTTCTACGATTGTTTCTCAATCTTACATATATAAGATAACCTTTATACATATTCATATTGTTTTCCAATTCAGCATCATGAACTATATCAATTAATTCTTCATCGCAAGAATTCAATTCCGCTATGAGAATGTCGCTCCTTGCTTTTGCTTCGTTAAAGATTTGACCACAAGTGCCGAATTTATTAATCCATTGCGACACACTTTCTGGAATCTGATAAACTTTACTTTTCACTACTTTAGGTGGAATGTCTGGTATAGCCTCTATATGGAAGTTATATCTCTTCAATGTTTTAGGTAATGAACGAAGAATATTTTTTGCTTTCGCTTCATTGAATACACTCTTCATATTCTCCGTACATGTTTCTACTTTTCCATTAACAACTCGAATATATACCTTTCCGTTATTTTTAATCATATAATCCAAAAACATCACTCCTCTCTGATTTTTTGACGCACTTTAATAAACCTAAAGATTTCTAGGTTAATCAATTTAAATATTTATTGTAAAAATATGGAAAAAATAAGGAAAACATTATTGACATAATACAATTAAAATTGTATTATAAGAATATATTTCCTTATTCCTTTCCCTGGTTTAAGGGGATATATGTATTGGAACGGAATTTTTTGGTTTGAGCGCCTATTCCGTTCCTTTTTTATATAATAAATCCGAACATATATTCTGTCAATAGAAAATAGAACATTTATTCGATATTATTTTTGCAAGTCCAATTTATCGGACTTATTGTATAATATTGTGTGAAGACAACCTTTAGGAACACCCGTTTGTATTTCCGAAAAAACTCTTAATTGACTTGCAAATTCATCACATACCCTTGCAATACTCGCAGCTTCTTCAAGAATATTATTACATTCTCCAAAATATTTCTTAGTAAATCTAATATTACAATCTGGATTTTCAAGATCCTGCTTTGAAACCAAAACTATTGCATCTTTTTTTGCTACTTTCTTAGCTTCTTCCAGACTCATTACTACATATTCCATTTTATATCTCCTCTCCCAATGAACCAAAATTTGCATCATATACAGCTTTTACTTTTTTCTTTTCTTGCATTTTGGTAATAGTTCCTAACTTTTTTAAGATTCTTTCTTTTGAAATTTGTCTAACACATTCTCCAAGTATCATTGAATCTTGCGTCAATCCCTTACTTTCATCTTTTTGAAAGAAGGAATGAGTTGACTGTTTAATATGCTTTATTTTACTTGTAAAAGGAATCACTATTGTCGTTCCTGAATAAATGTTTCCATATGCATTTTGAATAACTACTGCCGGACGAATACCTCCTTGTTCTCCAGCAAATTCTATATTTCCAAAATCAACTTTCACAATATCAAATGTATTAATTTCCATTTGCTCATACCTCCTTTCTTTTTATTCTGTCCTTTATGCCTTGAATTATATATAGTTTATATAAGCTTGTCAATAGGTTTATATAAATTTTTATTAAAAGTTGACATTAAGTTCATATATACCTTATAATAATCATCATAAAGGAGGTATTCAAAATGCCAAGAGGACAATTATCAGAAAAAAATACAACAATGTCTTTTGCTATTCCGAAGGATTTAAAAAATGAAATCGGTATAATCGCACAAAAAGAAAATCGTTCCATGAGCAATCTTATAGTTTCTCTTTTAAGTGATTATGTCCACTTATATAAGCAAAAGGAAAGATTAACTAGATATTATAAATTAATATCTGAAATGAAGGACGATGAAAAATAATCATCGTCCTTACATATTCTCCAAAACTGCTTTCATTCCCACAGCTCCGTTTGCATAGTTATTAACTGTTGTATTCACACTACTATGTCCAAGCTGTTGCTGCACGAACGCAAGATTTCCATTCTGATTCATTACACTAGCATAATAATGTCTCATCATATGTGGAGTAATACCATTTCCATAATTCTCAAATATCTGTTTGATATTTCTCTCTGTTGTACGTGTACCATTTTTATTAACGAACACAGCTTCTATATCAATAATGTTTTTCAATGTATTTCTGTACTCTAGCCATTCTCTTAATGCTTTCAGAGCAGATCCAGTAAGATATACAGGTCTTTTTTCAGTTTCTCTTTGATATCCTTTTGGTAAAACCATAATATGTGACATATCATTAAAATCAATATATTCACTATTTTCATCTAAATGCAAATCTGATAAATCCAAGCCAGCAAGTTCAGACTCTCTTATTCCAGTTCCTCTTAACACATGAAAAATAGCAATATTCCTATTCCTTACACATTCGTCCTTTTTCCACATTATTTTTTCTTCCATATCATTAAGCTGATTTTCTGTTGGAAGTTTTTGTGTTAAGTTGTTTTTAGAAGATATTCCTTTATATTTTATTTGTTTATTAAAATCTTTCATACTGTTATAGAGTTCTCTCAATAAACATTCTCTATATGAATAAATATCCTGTATAAAACTTTTAATGATGTTTTTTCTTGTTTCCGTTGTGGTTGGCGACATTCCATTTGTTTCCTTATATCTAAGGTATGAACTAATATTTTGTGGTCGTAAGTCGCTAAAATCAGAAACTTCTATTTCAGAAATTGATTTCTTATTAATAATATTACTTTCAATCAACCACTGTAAAAAATCTTTAATTGCCACTAAATAATTTAACGCTCCGTTCTTGCTTTCCAACTCATTCAAGTAATCTCTTAAAAACTGTGGTGCATTTAACTCATCCAACTTCCTATTAAGTTTTTCAGCATTTTTATTCTGTACTTCTATTTTGTAACACATACTAATCAGCCTCACTTTCTTATATACATATTCTCTGTTTTCCATTCAGGTAACAACTCATCATTTTCATCATAATATATAGACTTCATTTCTCTTGCTCGTTCCATCCTTTCAGAAAAATCATCACACCATCTTACTTCAAGATTTTTTGTTCTCATTTGCAACCCTACACATAAACAAGTTAAGTTTTTAACATGATTCTTCTCTTTTGTTTTCGGTCTTGGAATACCAGCACCAACCTTGTTTTCTTGTAAACAGCGAAGACATATGAACCTTGAATTATGTTTCGAATTCCCATTTCTCTTACACAAATTATCACCTCATTTTTCTGCAATAAAAAAGAGCAGTTGTTTTCTGCTCTTAATAATAATCATAATATTTAATTTGAAAGCAATTTTTCTTTGGATTTAATATCCAAGTTTTTGCATTCTTTCAACGTTAAACTTCCAATAAGTTATTACCGATGTACCATATTTCTTTATAGCATCTTGTTTTAATCCTTCACTTGTGAAAATTAATTCAAGTTTTTTTAAATCATTAAACAACTTCTTACTCATTATAGGATAATGCCAATCAAATCCTTTACAAACTTTTTGTGTAACAATTTGATAACAAGCTCCATTATCAAGTATCAAATCATTTTCACTTATATCTAATATTTTTCTTCCAACCTTTAACTTAACCATAATATCATATCCTTTTTTGAAATAACTCATTCATTTTCATGAACCAATTCATTTAAAATCCAAAATGTTTTACTCCCATATTCATTCCACATATTGAAAAATTTTAGCATCGTAGGAATTGTTACTCCATTTTCTGTAATGTTGCCTGTAACATTAATAAGACTCTGGATAAAGTCATACATTTCTTCTGCTTTTGGATAAAATTCCTCAACATATTTTTCTTTTTTCAAAATTTTCCATACTGGATGTTCCATGACACCATTTTCATTTCTAAATTCATTCATCATATTCTTTCCTCCGATCTGCCTTTTAAGTCATTAATAACTTCCTGTAATGTTTCCATTCTTGTTTCAATTTCTGTTACTCTACAAGCTTCATCATTCATATGTTCCTCTAAATGATCTTCAAGTCTTTTAATTTCCATTTCAAGCTCACCAATATATTCTTTTATCTTTTCTCTCATATCTAGCTCATTAACAAAATCAACTCCACCAAAATCCTCTTTAGTTAGTTCTCTCCCACATTTAGGACAAAATCTAAAGCGATTATCATTATTGACTTGTCTTTTACTTCCTGTAAAAGCAATTCCTGTCATATTTAAATATTCATCAATTTGAACCATTCTAAAATCATATTTTCCACCACATAATTTACAGTTATTTTTCATTTACTTCACCTCAATCATAAAAATTAATTTCATTATAAAATCACATCTATGTGTTCATAAGTAAAATCATTTATTGTTAATTTATGCGAACCAAATTTGTTATCATTAATATATTCTCTCAATTTTTCACACGCAATATGAAAATCTTCTGTTTTGATTACTATACGAAAATCAAAAGTCTCATTATAAAATATATGCATTTTTGTCACCTACTATTTCCAAAGGAAAGTTAAATTTCATTAACTCTATTTGCTTTTACTATATTAATACAATGTTGGATTGCTTTATTCCAAATTTGTGTACTTACTCGTTCTGCAACGGAATCATCTTGTTCTGTATCTTTTAATGCCTCCATCTGTTCCAATATTTTGTCCTTGTCCATTTCAATAGGTAATTCATTTATCAAATGCCATATTTCAATATCACTATCTGATAAATGTCCATTTCTCATTTCATATATTGCATCTTTAATTTTAAATTTATCAATTAATCCGTCCATAATATTCTCCTTTCCATTCGTAAGTAAACTTAGATTTCAAGTCCATTTTCCATGCATTTTTCTGCAAATTCACTTGAATTATTTCCGACAATTTTTCTGTAAATATGATTCCAGTCGGTATTTCCAAATGCTATTTTTATATCACCTTCAAGATATGCGTTAAATGTATCAGCTTCATCTTTACTTAAAACACAAGTTTTGTCCTCGGAAATACTGTTAAATTGTAATAATAATTCTATCTCTGCAATTTCTGTTTTCAGTTTTTTCATATATAACAATGCATTGATAGCATTGTCTTCATAATTTGACTGTTCAATATTCTTTATGTCAATTGTGAAATATTTCTGCTGATTTTCCAAATCTCGCTTTTTAGCAGCTAAACGCTGTTCCAATACATCATTCATATTATCAACTCCATCCAAAGTAAACTTAAATTTCTTAGTAACATTTAATATTCAATTCTATTGGCAATCTCTTTTATCTTATCTGCATTTAATGGTGCAACTGCATCTACTAATCTACCCTTAATTTCTTTATATTCTTTTGAATATGGATCAAATCCAGATAATTGACACCAATTTTCAATTTCTGCTTCTAATTTACTTGCTTTTTTACAAGCTTCATTTTGTTGTTTGATCTTATTCTGTATATATTTAGGTATCTCCATACAAATTTATTTTCCTTTCGTTTCACATGAAAACTTGGTTTACTTGGTTTATTCAATTGGTTTGTCTAACTCTTCCCCATATACATCTACATAACCGCCATAGGTATTTCCATTCTCTTCATACCAAAAATACCATTCTTTGTCTGTTATTCTCTTTACATTTATGTCAGATGTTTTTGTATTATTTATCCATTTTTCCGCTTCTTTAATAGCAACATTCTCATCCGAATATATTCCAAGTACCCTTGCGTTTGCTTCTGGGTGTTCTCCTTTATTATTAATTACTGTATGCACTACTGTATATAACATATTTATAATTCTCCAATCTTCTTATTATTTTCAAAATCATATTTTCCATATTCATGTTCATACCCATTCCATAAATATGTTAATCTACCATCTGGATATAAACTAATAAACGAACCTGTAATAACATCACTACATTCTTCTGAATGATAATACATTCCACCTTTTTCATGTTCGTACATTTGCGTATATGTATAACCATCCAAATAAATTTCCTGTGGATACTTCATTATTATCACTCCAATCTATTTAATTCCAGCTTCCTTACACAATTCTAAAAACTCATCCTGGCTAATTTGCATTTCTGGTTTAATAGTTGTCTCATAATAATGAATTGTATCTGCCGCAAGATTATAATTCTTATCAGACTTTGCAAGATCAACCATTGATTCTAATGTAAATTTTATAATACCTATGTATGTTTTCTTGTCTATTTTGTCCATATGTTATACTTTAACATCGTTTCTAATTCCAATTAAATTTTATCATTTTCATAATAAAAATTTCCATTGTTTCCCTCATTAAATACTTCGTTTGATTTATATTGTATTTTTACTTTTCCATTAGTATCCATAACTTTCACATCTTCATTAAGTATTGTACAAATATTAGATATAATTACATCAATATCTTCATCAATATCTCCTATGCCAGATCCTACAATCGTTGGTACTCCAGTTCCCCCCAATCCACCTAAAACAAAAACAGTTGTTTCAAACCAATTTGTCTTAGTAATATAATCTACAACTCCATCATTAAATTCAATTGTAATTACGTCACCTATTTTCATATTCTTTAATGTCTCTTTTAATTCCATTTTAATATTCTCCTTTCATTTCCAATGAAACTTTCTTCTTCATTATTAATAAATAATTCTTTTTTCATTTTTGTTTTCTCTTTACTTTTTCAAAAATAAATGTTATTATAATAATGACATTTGTCATTTAATAATTTTAGTGCAAATGTTATTTTGAATGGTTGGAGAGGTGTAACAGCCTCTCCATATTTTTATCTTATACAATATCATACAACAACTCAATCACTTCATCAAGTTTGTCGCTTGCTTCTTCCATGCTATCAATTGCATCTTCCGAACACATTCCTCTATAACTGCTCTGGAATCCTTCTGGCATATTATCAAATGCATCCTGTTCTTCATTTAATATAAAAGATAATTTCTTACTTGCTTCTTTTAACTGCTTATTTACAAAATCAATTTGCGTTTTAAGCTCGTTTATTTCTCTCCGTCTTGTATTATTCATTGTCAATTACTCCAACCATTTATTTACTTAATATTCATCAATTTCCACGCCACTTTTTGATCACTGGGTATTTCTGTATAACTACTCAACACTGTTTTAAGTTTGTAATATTCTTCCTTGGTAATATCAATCCCATAATCTCCTTTAACAGTATTTCTCCAATCATATTTATCCTGGCACTCAGGACGAAAATACCATTTTTTATAAAATGGTTCTTTAGTTTCTGGATTTTTACCTTCAAAAAGACATGTAATTGTTCTTCCTGTCGCAATTTCCGTTGTAACTTGTCTTCCGAAATAAGGATTGTACTGCATGTATGCTAATTTACCACGTTCAATTGCATCTTGTTTTTCATATTCACTCATCGCAAATAACTGCTGTGTACCCCTTCCATAAGAAGTGTCGTACACCTTACTGCTATTCACACCAACTGTAGAATATAATTTAACTCCATTTCTATCAGTTGTTTCAACTCTCTTTACTCGTTCACCATTGATATAATCATTACATAATCTATCCATATAATGAACATTTCCATCTTTATCAACTGTACGAGTAGTTTTTTTCATATCATAATTATCATAAGCTGCCTTTGCAGCACTTCCTGCAAAAATTCCTAAGAATGCTAATAATCCTCCGAACATAATCATCAATCACCTTTCTTACTTTTATATTACTATCTTCTCCACTTTTCCATTTCATCAACTGATTTCCTATTTAAGTTATTATACATGTCTTGTCTCTTACGAGATTCTTCCTTTTGGTTTGCTTTCCAAGGAAGATATATACAAATATACATTACCAATAAAAATCCGATTAATTCTGCCATAACGACTACCTCCTTAGATTAATAAATAATCACAAATTTTATATATATTAATAATATCACATCTTTGTATAAAAATCTATACAACTTATATACAAACACTAATTTCTCGAAACCAAACTAAATAATTTTTTGTATCTGTAATAAATTCAGCACTTGTATCTGCCTTATATTTCTCTTCACCTTTAATCAAAACATCTTCATCTTTAATCAGTTCGTTATATAAATCATTTTTATAACTGCATATTGCATGTATTATTTTCATTTTATACAATGTATCGCTATTTTTATAATACATATAAGCTATATCACCACTCTCACATGCTTTTTTGTCAATATAATATATGATTTCATCTTCTGAATCTTCATTATAAGCGGATTCAATCATATTTTGTAATAACTGTACAAATTCTTTTTTCATATAAATCAACTCCATTCATCCTTGATTTTAAACTTTGCATTATATATCCATGTATTAAAATGTTCATATTTTATTAAGCTTAAATACTCTTCAAACCCTTTTACAATATTAGTTGCAAACAAAAATCCTTTACTATATCCTTCGTAATTATTGTTAGGAATAATTGTGAGATACTTTCCATTCTTATATACTTCATGTCCTCTTTTAAACATTTCCTCCTTAAATTCTTTGTAATTAAACATAATAATCACCCTTCCTTTCCATAAAAATAAGAGACTGAATATTCAGTCTCTTATATATTTTCTTATATTGTTCTATTGTCTATTTTAAATCGTTAAGTTTGCCATTTGTTCTAATATAATTTACAATTGGAATTTGGATTTTTAACATAATCTCTTTTATTTTTTCTTTTGAAAGATTATCATCTTGAGCCTTAATCAGTTCTGTTGCCGCTGACGGCATTTCTATATTGTACTCAATTGTAAAGTGGCATAAAGCAGCTTCAAATTTTATAACGTCTACTGTTTCAATCGCATGTTGAAATGCATTTAATAACCCCTGTTTTGTCATATAAAGCCTCCAATTAAAAATATATATGTATTATACTGCAAATGATAACAATTGTACAGCTTTTTCTTTTCCTTCGGCAATTGTCATACAACTACATAATCTCATCCACCCAGAATATTTTCTTGAATAATATCTAACATCATATTTTTGATTAAAATCATTAATCTCCATATCACCTGTATAACGGTTTACAATTTCGCACCTTATCCCATTTACTTTAAATTCTCTTCTCATTTATTATTACCTGTACTTTCTTTCATTGCCACATGAACAATAAGACCCCTAATCTGCATTGCCAAATCTTCCTGTGTTACTCCACCTCTTGCAAGCAATGTACCTCTCTTAGCCATTGCATCAACTTCTTTAAGAAGTTCTTTTACATTTACATATTCTTTCATAATGTCATCCTTTCTGGAAGTATTGTTTTTACTTATATCCATTTTACTTTTACACATTTATCTTTATATAGAATCATATCAACAAGTATATCTACAAAGCAATTGTGAATATACTCTATATTTTCTTTTATTTCATTGAAGCTGTCATCACCAAATTCAACATTGCAATTATCTTCATCAATGTATTTTTTTAATAATTCATCATTTTCCAAAAGTAATTTAGTGTAAAATACTAATTCAGCAACATGTTTTTTCTTTAATTTCCAACCTCTTTCGTTCTCTTTAACATTGGGTAAAATATCTCTAATGAAACCACCTACTAGAGACGCATATTTTGTTGAATTAATGTTTTTTGTTCCTATTTTTAAGTAATTTCCCATATTATTTTCTCCTCATTAAATTTCCGTTTCATTGTCCAACTTTTATTTCGCTTCTGTCATAATTAGTCTGTATTCCAACAATTCCGTTTGGACTTTCACATAAAGCCCATCCAAAAGCAAGACAATTATGTAATCTAATATCAGCTATATCTCTATCGCAACCATAATTATTCACAAGATAATCAATTATCTCTTTATTAAAGTCTTCTGGATATTTCCGTCCTATACAAAATACTTTTTCTACCTTCATATTATCACTCCTAACTAAATCGCCGTTTCATATACTTTGAAAACATTTTTCAATGTTAGACTTTTCAATAAGTCCATAATCATTCGTTTCAGTATCTTTGAATTCTACCGTTGTTTTACCAACATTGGTAATCTCTACAATATGACCAATCTTTGTATTAATTAAAGGATTTTTTAAAACTTCTACCTTAAATTTCATTCCTCTTTCAATTAACATAAAAAGTTCCTCCATTTCATTTTGAAATCATCGTTTCATTGTTTCTGCAATCTCTCTAATCCAATCACAAGTTTGTATTCCAAGATATTGACTGGTTAAATCTCCATTACAATATTTTAATTCAATTTTGTTTATGAGATTGTTTGCAAAACCATCTATAAGATTGTTTCTATCCTCAATACTCGCAACAGTGCCTATCTGTTCTTCTGGCTTATCTAATGACATTTTATAAATTTTATCGTCTTTTATGTGATAAATTCCATTCTTCATAATATTTCCTTTCCAAGTAAATCCTCATTTCATTCACTTTTATTATTTAAAGCATCTATAAGACCTTTCCCATTCTCTATACTAGATAATTTTAATTCTACATCAGCTATCGTACTAGCAGAAACCATTTTAACAAACTCAAATGATACTTGCCCATTATTATTCTCTGCTACTACTTCAAGTCCATGAATTAATGCTTCTAATCCAGCTTTCATACCACCTAAGAAAGCTAATTGAATATTATTATCAATTTTTTCCATGTCTGCCTCCATTCTTCTAAAGAAACTCTTGTTTATTTACCATAATTTTCCGTTCCTTGCATATTCTAAGGCTGTCTCTTTACCATTATGTTCGATTACTCCCTGAATAGAAAAATATAAATTATCTAAAAACTTCTCTTCTATCAGTCTATCTGGATATTCCTTTTTATATCTATTAATTGCTATCGAATATGGATCTTCAATATCTACATTTAATGTAATCTCATACTGTTCACCTTCAATCAACCGTTCATTTAACACTTCTGTTTCTAAGGGATAATTCATATCATCAATAGGAACTCCATTCTTATCTACGAAATCATAAACTCCATCTGCCTTATTCCAAAAATCTCTTAATGTTTTTGCCATAATAAATCACTCCTTATCATCTTCCCAATAGGCATTTACATCATCTTTATTATCATTGTCATCATCCCAACAACTAAATTCACATTTTGCTTTTGCTTTACAATCCCATTTCTTATCACAATAATAACAACATCTATCATCTTTGTAGCTGCAATCGTCTGTTTCAGGCTTTACATAATTTCCACATTTGTACATATATCATCACTCCTTAATCTACCTGAATAGTTAATCTAATCTGCTGTCCATTACTACAATCAATAATAACTCCATTGTCTGCTGTCGCTAAATAATCTTTGAATACTCTAACTCGTTCAATATCAGAATCTTCATTTATTTCATTTATAAAGAAATCAAACAATTCAGATTCTACCGATTCAGGTGTATTCTCTTTTACTAATTCAAAACCATTATTACAAAAACCAACTTCATCAGACAACCAATCAGAAATCTCTTCTATTGCATATTCACGATCTTTATTGTATAAATCTACTAACTCTGTATCATCAGGAACAATCATTTCTGTTGACAAATCCTGTAATACTTCTTCATTTCCGTCTGTGTCCCATTTAATATTTATTGCCTTTAACATAATTCATCAACCGTCCTTTCTAAATAACAAATCTAATAATTCCGTTTCCATTAGGTAAATTCATAAATTCACCTATACCACCATGATATAATTTCCGTGCTTCTGTTCTTGTATAACCACATCCATCACACCAATCTGAACAAAAATCTTCCCAACCTGAATACCATGCACATATTTCTGCTCTGAAATTGTATCTATTTGCATGGGATTCTATTTTCTGTTTGATTTTATCGGTAAGTTTTATATACTGACTTAAATATTCTTCACTTTTCTTGTCCATATAAATCACTCTCCAATCTCAAAATGAATTTGCTATTTCTTATGTTCTAAGGTTCTTCGTCATCTGCGTTTAACCAGTCCATATATAATGCGGTTGCATCATATTCGTCCTCTGTTAAATAACTGTAACTTTCCAAAAATTCTTCTTTTGTAAGGATTTTAAAATCTGCCATTTTAGGAATATCTGTTATAAATGTCTTGTTCATATCAAAATCAATGTCAAAACTAGCTCGACATTCAGAATGATATGTATAAAATCCTTCGAGGTTATTTTCATCATGTTTTAATCTATACAAATCAAATTCTTTTCCGCAATTAGGACACTTTATTTTCATTTCCATCACTCCAATCTATGCTTCATAATCAAATTCGCTTAATCCACCACTTGCAGATACATATTCTGCTACATCTGGAACAAATATCATAAGATTATCAGGATATTTTCTTTCATCCTTAATTGCAAAATATCCTCTTTCTTTTACGCCATCATTTTCAAAGTAATAACCAAAAATCATTTCTATTAAATTTTTCATTGATGTTTCTGGTTCGTATTTCTGTTCTCTGATCCATGCAGCCATGTAATCACAATCGCACCATTTCTCTTTTGGATATTTACTATAATCTTTTTCTTCTGTCCATTCTCCTGTCCACTGATCTACCATAAAATCATACCTCCTCAATCTCAATACAGAAATCATCAGGATCATATTCACTGCCTTCAATGTCCCAATCTCTCATGTATTCTTCTTTTGCGTTATTGGCTTCTTCTTCAGCTTCACCATAGGAATCAAATAATCCCCACTCAAAATCGGAGCTGTCTCTTAACTGACCGCCATCATAACTGATAATATATTTGAACATTTCAATCACTCTCCCTTACAATTTTTTAAATAATCAGCTTTCTGTTTTTTATATTCTGCTTCAATTTTATCTAGTCTTTTCTGTTCTTCATCGCACTCTTCTTGTGATTCAAATACATCATAGTAATGTGTATCTCCATCCCAACGACATCGCACAATTTTATCTTTCTCTTCATCCGTTAATTGATATACTCTGTACATTCTAATCACTCTCCTTTATACATCTAGCAATTAAGTCAATTATCAACCTTCTATTTTTATATGTTCTCTGTTTCCGTGTCTTTTTATTGATAACTGTTACACTAAAACGCTTTTCTAAAATTCCTTTATTTAATATCACCTGCATTTCAGGGGTATCTTTTAGTAACATTGTTTCCATTTAATCACTCTCCAATTTCTACAATATCAAATACTTCCCATTCATTACCTGTATCAATTGTGTTGATGCAAATGTCTTCATCTATTAATTCATAATTATCAACCAGTTCTTGAATTTCCTTTTTCATTGTTCTTTCACATTCTTCATATGTGCCTTGATACCTAACTTCAAAATCAACACCTTCATATCCATGATGCCATATAAGAAGATGAGTTCCGCATTCAGGACAAATCTGTTTAATTTCTGTTACATAGAATGAATCTTCGTATCTTGCAGTTGTTCTAAAACCTTCATCTTCAATTTCTATATCACAATTACTTTTCCAATCTTTACATGACTTAATAGCTGCTTGTTTTGCTTCTTCGTAAGTTTTGAAGAATTTATGTTCCGCATATGCATAATCCTCATCATTTAATTCACATAATAAATATAATTTACTCATGCTAATCACTCTCCCTTCAGATTAGGACACAAACCAAGTCCACCATCAATCTCAGGCACTCTTCTATACGCTCCTCTGTGTGGACATTCTTCTTTTTTACATTCAGTACAATCGCATTTCTGATATTCCTCATAACTCATTTTCCAGTTTGTCTCTGCAAATCTTTCTCTTGTCATCATATTAATCACTCTCCTTTATAATTCGTTTCCGTCTTTATCTGTTATAAAAGCGACTTCTGATAAATAAATACTTTCAAAAGCTTGATTTTCATATTCACCAGTTCCATTCTTCGCTATTTTCTTTGCCTCTTCTAAAGAAGTTGCTTCAATCGTTTGATCGACTTGTGCAGTATAAGTTACTCTATATTTTTCCTTAATACCTTTCGCTTTCTTGTATCTTGCATAATTTGCCTTATATTCAGCGGAATCTGGTGTGATTTCCTGAATAATATTGTTACCACCCATTCCATATTCTTCCATTACCACATAGATAATACCTGTTCTTAAATCATAATAGCTTTGTGTTTCACCATAATCTTCATATTGATCATATCTTGGATTCATAAAAATACCATCAGCTAAAATACTCATAATTTTTCCTCACTTTCTTTGTAAACAGTTCTTTCCTTTGGAATTAAAAAAGCAGATAACATTATCTGTTATCTGCTTAATTATTCTCTCTATTAAATTGTATTCATTAATTAATTTGTATCTTCCTTATAGAACGGACAATTATCTTCTTCGTTTGTATAATATTTATCAGTTTCATCCTCTGTCATATTGTCATACTGACCACATTCAGAAGTACCTGTTGAATTATCATACCAAAAATGTTTACAGCTATTACAATCTTTCATTATGTAACCTCCGTTCCAATTCCTCAATAACTTCTTTGAGCGAACTATATTCTCCATCACTTCCTTTAGATTGTACCATATTATCTGTTGTCAGTAAATTATCTTCAATAGCATAATTAAGAAATCTTCCATTAAGTAATACCTTACAAGGTTTCAACACATGTACATATCCTTTAGAATTTATAAACCAATACAAATTATACTGTTCATTTTTGTATATCTGATTTACATAATAACTTGTTACACTTCCTTTTATTCTTTCCATAGTTAATAACGCTGCACCTTTATATGGACATAACATACTAAGCCACCTCTTCCATACTGTCATACAATGTTTCGCTTACTCCATAATTAAGTGCAACATTCTTAACAAGTTCATCACCCCATTTGTCACTAAAATATCCCCAACATGAATCTTTCTCTTCCCAGTCATCATTGTCTGTATCATATTCTTCTGTGATAATTCCATACACTTCGTCTTGAAGATACATATTGTACAATTCAATCTCTCCTTTAAGATTTTCTATTGCAGCTTCTCTCCAATTTTCTTCTGTTACATCAACAAGATTTCCATTTTTGTCTTTGTATCTTGCACCCCAATTGATAAGTGTTTCTTTTACATTTTCTTTTGTTGTATAAATCCAACCTGCTTGACCAGAATCCCATCTATCACCAAATTCAGATACGCTTATTGAAGTTCCACTATGTTCGAATACAAATACTGGAAGAATCACCACATCTGATTCTTTTAACATTTTCATTGCTTCTTTGTACATCCCTGCACTTGCATAGAAAATATCTCCATCAAGCAATCCTTCTCTTAACTCTCCGTTGATATAATCTTCGCACTGTTCTTTTGTTCCCTTATACTGAAACCATCCAATGTCATTTGTTACTTTGTATTCTTTTGAAAGTCGTAAATTCTTTTCAAATTCATCTTCTCGATTTCTCTTGTAAGCTTTAGCCATATTTATGTATCTAACTGCTTCATCCGATAATTCAAGTTCCTTTGCTTTCTCAGCCATAGCATTATATTTTAAGACTGTACTTCTAATATCTTTTTCATACTCTGCTTTATTTGGTTTTTCTACAGCAGGTGATTCAATCGAAACAATTCCCATACGCTTATTAACAAGTGATTCAACCTGTTCTTCAGTTAAATGTTCCATACAAAGTTCTTTAAAGAAATCCTCTGCATCATTCCATTTATTCTGTTTATCTCCAAGATAACCCCAATTATTTCCCCAACATACGATTTTTCCTATATTGCAATCAAAATCTACTCGTGGATTAATTGGATCGTTATCCTGTACAATATGTAATCTCATCAATTTTCCATTTTCTTTGTAATATTTATATTCGTTACTCATATCAATCAACCTCACTTTCTTCCCATAAATCAATCAAACCAGGTAATACATAACCTAAGTCTATCCAGCTAAATTCATCAAACTCTTCAAGTTCTTTAAGTTCGTCTTCTGTTGGAATTTCCGCACCCATAATTCGCTTTACATCATTTTCTGTTCCACCAGCTTCAAGTATTCTATGTAATGTCATTTCTAATGCACCAGAAATATCATCACTTCCTTTTACTGTGATTGCATTCCGTGACCAATATTCATTGCAAAGATGAAATGTCACAAGTGTTTCATTTTCTTCCAATAAATCTTTTAACTCAATCATTTCACTTACCTCCTAATTTTTTATATTCCTCAAACACTTCTTCACATCTTGCTTTATCACTACTCCAAAAAATTATATGCCATGCTTCAACCCATTCTCCATTTTCAAAATATTTATATTTCTCTTGGATTTCCCATCGTTTATTCCAATGACTTCCAATTCCTTCAACCATTCTGTATTGCCGCAACCGTACCATTTCATTCACCTCCTATATATCCTGATTTGCTATACTATCTAATTCTTCAACAACATCATTCATATCTGTGTTAGTAAGTTCTCCAACCGCATATAAGATTTCTGTCAATTTTTCATATGCTTTAGCACCGCCTTTAGTGAATGGTTGCCTTCCACCATCTTCATCAATTATTATCTTGTCTAAGAATGGTTTTTTACTTCCTAATGTATTTAGAATATCTTCTAATGTGTTCATAATCACACCTCCATATTATTGTTAATCCATGCATTAATCTTTGCTGTAATAGCCTCCGTATTATCAAAGAAAACACCTTTATACCTACCAACAAAAATCAAATCCCAATTTGAACAAATTGAAATATAAACTTCTGTTTGAGTTTCATTGTTATTAGGACAACAGAAAATATATAAATCTTCTATATCTTCATCCGTAATTTCTCCGTAATCTTTCCAATCATCAAATGTAGTTTTATATCCAATTCGCTTTATGGGCGTAATTAAGTCACCTGATTTTACTTTGAACACACAATCAGGATCGCCCACCTCATACCGTGAATCTCTTTGCAATATAATCATTTCATTCATTCCTTCCATTACAAAAGGCAGACACATTTATTTGTGTCTGCCTTAATATATTCTCTATTTCTAATCAATCTCATCACACTCTAAACTATCAACATTCCAATCAAGTTCATCAATCGGCTTATCCCACAATCCATTATTATCCGCAATATAGTTCATAATCTTTGCAAAACTACTTGCTTTTACCTTTTCCATTTCCTCTGTAAATTTATAAGTCGGCTGCATAGCATCGTCTGTTTCATAGATGTACATATCAATTGTGTTGTCACTATTTACGAATGCCTTGATAAAGCCCGTCTCATTTTTATGGAAAATGAAAAATTCACATAACCTGTTATTGCAATTCCAATCAAACGGTGTACTGTCGTTCCCGTTCATATAATAAATAGCTCCGTTTATGTCCAACATGTCATCTGTTACATTAGGACACATATTTCGTGCAACCTTAAAAATTCTTTCGATTTCTCTTTTAAATTCATATCCATTCATGTTATTTTTCCTCCTTTGGAGTAATTAAACTCATAAGATTATCTCTAATATAGCCACAGAAAGCATCAATACTTCCATTTCCAATTGTCCAACAACTATCTTCATCATAATTCCAATGGATAATTACTTCATGCCCTGCCGTAATATTAGGTAAGTCAACATCTGACTTGCTTGCATATGAACTCTTTGAAAGAGCTTTGAGATATACATATCTTCTGATATTCTCAATATCTCTTTCTGTTTCTGCATTGAAAATCTCTACCAGATATTCATCAGAACATTCATCATAAATATCATATTCAGAAGCTCCATTTTTCTTATTATCAAGCCTCTTCAACTCTTTACTAATTGCAAACAGTGCTGATTCCTCATATTTCTTACACTCTTCTTCACTTCTAAATACAGTTCCATCCTCTGCAATATACTCTGTTCTTACAAGTTTCTCAATTGTTTCTGTTTTTCTAATTTCGTTTACCTTCATAATATTTACCTAACCTTTCTTATTTTATATGTTCTTCAAATTTCTTTCTAACAAGTATCCAAAATCCTTTATCTGTCAATGGCATTTTAGATACATCACATACCTTTCCACCGTCAAGATAATTTGGATTTCCATTTAGTTTGTACACATCATAATCAATACACCAATTTCCATCATAATCTCTTAATGTAACATCTACGCTGTATTCATCTGTATTGTATTGACCAATACTATCATTCATTAAGTCATATTGTTTTGACTTTAACTTTTTTTGTAACTTTGCATAATCTTCATAGCATTTTATTATTTTCACTTCAATCACACTCCTTTGGAAATTACAATTTCCTTTGCTTAGATATTCTCTAATTCTTCATTCAAGTCTGCAATTCTTTCCTTGATTTCATCAATGTCTGGCTGATAACCGTCAATAATTTCTGCTCTCTCTTCTGTTGTCAGATCTTCGTCATCAAGCTCATCTTCCAAATCGCTTTGCATATCAGCAAGTTCATCTTCTGCCTCCTTGATTTCCTTTCTAATCTGTTCCTCACTTCTAATTCCAAGCCATTCATACACCTGTTCAGAATCGAACCACAGTAAATCATTAAGCTGCGTTTCTGTCATTCCATCAGGATATAAATCTTCAAGAATGTTTTCTAATTCTTCGCATTTACCTTCTCTCTGTATTCTGTCAAGTGTATCTACTGCACCACTCCACGCATTGAAACTGTTTAAATCTAAATCATATGTAATTGTCATATCCTTCACTCCCTTCTAATAATTCAGACTTACAACTCGTCCGTCATCAAGTTCGAGATAATTTTCATCCTCATTGACTAAATCTTCTCCAAGCTTTTCATAATCAAAATATTTATCTGCAATAGAATTTCCATTTTTAATGTATCCAAGACTCCATGCTTCCTCGTATCCTAAGTCTGAGCTGTCTTGGAACACACTGCCAATAATTCCTCTATCTCTGTAATCCAGATAATATTCATCAAATATCTTCTCAATATCTGTATCATCCAATGAATATTCATCCTTCATATATTCGATTTCGCTTTCAATGATTTTCTGCTGAAATTCTTTTGCTTCTTCAGATTTAAGCTTATCATAGATATGTTGTACTGATTTTGCTAATGCAATTCCCTTATTATAGCGTTCATCTCCCTTTGTAATTCCATATCCTAAATCATTAATTGCTTTGTTGAACTGAACCAATTCGTTGTATTCTGCCTTAGTTAATACCGTTTCAATATCTTCATAAGCAGGAAATTCATGTCCGCTATAACAAGCTCCGTTTAAGTTCACTCTTCCAAAATAATGATTGCATTCAAATCGTGGATTCTTTGAATCAATATATGCACAACAATCTCTGTCATCCGAATCTTTTTCTCTAAATAAGAATAAATAACTCATAATCATACCTCCTACTGAATTTCGCTTAATTCTTCCATCTGTTCTTCTGTGAAAATTCTTGTCAAGTCTTTATATTCCTTAATAACTGCAATGTAAATTTGCTCTGCCGTTCTACTGTCCTCGTCATATCCAAACTCTGAACAAAAATCTTCAAAAGTTCCTACATCGTATTTTTCTAAGCAAGCAAGCACATCATATTCGTTTGGTACAGCATCTGCCTTTAATCTTGCTAAATCATTTTTGGCTTTTACCTTTTCACCATATGACATATCTTCAACTCTGTTATATTTGAGTTTCTTTTTTGCGTATTCCTCAAATGTCATTGTGGAAATTTCTGTATTGTGAATACTATCCCAGAATGTAAATGTCATTTTGCCTCTTGGTGTTGTGATTGTTACATCATACCAATTTCTTTTTTCTTTCTCTTTCCAGTTCTCATTCCGTGAAATACCACCATACACAATTTCACACTTTGCATTTGCCTTATTTAAAAAATTCTTTGCCTGTTCTAAATATTCGTTCATAATCGTTCCTCGCTTTCTTGTAATAAAATAGGCAGCTAGGTATTTATTCTCCTAACTGCCTTTGCGTTTATGCATTATGATATATTTCTAATGCATCCATATATTCTTTTTCACTTATCCTGCCTTTTCTTGCTGTCGTTCCGTCTTCAAGTTCTGTACTTGAATAAAAATATCTTCCACAAGTCCAATAATTGAACTGCACTCTCATATCTTTCTCTTCATCATATGTTTCAATAATGAAGCCGTTCTCTTTTGGCTTTGCCATATCACCACCTACTTTCCATAGTTTACACTCATTGGATGCCAACTCATATCAAATCCAAAATCATATTCTAAGTATTCGACAATTTTATCCTCGCTAAAACCTAATGCTTTCATTTCCTTTATGATAATTTCTTCAAAATCATCTTCATCTATAACTAATTCCATAAGATAATTGATAAGATATTTAAGATCCTTACCATGCTTTCTGTAATCTGCTAACTGTTTTCGTGTATTTTTCGTTATCATTTCGCTTCACTCCTTTTCTCAAAGCCTCTCTCGTTTCAAATTCTACTTTTCTATCACTTGTTATTCCAAGAAAAGCATAATATTTATCTGTTAATAAATCATGATAACAAGTTACACCATTTAGTGTAAAATATTCTGTAGATTCATCTTCTGTTTCTAAATTCCATCCTGTCTTTGAATGTGGTGTATTCCACATATTATCACTCCTTTTCCCTGTAAATCTTAGTTTCATTTACATTTTTATTGAATATAACCAATCTTCAAAATCCTCATAATCCATAAGCTTTCCATCCACTTCAACATAGTTTTCCTGTTCCGATTCTCTTACTACAGAAAATCCATCAAAGTTTCCATATACTCTTACACATTTGTTGTCAGCTTTTTCAAATTTTATATTCCACGAAATCAGTCTTCCTAAAATATACGCCATAATTTATTTCCTCCAGTCTTCTAAAGAAATGCGAATTTCAAATACTACTTCCATTCTTACATATATTCGTTCATTTCACGTTCCATATCTTTTTCATATTGTTCATGCCACCATGCAGCATCTTCTTCCCATTCCTTTTCCCTTGTTTCTTTTTCCTGTTCAAGATTTTTAATCTTACCTTTTATAAAATCTGGAATATAGATGTTCTTATATATCGTAAGTTGATTGTCAAATCTCGTATAATCATCATCTGTCCATATAATGAAACCACCAAAAGGAAGAAACTGTACCTTATCTCCTTCACTAATTACTAAAGCACACGAAGCTGATAAATCAAGGTGAATTAAACTCTTCATTTTAGGATACATATATTTTGCATCATATGATTCCTTATCAGTTTCATAATCTCTTCTAAAAGGATGTTTTGTAACGCAGACATACTTGCTATACATAAAGAATTTCTTTTTTACCTTGTACTTATATTCTCCATTCTTATCTCTCCATTCTTTATCAAGCTCACTTCGGAATCCCATTGGATTAGTCTTATATTTTACTTCTGTAAGATCTTCCGATAAAGCTCTGTAGAACTCAAGCATTTTGTATTTATCACACATTTTCCGTAATTTTTCTAAGACTTTTTCAAAATTGTCTTCTGTTACAGTAATTTTTCTCATATCCGTTACCTCCGTTTTTTCTAATGAAACACGCATTTCAGGATTACTCAATTCTTCTTGCGATTGCCTTTTTCCCTTTGATTATCACTTCATATCTTCCTTCACTACAAAATGATACAGTGTAAGGATATACAAAATCATCATATCCATATCCAAAGGAATTTTCACATCTATCACACCCATTTCCCAATACTGCATCTTCTTTTACTACTCTAATATTTTTATTCTCTACCATTTATTTACCTTACCTTTCCTAAAGAAATATCCATTTAGTTTGCATTCACTTCTTCAAAATAATCTGGCGTACACATATAATTTTCACCAACCATACCATCCGTTGCTATATTTGTTCTTACTGTATATGAACCATCTTCATTTTTAATAGCATCGTATATTTCACCGGCAGTCCACAATTCAATATAATCATCATTTCCAGTCAAATCTTCTTCATAACTCTCTACACATTTTAATCTCTTTTTATTTTCCATTTTGCTTTACCTCTAATTTATATTTCTTTCAACCATCTTTTTGAAACAGTTTCAATTGCATCATCCTTTGCATCAATTTCACTATATCCATCTTCAACATATTTCAAGTTACTTTCGTATTCCTCTATCACATCATTAATAAATTTTTCATTTTCATGGTATCCAAGTTTAACTAAATCCTCATCAGATTCAATACATCCAACTAGATAATCTTTCAGACTTTCATTCTCATCTTTCACTCTTTCAAACTCGTCAATAAACTTTTGTGTAAACTTACCTACTTTGTAAGTTTCATAGTTTACCTTTACCTCATCCGTAATTTCAAGATACCCACTTTCAACCATAGCTTTAATCAAATTAGGAGATTTCGCATTTAAAAATGATTCTCCTTTATCAAGTGGTAATTCAGGAATATTGATTGTTACATCTCCATAACATTCCCCATCGGACGTATATGCAAGAACTGCCTTCCTATGAAGCATATCCATATAATTTGTAACTAAAAAATTTGTAATATTACATTCATTTACTTTCATTTTATTCTTCCTCGCTTTCCTTATCGTTCATTGCATCGGAGAACCCATCATCATAACCCTTGTTATACATTGGATTCTCGAACTTTGTGTTTGCTATCGGACTATCTTCTTCAATGCCAAAGAAAGATTTTTCTTCCTCTGACATTTCACAATATTCATCAAAATATTCCATTGCACTTTCCCTATCATCAGAAATAAGTCCGTCTTTAAATAATGTCGCAAGTTCTTCTAATCTGCAACGTGGAATATAATCTGCGTTTACTTTTTCCATAAAACAATCATAAGCTGATTGAAGATATAACATCTTCTTAGGATTATTCTGGAAATAAGTGAAATATCTTCCATGTTGCCACTGCTGATCTTCTGGTTGTGTTGGATCGTAACCACTAACGACTGCATACTGTGTATCACTTTCGCTTTGCAAAAGAGCATATTTATCTTTCCGCAATAACTCTATCCATTTCATATTCTTATACCTCCAAGTTATATTCCTTAATTAATCTTTGCCTTACCATATCATTTAAATCTTTATTAACAGGCATTATCCTATGCGTTGTACGATTGATATACATGAAATGGCTTCCCTTACATCTTGCAGGTGTATATCCGTTCTTCCGTAATATCACATCAAAATCACGCATTCGCTTTGACTTTCTAAAATTATGCATAAATCTCACTTCCTTTCTGTTACCCGTATAGTCGATAGTGCAGCTTTATATGTATATGTTCTCTTATTCGCAAATTGCTTTCGCTAAAATATCATACATTTCAGCATTACTCTTAACAGGTGCAATCTTATTTTCAAAATACGAAGCTCCCTTGCAGTTTTCAAGTAAGCCTTCAATAACTGTATTCTTTTCATAATTTGCAAATAACTTTTTAAATATCTGAAACATTCTAAGTGTAAATGCACTCTTTTCGCTTCCTGTCCAGTTGAGAGCTTTAATTGTCTTAATTGTAAGCTCTAATATATCCGTATTATTCTTTGTCATTCTTAACAATGTACTCGATGGTGCAACTTTACCTATTGGATTTTCAAGTTTGTTATAATCGGTTACAATTTGAATATTATATGATTCAAATAAATTCTTAAACTCTATATACTCTCTTATATTTGCCTTTACACCTGCTCTATATGTATCAGCCACACTCATTGATTTTCTTCCTGTTCCCTGTCCTAAAAATGTAAGAATTGCCTCATATTCAGAACATCCAAGAACTTCGACAAGCATTTTTATTTCTCCGTTTATTACAAAAGCAACTATTCTATGTGCTCCATCGGCTACATATAATTTTCTTTCTTTAATATATACCTTTGCTGGGTCATATTTGTCTTCATTGAAATATTGTGCTATTTCTTGCACCTTTGCCATGTCTGTATCTCTCTGCCAATCTGGAACATGTACAAACGCCGGATTGATAAGAATGTATCGCTTTGATGCAATACTGAAAGAATTCTTTAAAGCACAATCAACTTCTTTTATTTCTATGTTTTCTCCTGCATTTGAATGAGCTTGTATAAATTCTTCTGTCTGCCGTGGTGTTGAATAACGAACAAATCCTTTTTTCTTTCTTATCTTTTCAGTTAGTTTGCCTTCGCCTGAAGTAAAATTATATCCAACATCCGCAACTTCAATATCATTTTTGTTTATCTTTAAAAACAAACATATCTTATCAACCGTTTCATCCTTCGGGTTGTCTATATTACTTTCGTAATGATTTATTGCACTGCGTGATAATCCAACTTTTTCAGCAAGTTCTTTTGTTGATATGCCTTTGTTTTCTCTAATTTCTTTTAACTTTTTTCCATTAATTTTACACATAATAATCTACCTCTTTCAATTTAATATTTTTAATATAGTTAATTTGTAAAAAATAAGACTGATTATTTATTAACCAGTCTTTTTACTTCTTCTTTAGTTACTTTGCCTTTACATTCCTGTGTTCGTGAAGAACTTCCACACGAATTATAATATACACATCCTTTACATACACTTTGCTTTTTCATTATATCTCACCTCTTTCTTTCAGATAATTTCTATATGCAGCTTCGCTTTCAAACTGCTGATATTTGCCTATTGATGGTACAAATCCCATATAAGCAAATCCATTATAATATCCCTTCATGCGAACACCTTCTTTCTAAATATATTTTTTAATCTGTTTAATATAGATTCATTTTGTATTTTTACTTTTTTTCTCTGTCTCTCAGCAAAATATAAACTTTCTTCCACCTGTAAATAATCAAGCATTTCTACAGGTGACATTGAATCACAAGAAGTTTCTTGCGTTCTATCTATAATCTGGTTTCCGTCTGCTGTTGTAATTATTCTAAAATTGAATTCCATTTTTTATACCTCCTGTGCTAATCTTGCCGTTTTTAAAATCCGTGTAACTTCACTTTCAGATTTTGCCTTTGTTAAAGCATTAATTGTTTCGTTTCCATAATTGAAATCTTTTGCAATTAATTTTGCCTTACGAATTACATTATATAAATCTCTTGACATAGTATTTTCCTCTTATTTTGTTATTGTGAAATCGTAACAATCGCCTGTTGACGTGTAGATTGTTATATTATTTCCATATTTTTTTGTTTCAGTTATCTGGTTTAAATTCAAATAATCGTATTTACTAGGCATATTTTTGCCAATTAAAAAAGCACTCAATATGAGTGCTGATGTGATGAGTATATATGCTATTTTGCGTTTCATTTTGTGTTTGCCTCCTTAATTTTGGGTATAAAAATAGCACCTAGTAGTTTGCCTACGTGGGTGCTTTGTGGGTTTTGTGTTATTTTTGCAATTCCTTTTTCTTTTTAAGTACTATCTTAATAATACACACTATAAAAGAGCAGACTTTTTGCGTTGTCTGCCCTTCTAACTATGCACTATTCCTGTTCTTTTGCGGTTGCTATTTTATCAAGCAATTCCACAATTTCTTCTTTTGTATACTCTGTCTTTTTCCCTTGTGTGAAAAGTAAACGGAGTTCATATAGAGTAGCCATTTTAGTATCTCGTCTTTCTTTTTCTGTCATTTCTTCCATCCTTCCACCGCCTTTCTAGTTATAGTATAGCGGATTTATTGCGTGTTTACAAGTTGCTTATTTAACATACATTTCACAGAATACAGCCATAAAAAGCTTACTAAACTGTGCTTTGCTGATAGCTGTTACAAGTGTATTATCATTGACAATCTTCTTACTCTGAGCATATCTTGCACCAAACATATCTGACATATTCTCAGCAAGTTTGCTAATCTGAGCCTGAGAACAATCTTCAATACCAAGATTTACAAGAAACTGCTTGATTGCTTCTAAAAAGTCACCACGCTTATGCTCATTAATCTTTTTAGTATAGGCTTCATGCATACCTTCAGGAATAAAAATATAAGTCTCTTTCATAGACTTTGTGAGTGGCTCAACAATAGCTTTGTGTGCAGTTTCAGCCTGGCGGATTTTATTATCTACTTCTGTCCGTGGAAACTTAGCAACTACTTCATCAACATTCATGCCATTATCAATATCATTCTGACGGTTTGCAAGAATAGATTCTAACTGTGCTTTGAGAGGCTTTATCTCTGCTTTAAAGCGTAAATCTTCCACTGCTATTGCAAGTGCTGATTCCTTAAAAGATTTTAATTGTGCTGTTGCTTCCTTACTCATTTTTGAGAAATTAATCTGATTCTTTGCCATAATATACCTCTTTCTACTATTTTATGCATAGTTGCAAAATGATTTTATTATTATAGTTTGAGCGTAAAAATTTTTATTACGCAATCCACTTGTGGGAATTGAACCCACTTCTAAAAGGTTTAATCCTACCGCTAAAGCGTGAAACTACCTGCTAGTAAGTGGAATAATCACTACACTTGTTTATTTTATCCTTGCCCCGTGGCTGACAGTCTAAGAAATAATCAGTTAAACACCTATAACTTTTTATACTCGCAGAATGCAAGCAGGTTATTCTCATATCTTCAAAGTGTGCTTTATGAAATACATCTCAATCATTTAATCTTTATGCACTTATTACCCTACACCCTGCTATATATTTACTTATTACCGCAAGCGGTAGCCCTCAAGTGGGTAGACTGGTAGCCCTCAAATTTTTATTGATTGAGTTTGTATTTATTTATCAATGTGCAAGCTACAAAGTGCGTAGGTTACAATAACCCACTATGTCGTCAGGTTTGAACCGTCAAACAATCGTTATGCAGCTATATATAATAAAGGGATTTTTCACTGCCAGACTTGACAGCTATTGAAAAGAATTGTATAATAATCTTGCTAGGGATTGTATTTATACAATCTTTTCAAGTCCCATTATTAACTTTTTGTTGATGTGGGACTTTTTTAATTAGTCCTCACGCTTTACGCTCATACCTTTTGAAGATATAGTTATAGCGTAATCATTATTACAAAAATCTGATATAAGACACTCAAGAACTGTATTCATTGCAATGCCCATTGTAGAACATTTATTCTTGAAGTCATTTAGCAAGTTTTCATCTAATGAGCTAGAAAACTGCTTTTTTGTACTTGCCATTGTATCAACTCCTCTCTTGTTTATATCAAGATTATATCAAGTTTTAAATGGCTTGTCAAGATATTTATTTGATTATTTCTTGAATTGTTATCAATGTCGTTTGTTATCTTTCAAGCTGTCATCAATTTGTTATCTTGATTGTATCTGTATTATATCAAGTGTTTTTGTATTTGTCAAGAAGTATTTTATATTTTTTTGAATTATCATTAATATATATATGATTATATGTTAGAAATGATTTAATATTGATTTGTTCTTGACTATGGCTTGATTATATCAGTATAATGTCAGTATGTCAATAGGGAATTTTATATTTTTTAAAATTTTTCTGATTTTATATTAAAGTGGTGAGTCATCCCAATTTTAAAGTTATTTTATGGTATAAAGTGGAGGATGTGAACTTAAAAATGATTAATTTTAGATTTAAAGTGGGAAATGAAAACGATAACAGGATCATATCAGATATAATACAAACAAGTGTTCGAGTTTATTCTGCTCTGATAGCCCAGGAATGATTTTATCGAACTTTTGTTTATTTGAAAAGAATGGATAATATATATCTATTAGCCACTGTTTAAGACTATCTGGGGGTGGTTAAAACTAATTAATAGAGCTGAAAATGCAGCAGAGCCTATAGCAGATTCATCTATACACCAACTCAAAAATCTAACCCTCTTTCCAATCCATTAAACCCCACTAAAATCAAGCAAAATCCCAAATTTCACCCTTCAAACCACTTATCGTACTCCATATCGCTCAAACCCATTAACCAAGCCACTTTCACCCATCTTACAATCCAAAAATCAAACCCTCATCCCATCAAAAATCCATCCACAATTCCAAAATTATCCTTATTTATAAGCGTTTTTACCGATAACCATTTTAATCCAAAATTCATCATTATAATCAATCACATAAATGACAACTATCTCATTTACCATTTATAATACGGGGGATACATAAAAACCACACCAGAAAACCCAAAAATTACCTATATTCTTCACAAAAATAGCCAAAAATCCAATACAAACCATCAAAAAATCCTACTATAACAATACCAAAAATTCCATTTCTCATCTAGTCCTTTTATCACGCCCATACACAGCATTTTTATTTTACCCTACCAATAACACTTAAAATTATTTTTACCCATCTAAATGCTCAAAATACAAGGTCAATTTTTTACATCACCCAAAATTGCATTAACTATCTATATACATTCATCATATTTACTATAAATAATAGTATTAATTCTCATGCCCATATAAAAATCCACTCTCACAGCTCAAATTTCAATTTTTATCCTCTACCCTAACAACTAGCCACCTGACATATAAAAATCCAAAATAGACTCCGAATCATTAATTTTACCCCTTATATCCCATGTAAAAAATTTTACATTAACTCTCTTTGACAATTAACATATCATGCAATACCAAAAATTCATAAATTTAAATTTATATAAGAGAATAATCTATTGTAAATAATCATCACACCACTCTCATCAGAACAAAAATAATAAATTTAAAAGGAGAACTTATTATGAGTAACTTAACATTAATTACAACAGAAACATTTAATAACTTATCATGTAACTCTTCAGAAATATATTTGATGAATTAGCTGACAAAATTGCATCTTAATTTATTTAGGGAGCAAATCAACGCTCAGAGAAAAATTAGCCACTTTTATCTCATGCCCTTATAAGTTATCACCTAAGACATAAAAATTGAAAATTACTCTCAAAAACTCATTTTTAACCCACAGATAGGGGTATGAGAAAATTATATACAAGCTCAAAAAAATAGTAAGTGCGTAAGCACAAGATGTAGCTCTTTGACAAGGGCGGTCTTTTCGCAGCGTTAGCAAGAAAAGAACATCTCTGGGTAGATAATTAAAGAAAGAGAATAATATATCAAAGGAGTAATCTATGATACAAGAACATGAAATACCCAAATATAAAAAATCTAAGAAAAGCAATATCTCAAAAAACAATCATAAGTCCAAACACAAACATCAATATGAAGAATGCTTGATTCAATATGATTCAACATTTGTTGGAAAAATAAATAGACATACAAGATTAACTGGATATTGTACTATTTGTGGAAAAATAGGTTCAGTTAAAAATGGAAAATATGAAACTGAACTAGAACAACTAAGAAAAGAAAGACAAGGTGATAGTAAATTTTATGTATTTATATCAGGTAAAGAAATATATGAAAGATATCACAATAAGTTACCTGTGTTTTCTATTGATGATCCATTTGCTGATTATGTTGTTTTAGAAAGATAAAAATAATTCAGAAGGAGAATAATATTATGAAGAAGTCAATTTTATTTAAAAGAACAAGAGAATCTGTTATAAGAAAATTATCAAATCCTTATATAAGAGAAAATCTCGAATACTTTGGATATATGTTTTCAACATTAGAAATATGTTATATGCTATTTCACTTAAAGGAAATAAATAATATATTTCAAGGTTAGAAATAATAAATAATATAGTACATCATATATGTACCCAAATGAAAACATTAATTCAAAATATCATGTACCTAAATCAACCAATAATAATCAACCAAAATTTTAAAGAGTAAATGGGCGTTAGACCATTTACGAAGTTATTATACTTTTTTATATGTTTATGCTTTTTTATATAATTAATTATGCTTTTATACTATATACCTACTTTTTGGGAAAATTTTCACACAGAATTAAGTACCCCTTTGGGAAAATTTTCACACAAACTTAACACAGGTATTAAATCTATGGGAAAATTTTCCCAAAAATTTTTTAATAAAAGGAGTGATAAAAATCGACAATTATATTTACTTACCAGAAAAGGATAAACAAATAACCTCTGTTGGATTTTCTAAAAAAGAAATCAAAAATCATAAGGGTATCTCAGGATTAAAGTATTATCTCATCATATTATATTTGAGAAAACATGTACAAACATTTGGGCAAGTTGCTCTCACACTAAATGATTTATTGAAAGAATGTGGTTATTCTACAAATTCAAATAATAAATCTATTTATTCTGATTTTCGAGAAATTATTAAAACAGAAATTATAAACAAAGGTTATGCGAGTTGCAATACAGATATTTTTGTAGTTAAGCCTAATGATTTATTTTATCTTCAATTATCTTATGAATGCAATGTTTTTTTTACAGAAGATAGTTTTGTACAGATTACTATTTCTGAATATGAAAAAATCTGTTCTCTCTCATCTAAAATTAATAAATCTATTCTATTGGGTATTTATCTCTATATAAAGCAATATATCATGGACTATTCAGGAGATATTGCACCTGCTAAAATCTCATTTCCATCAAAATCACAAATAGCAAAAGGATTAGATACTTCTATCCCTACTATTGAAAGTGGATTATCTATATTGGAATCCCATAAATTAATTTATATAAGAAGAGATATGTATGTAGAGAATAAAAAAGAAGAAGGTATTTATGTTCCTACGAGAAATGTATATGCTCTTGATTCAAAAGAATTAGAAGGCGATTCTGTTTTAATTGAATTAGAAAGAATTTATGGAAAGAGAATATACAACAAAGAAGACGTGCCTGGCGAAATAAAATACTTGACGAAAGTGAAAGGAGAATAAAGTATGGGAAGAATGGTAAAAATTGCAGGGACAAATGAAATCGGTGACTCAAATCAATTATATAAAATTGGTACAAAGTGGTTTAAAAGTAAAGCACACTATATAAATACACTAAAGTCATCTAACATCTCATATCAAACCATATTAGATTTATTAGAGTCTGATAAAAATTGTTTATTTTCAGACAAAATAAAAAATAAAATTGTTGAATTATTACAAATAGAACTAATCAACAAAGAATAATAAACTAAGCACATAAAGAGATACTGCCACTTACCACACTATCTCTTTACCATAAATTTGTGCAATGAGCGTTACGCTAAACACACCAATTCGCAGCGAGGTTTCTAATTCATTGGTGAATTAGAACAAATCTTCACATTTTATTTTTTAATAAAACCCTTTTGCAATAAGGGAATATATAAATGTAACAAATAAACACGTATCACACTATAAAGGAGCGATGATATGAACAAAAAATTTTATTTAACAAGGAGAATAAGTATTTATGACAAAGGAAACACAGAATCATGTAATGACAAGAACTATGGAACTTAGGAAAAAGGTTAATTTAGTATGCTACCCAAAATTGTGTGAAGCTGATTTTGGTGAAACAAATTTAAATTTGGCAGAACGTTTAATTTCCGATTGGAAATTTGATCAAAACAGAAAAAGAGATTGTAATATAAGAGACTTAAATAAAATGGAGGAATTTGTTTAATGAGATACGAAATAATGGCAAATACAGTAATAAAGATTGATTTACATAACAACTATTCTGTTGTTGCTTTTGCAAAATGGAATGTTGAAGCAGAAAAATATTCGGTTGATTTATATATAAAAGAAAATACTATTGATCATCTTGATTTACTTGATGATTATAAAAATATTATTTTTGAATCAGACATAAAATCCATTAAAACAGATATAACAAAGTATATCGAAACACTTTATAACGAAGAAAAAATCGAAAGATATATAAAAAGAAGTGAATATGAATTGAAATGTTTTAATATAGGTAATGAAATTATTTCAACTTCTAAGGAGGTTTAAATAAGATGATTTGTAAATACTGTTTTTCTGATACAAAATATGGACATGCTGCCGGTTGTCCTAATTATAATCCTAAACCAAGTAATTATACCTGCTGCTATTGTAAAGAAGGTATTTATGATGGAGAAGATTTTATTGAAAATTCAGATGGTGAATATATACATAGAGATTGTATTCCTGGTATTGATTTTTTGATTGATTGGCTAGGATATGAAGTGCATGAGATGGGAAAGAATGGTTACTATGATAGCTGACAAGTTATGAACAGCTTTGATGTTGATAAAGTACCTGTTTATTTTGAATAATGTGTAAGTAAATAGAAATTTCATTTGAAGAATATATAAGTGGAGGTAAATTTATATGAATAATAATCTTGACAATGTTGAAGAAATGAAAAAATTAATTGTAGATGAACTTTCGGAGTGTGAATTTGATAACAATTTTAGATGTGAAGAATGTTCTGAATTGGAGCAATGTTATTACAAAGCATCTATAAAATCATCTCATGAGTTTGCAGAGAGCTTAAATTATGGTGGATATGATTCTGAAGATGAATTTTGGGAGAATTTAGATTAAGGTGGTGAATTATTATAAAAAAGGTACAGTATACATTAGTTAAAATCCCAATAAGAGAACTTATTGATGGAGATTTTAACATTCAGATTAATAGAGATACAGAAATAAAAAAAGAATATCTTATCAAACAAGGTGACTCTCCTTTATTTGATCAGATTCAGAGACTTCGTGGCGAATCATCATCTCATATAAGTGAACTTATGTTAGTTGTAGCAAAGAAAAATCCAAAACAGGAAGAATCTCTTAGAAGAATTCTAAATGATGGATTTACATATAATGGAATCCATTACTCTCGTTTTGGCAAATCAGCTTCACAAGGTAAAGACGGAATAACTGCATTTGTATGTGATGAAATTTTTGATGAGTTATATTTGATTACCCAGATGGATATTAAAATTGATGAGTGTGTCATTTCTAAGTACGAAGCTCAGAGATGTTTACCATTCAGTTCGTGTACTCTTATTAAAGATTATATGCCTAATATTGTGATTATTGGCGAGTATGAAATGACATTAAAAAATCAGCTTATCAAATATGTAGTTGAAAGAGAAAAAGAATTTGTTGATGAAAGCACTGGAAAGAAAAAGAAATATAAGACTAGAGAAATTGAAGAAGGATTAAAAGATATTGGATTATCACCTTTTGACGGATGTGGCTGCCATGAAGAAAACTTTATGAATACTGTGAGTGAGCAACTTGGATTAGACTATAAAGTTATTGGAACACAGGTGCGTTTACCATTTATTAAAGGATATTCTGTATATGTACCATTTAAACAAATTCTTAAAGAATGGGGTTACACTACTATTACTGACATTTATGGGCATGTTCATAATATTGATAATATAGATTGCATCTGGAATATTTCGATGTTTAAAGGGCACAAGATTTTTAAGTCAACTTATGGCGAAAACGCATGGATTGAATATATGAATACTGTTAGAAAGTATGAATTCAAACTTGGAATCAGTAAATACAGCCATCATATTAAACATTTAAATAAATATACACGAATGAATTTTCAGTATTTACAATGTCTGAATCTTTGGAATGATAAATATGTCAAATGTTATATAGATAAAACAAAAAAGGACTATGACATATTAGATTCTAAGAATGATGGAAAAATTATTAAGCTTGCAAAATATACCACTAATATGTATGAAAAAATCATTAAAGGTGATAAATTTTATACATATAAATTCATGGGAATTACAGACACAGAAGATTATGAGCCAGAAAGTAAATATCTTGAAGCTGCATTGGTAAATGATGTTATGCTGAAAGATCCTGCCGTTAAGCAATTTATTTATAGAAAACTTAAAAAGTCTATTGATGAAGCAAAGGTTGGCAAGATTTACTGCTCAGGTTTTTATCATACAGGTGTCGGTGATATGATTGGTTATCTTCAATATGCCGTTGGTGAAGAACCAGTTGGTTGTCTTGGAGAAAGAGAATTATATACAGCAAATTTTGAACCAGGATATTGTTGTTCATTCCGTTCTCCACTTGTTGATCCATCAGAGGTAAATAAGATTAAGATTGTACGAAATGACATTCTTGCAAAATGGTTTGATTATTTTAAAGACCAAGATGTAGTAATGTTTAACATGTATGATGTATCAGCTCCACAGCAAGGTGGTGCAGATTTCGATGGGGATATTTTCTATTTAAGCAACGATCCTATCATTATTGATTCAAAAATAGATAAGCATATCATACTTGATATTGAAGATAAAGTAACTGCTCAGTCAAAACCATATACAAAAGAGAATCTTATTGAGTATGAAGTAATGACAAGGGATAATCGTATTGGTGAAATTACTAATGTTGCCACAAGTATAGAGAATAAATATACGACTAATCCAGATATTCAAAAATTATATTCTGATTACTCTTCTCTTCTAAGAATTTTTCAGGGCAAAGAAATCGACTTCCTTAAAACGGGATTCAGATGGCATATGAATTCAGGTCTTAGAAAGCATCTCAAACAACTTCCATATTTCTTACTCCATAATTATCCAAAGAAAATGAAATCTTATATGAATATAATCAAAAAAAATAAAGAAGTATCTGATGAAGACAAAGAATATCTTAATGCATACCATTCTCCTTCTCCTATGAATGAGTTGTGTGACTATATTGAAACTTGGGAAAAGAAAAATATCTTATGGGATAATAAGATAGATTTGGTTGATACTAGATGTTTAATCATTGATAATGATTTGGATTTGTCTGATAGAAAAGTCTTAAAAAAATGCAGGAAGTTTATAAATATGTATGCGGTTGATATTAAGCAGCATCTGAATTTACATAGAGATAAATCGGATGATGAAGACCATAAATTTAATATGGATGAAGTCGTAAATGAATATAAGGCAGAACTCCTAAACGAGATCGGATTGCCTGAAAATATTATAGCAAATTATGTTATCAAAGCTTCGTACTCTTCTGTTTCTATTAGCAAATCTCTTGCCTGGTCAGCTTATGGTGATTATATCATTAAAAATCTCAAGAATAACACAAATCCAAAGAGAAATATATCAATAAGAGAAGTTCCTTACAAGACGGACAACTCATATGAATATCTTGGAAAATACTATGAATTTGAGGTAGGTGATACATATTTACGACTGTAATGAAATATTTTTATATGAAATTATAGAAGATTACAAGGAGGCAGAGAATAATGAGGTAAAGGACGAGATATTCAACTCGTTCTGCTCCTCAATATGGGCTTCTGGTAATAAAAGACGCACATATATGAAAACAATTCATTTTAAGGTCAGAAAGGATTTGCTTAATACAGAACTTGGACAAGTATTTAATACATGGTCAGGAATTGAATATAGATATTACAAGTCAATGACTAAAGAGGAAAATTGGTGTTCCATTATCAGACAGAAAATCAATAATATTTATACAAGATATTTTGATAAAGAAGTAATTCTCAATAAGGAGTACATGGATTTATTAAAGAAACCAAAGTTAATGTACTTTGATTGGTTATCTGGAATTGAAATGGATGCAGATACAGTTACAGATATTATTGATGATACGATTGACAAAGCTGAAAAACTCAAACAACGTTTTCAAATGGAGAAAATGACATTATCTTGGAATGAGTATAAAAAGGTTATTGAAGGATTTTTGAGAAGATGCTTTGATAATTGCAAATTGATTGAAGAATACGAAAATAAGACTCAGATTGTGAACAATTATGATTTTATCACTGAAGACAATTTTTATGTGAAATATATAAATAGGTCGCTTGATGGAGAAATAAGAAAATATCAAAAAAGATACTATAGTCTTCCACAGACTTCCAGAAAAGGGTATTCTCGTTGTAAACGATGTGGTGGGATTATTGAGAAAATAGGTCGAAATACTCAATATTGTAATGATTGTAAAGGAATTCGCAGGTTAGAAACTAAAAGAAGTTGGTGGAAAAATAATCGCTAGACTTTTTAAAAATCTGAGTTTTCCTTGTGAAATAAGGGTTTATAGCTGTTTTTATGTATGTATATATCACATATGGAAAACAATGAAATCAGCTTACCTTAATATCCTGCCCTATGGGACATTACATAATATTAAAAGTTTAACTTATAAATTAACCTCTCTTTCTTATATCGGTGTTTACATTATTTAAAAAAAATGGTGTAATCACTGATACTCTTCCCATATAGTTCAATGGTAGAGCAACGGACTGTTAATCCGTAGGTTACAGGTTCGAATCCTGTTGTGGGAGTTTTCTATTTCGGTAGAACGGCAGATTTCGTGTCGTTAAATAAACGCAGCAATGCGTATAAAGTGGTTCTTGGGGTATTACAAGACTGCGACTGTAGTAATACAGCTTGACGGAAAATACAGATAATCTATGCCAAACCTAAAATCAGAGGGCTACTGCTAATGACATGGCTTGGTAGGGGTGATGAAAAACGCCCTGTATTAACATGGAAACATGGGGATGATTACTGTACTATAGGTGCAAACATCGCAAGTGTTAGTGCTTGTAGGATTATTATAAAACTTCTCAAGGTGAAAACTAGGAGTTGAATAATAAAGTAGCTCGATAGCAAGAGATACAGGATGGCGGTGATTGGGTTCTACTCAAAAGGTAGAAATGGTCGAATGTACACCCTGTCATCCAATTTGGTACATACTTTTGATAAGTTTTAAAGAAAATCAAATTCTTAATAATGCAAAAATATTAAAAATATGAATTAACAACAAGCAAAAGTGTGTATGACTTTAGAGAAATAAACAACTTATTCATCTGTAATATGGTGACATATAATGCTCGCAAGGCATTATGTGAGAAAGTACAATTAGACGCAACCGTAAGAGATTTGCACTCTCTGAACCTCGCAAGGGACGATGTATCGAAAGAAAATCTATAACACTCTAAAGTAAGAGTTTGCCAATTTTCGCAAAATTGGTGTTGTTGCTGGCTACTGTCTAATCGACAGTGTGAAAAATTGTGTCCAACCACAATAGATGTCAGTGTATTAGGTCAAATTTCTCAACCTATATTAAGTAGAGTCTCATACTTCGGTATGGGATTTTTTACTTTTGGGGTGTGTAGCTCAGTTTGGCAGAGCACTCGGTTAAAAATCAAGTTGTCGATGGGTTCAAATCCCTCCACGCTCACTCTCTTCTGCTATTCAGCAGGAAATAAATCAAGAAAGAAGTGAAAATTATTAAGTACATTTCAAAAAATGAAATTGAAAAATTATTATCTGAAGGTGTAATTAGAAACACAAGACGAGGATATGTAGATCGCAGAGGCGAGCATATTGGATATTACAAGACTTGTGGTGGAAAACGTTACATCGAAGATAAATATGTTAAGTAGGTTCTGCCTATGAAAAATCGAATTGAATATAAAGGTTTTTATATTGACAGAACAGAAAATGGCTATCGCATTTGTAGAAAAGAAGATACAGAAAAGCATACTCACATGAAAAATCTCAATCCATCATATAGACTTATAGACAATGTGCTATCTAATAAAATTCCCACTCGTTGTGGATGTTATTATTTGGAGTCACATATTCGTTTAAGTTATGATGAAAATTATATTAGAAAGATTCGTGAGTATATTGAAGTAAAACAGAATAAAACGAAACAAATGTATTTTAATCCTGGCAGAAAACGTTCTGGTGGGAATTTTTAATTTTATGGAGGAAAAGGAAAATGGCAAATTTTGTTTTTAAGGAAACTAAGCAGACTTCTATGAAGATTGCAGGTATCATTGACACAGATAATATGACCATTAATGTAGATGGCGAAGATAATAAACTTGCTACTCTTCTATCGGTATTTAACGGTGGTGGTGTTGAAATAAATGTGAAGGTAAAAGAGGAAAATGAACTCGATGAGCCTACTGAATCTAATGAAGAATAGAGAGTAGGTGAACACTATAATAGACTTACATAGATTAGAAAATGAAACAGATTTTGAATGGAAATTAAGATGTTGCCTTGCAAAGAAACGTAAAGAGACAGATATGGATTGGATTGAAATTCGAGATATGCTTGGATTAAATATCACACCTGACCAGCTTAGGAAACAAGCAGTCGGATATGAAGAATATGATAATTATATTCACAACTGCGAGGGTGCATCTGAAAGAATTTTATGTGTGTCAGATGTTCATATTCCGTTTAATTTACCTATTGATATTTTTGCAAGCTACAAAGGAATTGTAGACACTTTAATAGTCAATGGTGATTTATTAGATTGTTTTTCATGTTCTGCATTTCCTAAAAAATTCAAAGTAAATCTTGATGAAGAACTTGTTTTAGGAAGACAGTATATTATTGATTTAATCAATCTGACTACACCTAAAAAGGTAATGTTTGTGATGGGAAATCATGAATACCGTATGCAAAGATACTGTTCTGATAGATTATCAAATGAATTACTTGGCATCATTCCAACAGATCCGCTAGGAATGATTGTAGACAATGGATTCAAAGTTAATGATGAAAGAAATAAAACCCAGACACAATACTCTTCTATTCGTGAAGTATTTGAAGATTCAAATATTGAAATTGTTTATGATAAAGAATGGTGGATAAAAGAAGGTAATGTAATTTTCTGTCACCCATTAAATTATTCATCTGGTATGTTAAAAACAACAGAAAAGGCAGTCAATTATTTCTTGCGTGTAGATCGCACATTCACTGGAATCGTAATGGCTCATACCCACAAAGTAGGAAGTTTTACTCAAGGTGGAATAAAAATGTACGAACAAGGTTGTGTGTGTGATTTGGATAAGCTGGATTATAACAACGGTAAACTTATAATTCCAAATCAGAACGGGTTTATGTATCTTGCATTGGATTCAAATGGTGACATTATTGATTCCAAGACAAGAATTATTACTAATTTCATGACAAAGTAGACCGAGTACGAGTGATTTGGTTTTTATATTATGCATAAGTAACTATGAAAATTGGGCTAATTTTCTACTTTTAATTAGTCCGATTGTATAGAAATTGTGATGTTGCTGTCACAATTGTATGTATCGGAGGGAGTGTACTCAAATGAGACGCTACCCTCTTTTTGTATTAAAAAAATAAATAATTGAGAAAAAAGGAGAAAATTAAAATGACGAAATCAGAGTTAATTAAAGGAATTCAGAACGAGGTATCTATTAATATACCACAGAAGGATGTAGCTGAAATTTTAGACGCACAGGCAAAGGTCGTTGCAGATGCAGTTAAATCAGGTGATGAAGTTACTATCCCTGGTATTTGTAAGGTAAAATCAAAGGATGTTCCTGAGAGAACTGGCAAAGTAATGATAGGTGCAAATAAGGGAGACACATGGACTAAGCCAGCTCACAAAGAGGCTTGTGTTAAAATTGTTAAAGCTCTCAAAGAGATTTTTGCTTAATCTGAAAGGTCGTGAATTGTTTGAAGAAAAATAAATATGAAGACATTCAGATGATTGATCTTGAAGATAAAGTTGATGACATTATCTCTATTTATATCAATAGATTATATCATACTGATAAAACAGTTGGTGTAATTGTAAATAAAGAAATTGCTGAATATATTTTGGATATTCTTATTAGACTTGACGAGACAAGTATTAAAGAGATTGACCTTGTTGATTATATGAATATAGACGAATATTTAGTATCTGTTGATGATAGTGGCGTAATCACTGTTGTTCCTATTGAGGACTTTGGTATTCTCGATAAAACAGATATTTTCTACATTGATATGGATGGTGATATCGAGCAGAATATCATTGATTATTGTGTAAATGAGGATAAGGAAGTTATTCTGTTTGGTCAGGAAGATGACTGCGATGGTGATTGTGAAAACTGTAATTGTCATGATGAGACTTATTTACATACTTCTGAAGATGAAAAAGGAAATACTCACGGATTTACTGCTAGTAAGTCAGATGGCGACTCTTATATGAGTTATTCTTACTACTCTAGCGATGAGTTAAGTCATGAAGATATTCAGAAGATGTTAAAGGCTTTTGGATTTTAGGTTGTTTAGATTGTTTGGAGTGTGTGGTGTATACTGCACACTCTTTTTGTATCCTCTCATAGACCACTAAAGATGTGGGGTAGACTGTAAATCTATCGTCTTCGGATCGGCTTGGAGCGTTACCAAGTGGGAGGACTAATTTTCTGTTTGTCTTATAATAAATGGAGAATATAAATATATGCAAGTTTGACTTGCGGTGAAATTACAACCGAATGGTTGGCTCATAATGATTGTGGAATCGGGGTAGCAATCAAGTCCATTTATGGCGGGGCACTCTAAGGAAGCAGATTAAGCTGGCAGTGTAAACTGTGTTTGTATCCTGACCTGATAAAAAAGCAAACAAATTTATAAATAGGTCAGATGGATAATCTGATAAAGAGAATTTAGGATAGTTAATACTATCCTACTTCTTTTTTATATGTGAAAGGAAGTGAGATTTAATGGGTAGAAAAATACAACATAATAACATTGTTACTGATGAGTTATTGGCTCAGTGTAATAAAGAAAATATAGAATTAGGAAATGATTTTTTGGATTATCTTCGTTCAGTTGATAGATCCCCAAATACAATCAATGCGTATAGACGTGACCTTTTTATTTTTTGGGTTTATCTACTTCAGCATTGTGACAACAAATTCTTTATTGATTTATCTAAGAGGGATATTGCTCGTTATCAGAGTTTTTGCCTTACTGAATATAAATGGTCGCCAGCTAGAATGCGTAGAGTAAAATCTACTCTCTCATCGCTTTCAAATTATGTAGAAGCTATATTGGATGATGAGTATGAAAATTTTAAACCAATTATACGCAAAATTGAAAATCCAGCAAATGAGAAAGTATTTACTAAAACTGTACTGTCCGATGAACAGGTACAGGGTATGCTTGATTATTGGGTTGAAAAAGGTAAATATGACAAGGCTTGTATTTTAGCATTAGCTGCATTTAGTGGAAGACGTAAGAGTGAATTACCACGATTCAAAGTGTCTTATTTTGATGACGAAAATATTATATATGGCTCTTTATATAAGACACCTGAAAAAATCCAAACAAAAGGAAGAGGATCTCGTGGAAAAATGTTAGTGGTGTATACACTTGCAAAACCGTTTAAGCCATATTTTGATTTGTGGATGAATTATAGAAAAGAACACGGAATTGAATCAGAATGGTTATTTCCAAAGAAAGTAAATGGAGAATATATAGATGAACCTATGGATTCAAGCACTCTTGACAGTTGGGCTGATACATTCAGCAAACATTTAGGAGAAGACTTTTATTTCCACAGTCTTCGTCACTTCTTTTGTACCTCATGTTCAAGAAGTGGACTTCCTGATGATGTAATTCAAATGCTAGTCGGTTGGAATTCGCTTGATATGGTTGCGGTGTACAAGGACATTGATGCAGATGAGCAATTTGCAAAATATTTTGCTGATGGAGAAATAAAACAAGTAGAACAAAAATCACTTTCTGATTTGTAGATAATCCCGATGAAGCTTTCGCCTAACATCATTCTTCCACTATCAAACAGAGAATATAAAAGTATCACATCTTGGCATTTGCTATTCATATAGCATTGTAAGTCCTACTACTGCATTTTGGTAGAGCCGACTATATTACGACTCTAGTGCACACGAAACCTTAATGCAGTATACTTTTCCTACCGACATCTAAGATTATCGGTTGCTCTCAACCTTAGAAATGAGAAGATGTTCGTGCTTCCCTACGTTAATGAGAACCATTATTATGATTAAAAACTATCCACAGAGTTTTGTAAGAAATGGCAAACTGTCTTTTCTGATTTTTACAATGGAAACATCGAATTGTTAGATAAGAGATATGAAACCTTATCGAGAGGTCTTTGCTCCGAAGACTGAAAATATGTGGAGAATAATCAGTAAGCATGGATACCTTGTGTGTCTTAGGGTACTTAGTTTGTATCTAAATAATAACTGCATGTGTACAGTGCAATATCAGCTAGTTAGTGCTTTATGCTGAACATTGGGGTGTCGCCAAGCGGTAAGGCATAGGGTTTTGATCCCTACATCCAAGGTTCGAATCCTTGTGCCCAGTTATGATTTCGTAGCCAAGTTGGTTAAGGCATCGGACTGCAACTCCGAGGGCGTGAATTCGACTCTCACCGAAATCTTTTTATGCGGTAAACCTGATGTCAAAACCTATTTTTTGGATGTATACGGAACTTAGGCATGTAAGCTCAACACTTACTACCGCTCTTATGTTTTTTATAACTTTTTAGTTATTATAACAACATATTCTATTTAAACTTTTTTTAGATTTTCGATCAGCATGTGGAGAGATATATAAAAAAAGTTGTTCAAATCCTTTTTTATTATGATATACTGTATATCAAAAAAGGAGAAAATTATGGAAAATTTACTCAAAAAGTTTAATATATTTGATTTATTTACTATGCTTATTCCAGGTGTGATTATTTTAACTTTATCCTGTATTTCATTATCATTCGAATATTATGACAGGTGGACAAATTGGGAAAAGGAAAAATATGTAATCTTTTTTGTAATTAGTTACTTGTTAGGTATAGTTTTTCAACAGCTTGGAAATATAGTTGATCAAAAATGGATATATAGACATGTATATGGTGGAAGCCCTAGAGAAATTTTTCTTTTAAAAGATAAATATATGAAAATACTAAATAATGAATTGGCTTATAAGGACGCATTAAATATAAAAAAGTATTTAATTAATTATTTTGATATAGATACCAAAAATATTGGAAATATTGAACAACAAAAGCAATTAAACGCAAGAATATTTTCATATTGTTTAAACATTGTAGAAATAAATGGGTTATCATTCAAGGCTGATAAAATGCTTGTTATTTCTGAAATGAGTAGATCATTGTCGTTAGGGTTTATATCTATAATTTTATTAAATCTGCTTATGATTCTATTTTTTCATTTTCATTATGTATTTTTTCTTATGGAAAATATTATATTATTATTTTTAGTTTATATATTTTTTGATAGAAAAAAACAATATGAAAAATATAGATATATAATTATTTTACGAATGTTTTCAATATATATGAGAGATAAAGAAATTAAATAAAATAGTAAAGAGTCATTTCATAAGAGATGGCTCTTTTATTATATACACCTTTAGCTTAATTGGTAGAGCAACGATCTCCAAAATCGTCAGGTCTATGTTCAAATCGTAGAAGGTGTGTTAAGTGTCAAGAATTTGCACTTTCATTGGAAATTTAATATTGTAAATTATGAGAAGTCATTTCGTATGAAGTGGCTTCTTTTTTTATATTGGAATAAAAGGAGGTGGTCGTTAGTTTGGCTACGACAAAAGAGACACAGCCCACAAAATTAACGGCTGCACAATTAAAGAAAAAAGTTGAAACACAGGAAGAGAAAATCAAGTCACTTAAAGAAGGTGCTTGGTGTTACATGTGTGATACACATAAAGCTAAAGATAAATTTTATGTAAGTACAGATCCTATGAGTAAAAGTGGTCTTACTCCAATTTGTAAAGACTGTGCAAAAAAAATAGCGTTAAGAACTACAAATGGTGTTGATCAAGAGCCTACGAGGGAATCAGTGCAACTTGCCCTTAGATATTTGGGGAAACCTTTCCTCGAAAAGGTATGGGACTCAAGCATTCAGGAAGTTGAGAATCTTGCTTCTGGAAAAGTTAAATCTAATGTATGGACAGCGTATGCACGTCAAATTGCTATGCCAAATTATATAGGACTAACATACTTTGATTCAGACCATTTTGTTAAAGATAAAACTGAAAATGAATCAGTAAAAGAACTTACGACTGAGGAAGAACTTATTGAATCACATGCAGGGTTGGATACATATGATAGTTTTTTAAAAAACAAAAATGATGTAATTCGATTACTCAGTTATGATCCTTTTGAAAAAGAAGATATAGCCGACCAACCATTCTTATATTCACAGCTATTAGGATTGTTAGATTCTAGTGAAGACGCAAATGAAGATATGATGCGTACTTCTTCTGCTATCTCTATTGTTCGTGGATTTTTACAGCAATCTAAGATTGATGACACCATATCGAAGTTGATGTGCGACATTTCTAATATTGAACGCAATTCTGCAACAATTAAATCTCTACAGGAGAGCAAAGGTAAGATTACTTCTGTTATTACAAGTCTTGCACAAGACAGTTGTATTTCATTAAAACACAACAAAAATGCTAAAAAAGGTGAAAATACATGGACGGGTAAAATCAAAAAAATTAAAAGTCTTAATTTGCGAAGTGGTGAAGTCAATGGTTTCGACATTGACACATGTAGAGGTATGCAACAGGTTCAGGAAATTAGTGATGCTTCTATTATGAAACAATTAGCTCTTGATGAATCTGAATGGTCAGATATGGTTTCTGAAATGCGTGTTGTGAATACTGATCTTCGTAAAGAAAAAGATGCTTACCAAGAAATTAACAGAATTTTATTGAGAGAAAATCTTGATTTAAGAGATACATTAAAAGAAAATAACTTACTAAATGAAGAACAGTTGAAAGACTTAAAAGATGTTTATTCTGTTTTTGCGGAATTTGACGAAGAAAAAGAATCTCCTAATGAAGAGGTAAAGGAGGTTGTCGAAAATGAATCAGAATAAACAAATGATTATGAATTACTATCAGAATGAAATTCTTGATTATGATAAAGATTTTTATAATCAATATGGAATATATGTAAAACCACATGGTTATTCTATCTCATCTCGTAAAATTGAGTCTTATATTCAAATTGCTGAAATTCAAAAATATCTGCAATGCAACCCAGTAAAAGCTATAGATCTTTTTTTCAACATAGAGCTTTTAGATGGGCAGGCACTTCTTGTACAAAGAAGCTGGGTTTGCCCAAATGTACTTGCTGTATGTACCCGTGGATATGGTAAAAGTACAGTTATTGACCTTGAGATAATGTCAAAAGATATGTGTTTTTGTAATGTATGGACATACATTGCAAGTGGTACAGGCGGTCAGGCTGAACAAACTTTTACTACTTTGGAACGACTTGCCAATGATAACATTGATACATTTTACGGTTCAACTGGTTCTTTATTTAAGAACGAGATTGAAATTAAAAATGCAGCAGGTGATGGATTTTCACACTCGTCCAATGGTTTTTCCTATTCATGTTATAACGGATCTATGACTAGGACATTGAACGGAAATATAGATGCAAAAAGAGGTATGCGAGGCACCGTAATTTTTGACGAAAGTGGTTTCTTGTCTGATGAAATGATGAATGTATATGGTGCATTCGCTGTTGTAAATAAAAGTTTAAAAACAGGTAAAGATGTAGATGGTAATTCAATTGATCCTATTCGTCAAAGGTGCTTACCACGAGATTTGTCATATCAGAAATATTATATAAGTTCAGCTTCTTCAACTGATACTCAATTTTGGAGATTATATAGAGATTTTTCAAAACAGCAGATTATGGGAAATCCTGACTATTGTGTATTGCATATAGATTGTGAACAAGCATTTAAACCAACTCTTAGAGGAGAATTAGTCACTCCTCTTCTATCTCGTAATACGGTTGAATCCGAAATGAGAACAAATCCAGAAAAAGCTAGGCGTGAGTATTATTGTATTTTTACTACAGATGCTGGTACTGACGCAATTATTCGTAGAGGTGTTATTACACGTAACGAAGAAACTAGAAAACCACTTCTATATAACGATACAGGTGATAAAAAATTTGTTATTACATATGATCCTGCTAGAAGTCGTGATAATTCAGTCATTCTTGTTGGAGAAATTTATGAATACGAACAGGTAGACGGAAGCATTGATACAAGAATGAGATTGGTAAACTGTATTAATCTTATTGATGTTGGTAAAAAAATCAAATCTCCTATGCAGACACCAGATCAGATTGAATATTTAAAAAAAGTAATTCTTGATTATAACGGTGGAGCTGACGCATATGGAAATATTGTTGGTGTATACATTGATGCAGGTAGCGGTGGATCTGGTGTTAATATAGCTGATTATTTAATGCCAGATTGGACAGACTCTGCTGGTATTGTTCATAGAGGCTTAATAGATAAAGAATACTCTGCCGATTATGTTAAGAAATTTCCAAATGCAGTAGACAAAGTACATCTTATGTCCCCTGCTGGTTACAAATCTGAAATGTATGAAGCAATGATAGAATTGATGAATCAGGATAAAATCAGTTTTACAGCACAATATGACCATAAAGGCTATCTCACTGTTTTTGATGTTGATGAGAAAAAATTGGCTAAAGAAAAAGAACGAATTTCTGCTGAACTCAGAAAACAAAAAGTTAATGAAAAGGAATTTGAAACTAAGCTCAATGAAGAATTAGAGAAAATTGAATCCGTTAATACAAAAACTATAAAACTTGATTGGCAGGATGAAATTGCTCTTGCTAACATTGATGCTTTAAAAGAAGAACTTGTAAATATGGTTCGTAAGAAAAGAGATTCTGGAAAAGATTCATTTGAACTTACGCCTGAAAAATCCAATAAGCTCCACGATGATCGTGCGTATACGGCGTGTATGGCTTCTTACGCCCTCATGTGTGAACGTAGAAAAGCTATTACAAATAGAAAACGTCCAACCGAAGATGCCACAAGTTTCATAAATAAACTTACAATTCGTAAAGCAAAATACAATTAAGGAGGTGCATTATCAAATATGCCAAGACCTAAGAAAGTAGATGCAAATTCTAATGCACCTGCTAAAATAAATAATTCACAGAAGAAAACCACTTCTTCTACTCCAAAACAGCCAACCACAAATGAAATGCGTGAATGGTATGAGAAAAATAAAAGTAGACTTGAACATTATGAAGACGCAACAAGTGCAATTACAAGTCTTCGAGACATTCAGAAATCATCCAGATATACGTCAATCAGTAACTACTCAAAGGAAGATGTAAAAACATACATAAAGAATATCTCTTCTAATGAAAAGAATCTACGAAGCTTATCTCGTTATCTTTATTATCGTTCAGAAATCTATTATCGTCTTTGTAAATATTATGCAAATCAGATTGATCTGACAATTCGTAATATAGTTCCCCCTTTTATAATCTCAGGTGAAAACGATATACAATCCACTTTACAAAAGTATCAAGAAACAGTTGATATAGTTGACACTCTAGGATTGAATTATGAATTTCGTAAAGCTGCGTCTATCACTTTAAGAGAAGATGTATTTTATGGATGTGCTTATTATACAGAAGGACAAGGAATGTTTGTTCTTCCATTAGATCCAGATTATATGAAAATAGCAGGTATGTTTCCTGATGGTTCATTTGCAGGAGCTATGGATATGAGTTATTTCCGTAGTCATCAGGAACTTCTTGAATATTGGGGAGAGCCATTCAATAGTATGTGGAACACATATCAGAGCACAAATGAAAAATATCAGCTAATTCCAGAAGAATATAATGTATGTATTAAATTTAGGTCTGAAGACTGGGAAACCATCGTTCCCGTGCTTACACCTATATTTTTATCATTGATTGATCTTATGGACGCTTCTGATTATCAAGCAGTTCAACAGGCAGCTAATATTTATAAATTAGTGTGGCTTGAAATGAAGACAATGGGTAATGATGTAGATGATTGGGCTGTAAATCCAGATATAATGATTCAATATTTTAATCGTATGCTTGAAGAAGCTTTACCACCTTATATCTCTGCTGCTATTGTTCCTGGTGAATTACATGAAATTAGTTTCCCAGATGATGCTACTGGTGATGTAACAAAGGTTGAAAAAGCAACAAAAGAAATTCTTAATACGGCTGGTGGTGCTCAGATATTAAATTTAAACTCCGCTTCTAACTCTACTGCCTTTACATATGGCGTACTTGCAGATTCTACATTTTCTATTTCAACTCTTATTCCACAGATTCAAGCGATTGTAAATCGACTTTTATCTAGTTGGATATCTGAACCTTGTAAAGTTAAATTCTTTGATGTTTCTATTTATCAGAAGGATGATTTTAAAAAATCAATCTTGGAATCATGCACTAATGGATTACCAAACAAAATTCTTTATAACACATTGAATGGTGTGTCTGAAAAAGATACGTTATCTATGAACTTTTTGGAAGAAGACTGTTTGCAACTTAGTTCAAAATTCAAACCACTATCTAGCACTTATACTCAGACAGGTAATAATAAAGGCGGTGGTCAAGAGAAGGATGATTCGGAACTTACAGATGCTGGGCTTCGTACAAGAGATGAGAATTTAAATGATAAATAGGAGTTGATGGAATGAACCAAAAATTTATACAAACGCAAGATGCACCTACTGCTACTCTCCTATCTCAATTAGGATATCAACAGGTGCAAAATTCTAATGGTATTTATGTATTTTTGAATACTGATACCCTTCGGTTTTCAGAAAATATAGATATAAATAAATTAAAGTATACAAATATGCTTACATTTTAGTCGTCTTCCTTGGGCGACTTTTATTATGTCAGAAAGGAGGAAAAGACTAAGTAGATGCCAAAGGTTATTAAAAAGAAAATTTTAACTGAAGATGATTTACTAAAATTCTGTCAAGAGCAGAAATTTGCAAAATTTAGTTCTAAAGATACTGGCTATCAGTTGGCTTTAAAAGTACCTACTACTTTTGAGATAGATGATACCGTAGATGAAAATCATCGTGGAATGATGCGTCTTAAATTCAGAATTTTTCATACAGGACTTAACAGAAATAAGAGTTATGTATCAAAAGATGCTGCTGAGAAAGCAATGAATACAATTGCTGACAGACCCGTGTTGGCTGCAATCCATCAGCTTGCAGACGGAACTTGGGATTTCGAAGGTCATGAGATGGAAATTGTTAAAGACGAAAAGGGTAATGAAGAACTTAGATATATTGAATCTCAAGTTGGCTCTTTCTCATCTGAACCTGCGTTTTGGGAACATGATGATAATTTAGATAAAGATTATGTATGTGCTTATGCTTATATAAGTGAAGAATATACAAAGGCTTGTGAGATTATTCGTGCCAAACAAGGTTCAAAAAATAGTTGCGAGCTTTTCATTGATGAACTCTCCTACAACGCCAAGGAGAAGTATCTTGACTTAAACGATTTCTATGTAAATGCTTCTACTTTATTAGGAAGTCATGATGACGGCACAGAAATTCAGGAAGGTATGGAAGGTTCTCGTGCCGATATTGCGGATTTTAGTGTAAATAACAATTCAGTAAAATTTGACAAAGATGAAAAAATGATTGAACTCTTAGAAAATCTTAACAAGACACTTTCTAATTTCAATAAAGAACAGACTTCTGTTCAAACACAATCAAAGGAAGGAGGAGCAAATAATAAAATGACAAAATTTGAAGAGTTACTTGCCAAATATGGTAAGACTGCTGAAGATGTAACATTCGACTATGCAGAAATGTCAGATGAGGAACTTGAAGCAAAATTCGCTGAGATGTTCAATAATGACAATTCAGACGGAGACAATTCAGATAACGGAGAATCTGGTGAGCCTTCCAATGATGGAGAAGGTGATGGCGAAGAAGCTTCAGAACCAGAAGGCGATGAAGGTGGAAGTCAGACTTTTGAAAAGATTGTTCGTACATATGAAATTTCTCATGAAGATACAAGATATGCGCTCTATAATCTGTTAGCACCATATGAAGAGTCAGATAATGATTATTACTACATCTCAAATGTATTTGATTCTTATTTTGTATATGAGGGTTGGTGTACTGATAAAATCTACCGCCAGAACTATACGAAAGATGGTGACAATGTTGCATTTGATGGTGAACGCATTGAATTATTCCGTGAGCTTTTAACAGCAAGTGAGAAGGCTGAACTTGAATCCATGCGTTCAAATTACGCTGCCCTCAAAGAGTTTAAAGAGACAGCAGAAAAGAATGAACTTCATGCACAGAAAGAAGCTATTATAAATGCTGATAATTATTCTGTTCTTACAGAGAAAGATTCAGAAGGAAATTATGTAAATGCTGATTTCGCTGAATTAGTAAAGACTATGGATAATTATTCTGTAGAAGACTTTGAAACAAAGGTAAAGGTTATGCATTCAGATTATATGTCTGCACATGCGAACTTCTCTTCTGTTGACACAAAGAAAAACACAAATTCAGTTAAGATACTTACAGATATGAATAAGAAATCAAAGCCTAAGAAAAACTACGGCAACTTATTTGATTAAAAACTGAATATAACTTCATTTCGTACAGAACGCTTTATGCGTTCTTTTTTATTGCAAAAAACAAAATTTAAGGAGGAAAACATAATGGCAATTAAGTACACAGTTGAAAAACATACTGTATGCAATCCTGGAAATCTTATTGCAGAGAATTATGGCGAGCACATGGTTTCTCTCAATATTACAAGTGCTACAGATAACGGAAGAATCGTCAAAGTAGGCGACATGGAGACATTAGACAAATACAAGGTAGAGGCAGCAACAACTATTGGTGCTTACATCTTTGACAAAAATGCAGATGGTACATGGCTTGTAGTTGTAACAAGTGTACCTGATGATCTTACTGCTCTTATTTATCAGAAGCCAATCATCAATGAGGAATCGCCTCGTGCTCTCACTTCTCTTTCTAATTTCTATAACGATCCTGAAGATGGTGCAGTTCGTGGATATATTCTTCATGCATTAGATCGTTTTAGTCTTTCAGACGAGGGATTCGATGGAACTCCTGTAAAGGGTGCAAAAATCACACAGATTTCTGACGGAAAATTAAAAATCGGTGAGTAATTAGAAAGGAGGAAAATACAATGTTAAGATTTAGTACAGACAATTTAAGAAAAGTATTTGCTGATGAAGATAAATACAAGAACTTTAAGAAACTTACATATGACTTAAATCATGGAAATGATATTTATGAATATGACGAGGATGGAAATCAGAGAAAGATTTCTAAGAAAGAAGCTAACAATGCAGTTAGAAAAATTCTTATGGAGGTTTGTGACCTCACAGAAGAAGATTTAAAGTCTAACAAGCTTCGTAAACGTGCAGAAGCACAGCATCAGAATGAAGTATTTGAACTCATTGAGTCTGATATTGATTTTAAGGTAGAGACAGGATTTCAGGAGAATGAATGGTTTCAGAATTATGTTGATATGAGAAATATTGCATTAGGTGATGATGAGGAATACTGGACAAAAGATAAGATTATGCTTGTTGTTGCAGAGATTTCTGGTGGGCATCATGACCTTACCATGCAGAACTTAAATGAGGGTACATCTCACAAACTTCATACTAGAAAATATGGTATGAAGATTGGTAAAGACATTGATCTCATTCTGCTTGGACGTGTTGACTTTACAGAGCTTACAGATAAAATCGCTGAAGCATTTGCGTATAAAGTAATGGAGCTTTGCTTCGCTGGTGTTTATGGCGCAACAGATAAGTTACCAAACAAGTCTCAGTTTGTTAAAACTGGTGCATTATCTGCTTCTACTAAGGAATCATTTGATACTCTTATCGAAGATGTTGGTGCAGCAAATGGTGCAGATGTTGTAATTATGGGTACAAAAACAGCCCTTAAGAAACTTAATGCTCTTGCAGATGTTGATTGGAGAAGTGATTCTCAGAAAGAATCTGTTGCAACTACAGGTCGTCTTGGAAATTATGAGGGAACTGAACTTATTGAGATTCCACAGAGATTTGCATTAAATGATGTTACAAAGAAACTTATTCCTAATGATAAGTTGCTTATCTTTGCAAAGAATCAGGAGAAGTTTGTATGGTTTACTGATAAGGGTGAGACAGAAATTACTGAGGCTGGTCAGCAGAAGGGAGATTTAGCAGACGACTTCCAGACATATGAAGTACAGCGTGAGTTTGGAGTTGCTGTTGAACTTCCACAGTATATGGGTGTTTGGTCATTCTCTTAAAATGACCTTAGTAAATTTGAGTGGCTAGTTAATCTAGTCACTCTTTTTATATTGGAAAGAAAGGAAAAAGAATTATGCCATATCAGAAGAAAACAACTACGAAAACTGATGAAACAAAGGATGTAGAAAATAGCGCAACAAATAAATCAGAAAAAAGGAAATTCTCACAGGACGAACTTATTCCGTGTTTATCAATTACACCAGGAGAAATGTTCTTTGTTGGAAATAAGTCGAAAGATTTATATACTTTTGCAGATATTGATGATGTAGTTGATATTGAGTTTAGAGATCTCGATTATGCTGCTAGATCAAAAGATTCTATGATGTTTAAACCGAGATTTATTGTACAGGACAAGGACTTTATAAAATTACATCCTGCTCTTGACGAAATTTATTCAGCTCTACACACAACGGCTGATTTAAAAGCAATTTTAAAAATGACTCCATCCCAGATGGAAAAAGTTATCCCTACTCTCCCAGTTGGAGCGCAGGACGCATTGAAAACTATCGCTGCAACTATGGTTGATGAAGGAGAACTTGATTCTGTTAAGAGAATTCAAACACTTGATTCTATTTTTGGAACAGAGTTACTTTTAAAATTGAATATGTAGTAAAGGAGGCTCACAATGACGCTTCCATACGAAACAATTTTTTCACGAACAAGAGGACGTATTTCAGATATGAAAGAACTTTCTCTTGACGAAAACGATCTTAATGAAGCATGGACTGAACGCTTACACATGGTTGCAGGTGATGAACGAGTTATTAGAAAATTCGCTTCATTTAATATGGATGATGAAATCCAACAGATTGAATTTGAGATGCAATATCCTGTTAGCGATTTTGCAGATAATGAATATGTTATAGGATTGTTCACTCTTGGAATGACAATTGAATGGTTAAAACCACAGGTTGACTCTGCAAAATTTACTGCTAGAGCTTTAGGGACAAAAGAAGAAAAAAACATACAGAATCCATATAAAGATATGCAAAGTAGATTGGATACATTACAGCATGAATTTAGTAGAAAACTTGCAAGTCATGGATATATTAATAATTCATATGTACGAGGTGAATAACTATGAAATATATATATGGTTCGTTCACCAAAAGACAAATTAAAGAAGCTGCACTTGCAATGCATAACGATGTCCATAAGTTATTACTTTATAAGGATAATCGAATAGAAGAAAAAATATTTGAGAATGACGAAGCTTTTCTTATATTTTTCCAGAATGTCATGTTTAAATTTAGTGGAACAAAGACTCTATTTAATAACAATGGAATTATGGTCACATTAATGGCTACTTTGCAAGCTGCTTATGACGAAGTTACATCCGATGAGTTTGATTACATGACATTTCGTAGGGCTATTTTAGATAGTCACAATTACATTAAGTAGATGTTTGAAGGAGGTGTTGATGATGCCAAGCTTACAGACAGCACGGCGAATCGCTAACGCCAAAACAAATAATGCGAAAACTTTAGGTCAAATTTATAAAGAAGAATCTGATTTTTTGATGGAAGAAACTTGGGATAACAGTATTGCTTCCAAGACTTGTTACATCTATGACCATTTTCATGACGATTTTTTCACAGATGAACATGGAATTACACGTTCACTTGCTGAAGGTATGACATACGAAAACACCAATAAGACAAAGATAGATGCAAAGTTTATTATTAAATCTTATCAGTCAATGGATAAAGATCAAGTGGAATACTATCTTATGTTTCGTCCAAGTCAGCCTGTAATATTCAATGAAGGTGATGACCTTTATTATTATGAGACTGATTTTAGAAAACGCTATGGAGCGACATTTCCGATAGGGCTTTTCGTGGACGTTCCAGATGATAGAGGAGTTTATCATAAATGGATTATTTGCCGTGATGAACCAGCTAATCAGTTTCCTAAGTATCTGATTTTGCCAGTAAATTACGAACTTACATGGATTGAAAAATCTAATGATAAGCGTATTAAGAGACGTATGTGGTGTTGTTTAAGACAACAGAATTCGTATACTATAGGAACTTACACAGACAGATATTTTACACACACAGATAATCAGGATAAGATATGGTTGCCAATGAACTCTATTACAGAGAAGTTTTGGTACACTTCTGAAGATTCTAAAAATATGCGTGTTGTAGTAAGTGCTTTAACAGAACATCCTACAGTATGGACAGTGACCAAGGTTGAAAATTCAATGCCATTTGGTATTCAAAAACTTACTATATATACGGCATTTTGGAATGAGCATACTGATTATGTCAATCTTGAAACAGGCGAAATGTATGCGAACTATTTCGATTCAGAAATCGCCCCAACAGATCCATCCACTCCAACTACTCCCCCATCTTCTATCACAGCAAGAATTTCAGCTTCCACTTCAACAATTAAAGTTGGTGGCTCTTATAAAAATCTTACAGTAAATCTATTCAACGATTCCAACGAAGATATCACAACTGAATATACTGATGCAACCTTTACATGGACTTGCTCTATTGACGATGAAGATTGGACTGATAAAGTAACATGGCGAGCTGGTACAGAGTATAACCAAAAGAAAGTAAAGTTTCCTAGTGACACTTCTGCTATCGGCAAAATATTGTCTGTTAAGTGTGAAGTTATTAAGGATAACTTGCCGATTGAATCTGAAATTTTGCCGTTAGAATTAACTGAATAGGAGGTGTTTTATGGTAGAAAATAAAATGATAACTAAAAAAGATTTGCTTACAAAACTTCGTGCCTATAAAGAATCTCCTGATGATGATGTGATTCGTATTAAAAAGAAAATTGAAAAGATTTTTCTACAGTGTCCTGAAATATTATATGCACTTAATGAAAAAAAACTTGAATCAGAACTTTTTGATGATGACGGAAATATTAATTGGGAATGGAATGAAGAATTAGGTGAATATGAACCACTTGGAGAATGGGATAATTATATTGGTAGTACAGCAAATATACGTCCATTCTTATTTATTCCTGATACTCAGACAGAGGTTAAACATTATATTTGTTATCAAGTAGGAACTGATGAAAATGTCAGATATAATCCTACTGAAAAACTTCTTAATATCACATTTACCATTTTTGTACATGGAAATGATAGAGTTGATAAATTAACTGGTATACCAAGACATGATTTATTAGCTGCACTTATTAGGGAGAATTTTGCATGGACTGGTTTTGAAATTGAAAAACCTACACCAATAGGTAATAAAGAATCTACAACAGATAATAATTATCTTGTTCGTACATTACAGTATCAATGTGTACTTCCAAACGATCTTGTTATTTCTTCAAATGGTACTACTTCTTATAAGAATAAGAGGTGGTAATAATGGATAAAATGTTTTCTAATAATTCTTTTATTCAGCAAACTATAGAACAACAACTTTCAGATGAACAGATTCAAGAAGTTGAAGAATTAGGATTCAATCCTTTAAAAATGTATTTTGGTGAAGATTATGTAATAAATGAAAAAATTATAATTCATCAACCATCTATTCAAGACTTCATTGATTCAAATAGTGAAACTGATATTTATGGAGTAATTACACCATTTGTATCGAATACAACGGCTTATAGACTTCAACTTTGGGATATGGGCATTGATTGGAATAAAATCAGTAATCTTGAATTGTTCTCAATTCTCATAAAATCAATAGATTTCAATTATTCAAAATTAATATTTGGAGATATTGATTTTTCCACATTTAATTTATATCAAAAACAGATTGATGGAAATACTGTATTAACTTTATATAGTCAAGAATTAGATTTGGAAATAGACGAAGATACAAGAAATAAGATGTGTAAATATGTACAGTTTATGTTTAACTCTTTTCCACCAGAAGAAGAATTCACTTCTAATAAGACACTTAAACAGGATTTAATAAATAAAGATAGACAGAAATTAATTCAAAAGAAAAAAGAAGCCTCTGAAAATAAAAATCAGCAAAGTCTTCTATCAATGATTGCTTTTTATCTTAATCATCCTGGTTGTCATTACAAAAAAAATGAACTACGTGAAGTCGGATATTTTGAATTTATGTACAATATCCAACGACTTCAAATATATGAATCAACTCGTGCTCTATTTGGTGGAATGTATAGTGGCATGTGTGATTTAAGCAAAGTTGATCCAAACGAATTTAATTTCATGCGTGATGTAAAAATCACAGCATGATTTTTTTATTTTATAAAAATAATTTTAAGGAGGAATAAAAATATGGCTTTTAGATTAGGCGATAAACTTTACAAAGAAATTCTTTATGGCTATGCAGAAGATTTAACTACAACAAATCCTTTATATGTACTTACTCAGTTATCAGAAGGTAGTGTCGAAGTAACTGCTGAATCTACAGAAGTAAAAGATAAGAATGGTAATTTAGTTAAGAAAATCTGGAAATCAAAGGCTGGTACATTTTCTGCTAAAAATGCATTCGTTAATACAAACATTATAGCTGCTTCAGCAGGAACAACACCTATTTTTGCTTCTAATGGCAATAAGGTAACAATGCCAAAAATGTTCCATGTTAAGAAAGGTGCTGATGTTACAATCAAAGATTATGTAGCAGGCAGTGTAAAAGTTGCTCAGTATTTTGGTGATGGTTCTATTGGAAAAACATATACATTGGGTGAAGCGGCAGATACAGAAAAGTTTGCAATAGAGTCTACTTCTGGTAAACTCTCTCTTCCTACAGATACAGAAGCCGATATGTTCTTTATTAAGTATCTTAGAGAGTCAGAAACAGGTGCCATGATTCAGAATAAGGCTGATGAATTCCCAAATTCTGTAAAATTCATTATTAAGGCTACATATTACAATCCATGCAAGAAGAATGAATTAAAGGCAGATTATATTGAGTTTCCATCATTTCAGGTGTCTCCTGAAACAACAGTTCCAATTAATGCAGATTCTGCCGAAATGGATTTTAAGGGAGATCTTGAGATTGATTACTGTGGAACAGATAAGGTACTTTATAACATTTATGATGCTGATGAAGTTGATGCAGAATAATTTTTAGAGGGTGGATTATTACCACTCTCTTTATTTATGCAAAGGAGTGAGAACTTAAAATGGCAAATAATAGAATTTGTCTTACTTGTGGTAAACCTTATGAGTATTGCGGTTCTTGTCCAAGCAGTTTGAATCTCCCTGTATGGAAAAATATTTTTGATACAGAAAATTGTAAAACTGTGTTTGAGGCAGTTAGTGACTATGCTCAAAATGCAATTACTAAAGAATCAGCAAAAGTAAGATTATCAAAATGTGATGTTTCTGGTGTTTTTAAGGACAATATAAAAAAACTTATTGAAGATATTAATAAGGAAGATATTAAAAACACAGACACCAAAGACAACGAGTTTAAAATAAAAAGTGGAAATAAAAAGAAACCTATTTCTATAATAAATGATTGATATATGAGAGTGTGAATTTTAGGGAATACATTTTCATATGTTGTGAATTTTGTATTCTCTATTTTTTACGCTTATGGAATGAAAGGAAATTATGAAATTTGACAAAGAATATTCGACTTCCTATGTAGAAGAAATGAAATTTCTTCGTGATAAGGGGATTCGTTATACATGGGTATACATGAACGAAGATAAAATTTCAGTATGGAAGTATAAAAAAGAAAAACGATTATGGGATGCTTTATCTGAAATGTATTCTAAATATAATTTAGATTAGGTGGTGATTGAATGTACTTAGACAATGCTTCGACCACTCCATTAAAATTGGAAGTTAAGGATTATATTATATCTCTTTTAGATACATATCAGAATCCATCTTCTATGTATCAATCAGGGGTAAATGTAAAACAAATTATATCCACTGCAAGAAATAATGTGGCAAAATTTATCAATGCTAATCCTGAGAATATTATTTTTACATCAGGCGGTTCAGCCAGTAACACCCTAGCAATTAAAGGATTTATAGGAGATACTATTAATTATAGCGTTTTATACTCTCCTATTGCTCACAAATCTATGCTTAAATGCGTAGAATCTTTACATCCCCATCAGTGTGAAAAATTAAAAGTAGATAATAATGGATTTATAGATCTTGATTATTTGAATGACTGGGCTAGTCACAGAGAACATACTAAGTTATTAGTGGCTATTGATTATGCCAATTCTGAGATAGGAACTATTCAGAATGCAAAGAGGATTGTAGAAATTGTACACAAGTACAAAGGTTACGTGTATCTTGATTGCACTGGTTCAATAAGTCAGATACCTATAGATGTTAAAGCTCTTGATGTAGATATGATTGGATTTTCCGCACATAAGTTAGGGGCATTAAAGGGAGCAGGTGTATTGTATAAGAAATCAGGTATACATCTTAAACCACTTATTTACGGTTCACAGGAACAAGGCTTATTTGGTGGCACTGAAAATGTAATAGGTATAGCTGCACTTGGTAAAGCAGTCGAGAATTATGATTACTCTACTATTACATCTGAAGGTAGAAATTATATTTACAATTATGTTACGAATAACATATCCGATGCATATTTAGTTGGTGCTGATTTAAAACATAGGTTACCACATAATTTATATATGTGTTTTAAGGGTATTCAAGGAGAGTCTCTTATGACATTACTTGATATCAACAAGATACAGGTATCAACTGGATCAGCATGTACAAGTGGTGACTTAGCCCCTTCTACTACTTTGCAAGCAATTGATGTAAATAAAGAAGATATTAATAGTTGCATTAGAATAACTTTCAGTGGAAATGAAACAAAAGATGAACTGGATTATGTATGTATGAAACTTAGTAGCAATGTAAAGTTATTAAGAGATTTGAAAAAGTAAGGAGGAAAAATTATGGACTTATCATTTTTATCAAATTATGCAATACCTATTATAGTAGGTATATGCCTTTGTGTGGGTTATGTAATTAAGAATTTAATAACAACAGATGTAATTAACAAGTATATACCATTAATGATGGCAGTATTAGGTATAGTGCTTAATATATGGCTTAATATGGCATTTACACCTGAAATATTACTTGGCGGTATGGTAAGTGGTCTTGCATCAACTGGTCTTTACGAAGCATTTAAGAACCTTATCTCTAAGAAGAATTAGAGAAAGGTCGGGTGCTTATGAATGGGAGCAATAGAAAGATTAGCTGATATAGATTATGTATTAGTAATACTTGGATTCTTTGCTGTGCTTTTTGCGGCAAAGGAAATTATAGAAATATTTAGTTATTTTAAGAAGAAATGGCGTATTAAGACTGGGATTGAACAAGACAAAGAAACATTAGAAAACCGAATAAAAACACTTGAAAAACACGATAATTGGCAGTATCAGGAAATTTTGAAAATATCTAATGGTATTGATGATATTAAAGATAATCTCATAAAGAGAGAAATTAAAGATAAAGAAAAAACAGTTGCTACTCTCAGAGGACAACTATATGGGTTACATGAAAAATTTGTAACCAAAGGGTATATTGATAAATCAGGGTTAAAAACATTTATTGAACTTGGAAAGATCTATGAAGCTGCAGGAGGCGATGATATTTATCACGACAAATTATATCCTGAAATTATGGCTTTGCCAATTAAAGAAGATTAATTTTTATAATATCACATATTTGGTAAACTTTGCTTAACATATATTTATGTATAATACTCATATAAAATAAATTATTGGAAATACTTTATGTATATGAAGAACAAAGTTGATGAATATCGTTGTAAACAAAATATGACATTACAGCAATTATCAGAAAGAACAGGTATTTCAAGAACCACTCTTTCAAAAATTGTAAATAATCAAACAAATGATATTTTATTAAGTCATGCAATCACCTTATCTCGTGTACTTAAAGTAAATCTATATGAATTATTCTGTATACAGAAATAATGGAGGAATGTTTATGACATATTTTAATTTAATTTGCGAAGAATTATGTATAACTGGAGGAAAGGTTATATATATTGATACCAATGTTAGAACTCTTGAAGAAGTACATAAGATAGTAACTGATAATGCTGAAAAATATCCAAAAGGAAAATGGGAATTATACCCTATGCAAATAATAATTTAATAACAAACAATTAAATAGAAACATTTAATAAGAACGAGCTAAATTTTGACTCGTTCTTTTATTTTGTCTAAAAATAATAAAGGAGGAAATTATGGCTTATAGAATTATAGATGTGTCAGACAATAATGGACAGCTTGATTGGGACATAATTAAGCCAAGTATTGATGGTGTAATTATCAGAATCGGTTTTGGCTCAGATTACGAAAATCAGGATGATAAACAAGCAATTAGAAATATGCGTGAATGTGAAAGACTCGGTATACCTTGTGGTGTGTACATATATTCTTATTGTCTTAATATAGAAGAAACAAGAAGTGAAGCAGCTCATATATTAAGAATGATTCAGGGATTTAATCCCGAACTTGGTGTGTGGTTTGATATGGAAGATGCTGATGGATATAAAAGAAATCATGGTATTGTTCCAGAGCAAAACGGTGAACTTCTTACAGATTTTTGTGTAGAATTCATGCAGATTGTTAAGGACGCAGGATATAAGACAGGTGTATATGCGAACTGGAATTACTTCAATAATATTCTTAACGATGATAGACTTACAAGTTTTGAAGGTTTTAATAAATGGCTTGCACATTGGGGAATAGATGAACCATCAATGAATTGTCTGTTGTGGCAATATACATCAGATGGTTATATTGATGGAGTTTCATACTATACAGAAATACCCGTATATGATGATAATGGTGTTCCAACAGGTGAGATGACAACAGAACTTCATCATAGATTTGATATGAATTATTATTATGGAGAATTACCTAATGTTGAACCAGCTACTCCATCTGAACCAACTGAAGATAACTCTGAATCAGATGATATTGAAACAAAATATCATGTAGGAGATTATGTGTCATATCATATAATTTATGCGTCTTCTACTTCCGAAAATGAATTAACACCTTCAATTACAGAAGGCACAATTACTAATATCATTGCATCTGCAAGAAATCCATATCTTATTAACGATGGTACAGGATGGATTAATGACGACTGTATTGATAATAATAATGAAAATACTTCTGAACCAGAATCGCCTGATATAGAAGAATCTACAGGTCTTGCTCATTCTATTGGCGAATATGTCACATATTCAGCACTCTTTGCTTCTTCAGCTTCCGAAGAACCACTTAATCCACTTTATACAGATGGAACTATTACAGCTATTGCTAAAGGTGCGAGAAATCCATATCTCATCGAAAATGGAAGAGGTTGGGTAAATGACTCTGTTATTAATGGCAGTTCTGCACCAGAAAATACTTATGAAGAACCATCTTATGATACATATGAAGTTGAAAGCGGAGATTGTCTTTCTACCATTGGTGATAAGCTTGATGTAGATTGGTATTCTATTGCAGAAGCTAATGGTATTGGAGAACCATTTACTATTTATCCAGGTCAGTCTCTTATTATACCTAGATAGTATACTAATAATTAACAAAGTGTGGTTTCATAGTAATTTTGAAACCACACTTAATTTTCAAAAAAAATATAAATGCATATTGAAAATGTCTTTACTATTATCTAGCCATGTAGTAAGGGCATTTTATTTATATGGAGAGTGTGTGGCTAGACCACTCTCCTACCCTTAATCAAGAAAGGAATGAATAGTTATAGCAAAAAATATAGGTAAAATTTTTGAACAGAACTTCAAAAACTCATGTCCAGAAGATGTATTAATTTATAGACCGCCTGATGCTGCTCAATCATTTGATATGAGTTCAAAGTTAAGATTCAGTCAACATAGTCCATGTGACTTTATGATTTTTAGTGGCAATAGGAATACATTTTGGACATTGGAATTAAAAACTTTTAAAGGATCTTGTTCATTTGAACGAACCAAGGAAGATAAAGGAATTATACACTACTATCAAGTAGAATCATTAAAGAAGTTTTCTACTTATAAAAATGTTTGTAGTGGGTTTATTTTAGATTTTAGAAAAACAGGTAATACATATTTTCTTATGATAGATGAATGGGATGGATTAATAAACTCCCTTTCTAAAAAAAGTTTTAATGAAAATGATTTATTGAAATATTGCAATCCTATTCTCATTAATAAGAAAAAATTAAAAGTAAATTATCGTTATGATGTCAATGGTTTTCTTAACGATACAAGATTATAAAGGAGAATAACAGAATATGAACAAAACATTAAAGGTTTATCAGGTAATTAATATAAATTCAAGAATCAAGAATGTAATCGAGGGCGAATCAGTAATTAATGCTGCATTTAAGTTTAAGTTACTCAGATTATATTCAGAGATTCAGGGAGTTGTAAAAGATTTTGAAATGACCAAAGACTTTCTTGTAAATAAATATGGTAAGGATGTTGTTGATGAAAATAGTGAAATTGTTCCTAATCAGAAGAGGATTAGTCCTGAAGACGAAAATTGGAAAGATTTTATTAAGGAGATTAATGCGGTGAGCGATTCTGATGTAGATGTTAATTTCACACCTATCAGTGTAGAAGAATTGTTCGGTGTGGGGTTAGATACTGATGCTTGTGCTGATTTAATACCGATTGTTGAAGAATAATTTATAAAGGAGATAGAAGGAATATGAAACTTTTAGAGTTTGTAGAAAAGTATAATAACATGGCAAATAACACATTAAAGGAACAGTTATTAAGTAAAATCAAAATTACGCCATATGTGTCAATCATCAAGAAAGATGCTTATGCACAGTTGATTGTAGATAAGACAACATTTGAGCAGGAATCTTATGATGATAACGGAGTAACAAAATATCGTAAAACAGATAAGATTAGAGTAAATTCTGTTGCTCAGTATGTACAGTTTTGTCGTGCCGTAATTGAATTATATACTGACCTTGAAATTGATGAAGATGATAAAGGCTTTATTAATGGATATGATGCACTTAAATCATCTGGCTTACTCGATATTTTAATGGTTGGTTCTGATAAAGCTGATCCACTTATTCCTATGAGTGAATTAAGTGAATTTAAGACCATTTTAACAATGAAACAGTCAGACACTCAGTTTAATGAGACAACTACTCAGGCGTTTATTAGCAAACAGATTGGAAGGATTTCTGATTTGGCAAATGCTACTCTCACACCACTTATGGACGTTGTAAGTAAGAAAATTGATAATTTATCCAATAATGACTTGAGAAAGATTCTTGATGATTATAAACTTAGCAGTACCGCAAATTTTAAAGAGGTATAGAATATGGTATCAAATAAGCTATTTTATATAAAAGAATGTTGGTTTAATCTTCCAGATGATTTCAACGGAACTTGTGGAGAAGCTTTAATGCTTTTAGCAAAATATAGATTAGAACAGGAAAACAAAAATAAAATTGGGGCAGAGAACGAACTTTTGAAAAAGGACGATGGATCAGAAGACTTATATACTACTCTTGTTTCTAAGAATGATAGAAAAGCTACATTAGCTCATGCATTTTTAAAATTAGATGAAGAAACAAATACATATATATAAATGTATAAGAGTTTCAAATTTCTTTTGGAGGATTTATATGATAGGTGGAATATTATACGGACTTCTATGCGGATGGATTCTTACATTATTCAATGTAGATGAAATTTGTATTGAAGTGTTGCAACCAATTATTCCATTTGTATTAACTACTGCACATTACTATTTTGTGTTTGGATTAGTTGGTATGATATATGGAATAATACATAATTAATAAAAGAAAAATAGCACCGTATTTCTACGATGCTATTTCCTGCCATTGACTACTCTCCTGTTGTATAATCTTTGGACTATTGCAATTAGTCAGATTGCATTTCCAAGATAAGGATTGTTTTATAATGGTATTTTTATTTGCTCTATGAACAATTATACTCTTGTTTTTATTATTGTCAAGCAAATATTTTCTCTACTTGTCTTGCTATACCTCAAGAACTTATGCAAATATAGGTTTTATGTTATAGTTTTGTGTAACAGAAGGTGACTGGTCTTCTACCGTTCTATCTAATTGACAATTCAAGTAGATACTCATATCTGTGGTTACTAAGTAACTTTTACCATAAGATTATTCATCTTTGTGGTCTTTATAAATTGTGTATACGAGTCCTAAGACTGTAACACTTGTAGTAACAATCGAGCAAATAGTTTCTACCAAGATATTAATTCCTTATCTACCTATATTGCCACAGATATTAATATAATAGCATATATTTCCTAGTTTTGGAAGTATTAATTTTTAGGCTCTATGCGTGTCACAGCGTATAGAGCTTTTCTTATGGAGAGTGGTGATACTGCTCTCCTATTTTAGTGTAAAAATAGTGAAATTATAGTGAAAATTTTGGAGGTGATAAAATGGCAAAGATAAGCCCAGAGTTAAAAAAACAACTACATGCTATCGCACAAAAACAGGCTGAAAAGATAGCAAAAGAATTTGAAGATAAAATGACTGAACATTATAAAAGTGTTCTTGATTGGTATTATGGAGAGCCATATCAGACAAATCCTCCACATTATGAAAGAACAAGCAATTTAAGAAATTCATATATTCCGTATTTTAAATCAACCAGTTCTAGTGTGATTGGTGGAATTGAGATATCTGGTGAAAGTATGGATGATTATAAACCTGATTTTTCTGGTGAAGATTTATTACGTGGTTTTTTCTTTGTACCAGGTATGCCTTCTGTAACTTGGCATGGCGGTGATTGGCATGGTGGTAGAGGTACTATGGCTAAGTTTAGTGCCGCTGAAGAAATGTATAGATTTTATCACAATACAGTAAAAGATTTTAGGAAGAAATATGAAATATAGGAAGGAGAAATTAAATGGTTGAAGAATTAAAACTTGCCATAAAAATTGATGATGCAAGTATTGAGCAATCGTTATTAAAACAGTTTGCAAATGCTCAAAAAATGGCTGACAAAGTTGTTCTTGATTTCAAGAATGTAAACTTCGATGATAAACAGATTGAAGCCAAATTTAAGGAAATGCAGAAGAAGGCAGGTCAGAATCCGATTGATTTGACTATTGGTGGTAATACACTTGATATGCTTGGTCAGATTGATAAAAGACTTACTGAGATATTCGGTATTGGAAAAGGAAAATCATTTATTGACTCCTCTTCTACTGTTGCTGATATTGGAAAAATAGAGAATAAAATAAATGAGCTAAACAAAAAGTACGAAGAATCTCAGAAGAAATTATCATCTATCGGTTCAGGTGGTATTTCTGGTAAAGATGTAAATTTAGTTGACAATGAAGAGTTTAAAAAATTATCTCAAGAAGTATCTGAGTTAAAAAATCAGTTTGATGATTTAAAGACTCATATGCAGTTGCTTGACGATTATACTGTTCCTACCGATAGATTTTTTGAATTGCAGTCTCAGGTAGAAACTACAACTGTTAAAGTTTCTGATTTAGTAGAGGAATTTGCAAAGTTATCAAATGCACAGAAGGCACTCTCTTCTACTCCACAAGAATCGAATATTTCATTAGAGAATAATCCAAAGAAAGACGCATTTCCTAAGACTTCTGAAAATTTAGAACAGGTTGCACAATCTGAACAAAAAGTACAACAAGAAGCTGTGGCAACTGACAAGGCACTGGATAATATCAGTTTTACTCCTAATACAGAGGGTTTTGATGATATAATTGCCAAATTTGGAATACTTCGTGAACAAGCAGAACAAATTACAAAGATAGTTAAGACAACTAAGCAAACTGCCGATGGTACGCCAGATATTTCATATAAAGCAACATTGAGAAATGGTAGTTCTTATTACCTTGGAGAAAATAGCACACCACAAGTCTTAAATGCAAGTGAAATAGTATATGATGCAAAAGCAGTTGCCAAAAATGCGGAACAAGAAGCAAAAGTAATTCAAGCTGAATGGGATAAAAATATAAAAGCAATCCAAGATTATATGGATGCTATGACAAAGCTCAATAATCTTAAAGCCAAGGATAAAGGTACTGGCAGTGAAGCAAATCAGATTGAGTTACAGACACAGAATGTTGAGAAATTAAAACAGGTTGCATGGGATGCAAGAAAGAATTTGTCTTCTATGCAAGCAGAAAATCCTGATATCATCGCATGGAAACAATGGGTTGATATGATGGAACTATTTGATCAAGCTTCAAAAGGTTCTGCTGAATCAGCCGCAAAACTCAAAGATGTATTAGACAACATAAAAGTTCCATCTCTTGATAAATACGAGAATAAACTAGCATCTTACCAGACTAAGAAAGGTGTTTATAATGCTACTATCGCCAGATTTAACGATGGTGGTTGGACAAGTGATGAATATTTAAAGAATATACAAGCTGTCAAGGATGCTGTTAAAAAGTATGAAGATTTACTCAATAATATTAAAGCTAAAGGCGGTATAGCCAGCGAAGATGATGTTCAGAATTTAAAAGAATATGAGTCTGAAATTAAAAAGACAATTTCCACTATTACTAATATGTCGGCTGCCGAGAAGGGATATAACTTTGTTTCAGGTCAGAAAGAATTAGACAAGATTCACAAACTTCTCAATGAAAATAGTAAGATGTCTTCTGAGGCAAAAGCTAAAATTAAGGCTTATTACAAGGAAATTGAAAGTGGCAATCCTAGCATGAGTTTGGATAGAATTCATGGTGAGATTATGAAAATTTATAATGCAGAAGTCGAAGCTGGACGTGCTGGCAGAAGTTTCTTTGATACATTAAAGAATAGTGGATTCCATCAATTAGCTGCTCAGATGGCTGGAATGTTCGGATTTTATGACGTTATTAATCTGGGTAAACAGGCTTTCAACACTGTAAAAGAACTTGATTATGCTTTAGTTGATTTAAAGAAAACTACAGCAATGAACTCATCTGAACTTGAACAGTTTTACTACGACTCTAATGATGTTGCAAAACAAATGGGTGTAACAACCAAAGAAATCATAGATCAAGCAAGTAGTTGGAGTCGTCTTGGATACAACTCGAAACAAGCCGCAACTGAGATGGCTAAGTTAAGTTCACAATTCTCTTTGATTTCCCCTGGTATGGATACTACAACAGCCCAAGAAGGTCTTGTCAGCATCATGAAGGCGTGGGATATCGGATATCAAGATGTCAAATCTCAGATAATGGATAATATAAATGCACTTGGTAATGCGATGGCTGAAGACAATCAGGATATAGTAGAAGGTATGGAACGTTCTGCCGCTGCACTTGCCGCTGTTGGAACTTCTACAAAAGATGCTTTTGCTTTATTTTCAGGCATACAAGAAGTCCTTCAGAACTCAGAAAAAAGCGGCACGTCTCTCAGAAGCGTTGCTCTAAGGCTACGTTCGTTTGATGAATCTACAGAAGAATACTCTTCTGATTTAGCAAATATTACAGGTGAATTAGCTGATTTAACAAAAACTGCTGAACATGCTCAAGGTGTATCTGTTTTTAAACCTGGTTCTACAACAGAGTTTAAAAATTTAGTAGATTATTTTAGAGAAATTGCTGACATCTGGGATGAGATGTCACAGAAACAGCAGAATGATTTCCTTCTTAAAGCTTTTGGTCGTACACAGGCTCAAGCTGGTGCTGCTCTTATTCAGAACTTTAAAGGAGTTGAAAAAGCTCTTGATGTTATGGATAATGCTATTGGCAGCTCTGATAAAGAAATGGAAACAGCAAAACAGTCAATTACCTACAAGCTTAATGAATTAAAGCAAACTTGGGTTGGAACTGTTCAGGATATTGCTAATCGTGATGATTTAGGTAAAATTGTTGATGGTTTAACAGATTTATCGTCAGCTATAGGTTTTGTAATTGATAAATTAGGTTTAGTTGGCACTGTTGGTTTGTTTGGTGGTGCTGGCACAGGTATCTTTAAATTTATTAAGAATTTTGATTGGGTTTTCAAACCTTACACAAAAACTCTCTCCAACAGTTTTTTAGTTGGTCAATCATAGATAAGAGAATAACATAATGGCGTTGTAATCAAGTCTATGGATACATGGGATTCTTAATACAAACTCTGTACACACAACGGAGTATAAACTTTACATGGAGGAGTAATTAGCTCGAACTCTGGTAGGATTAACTACCCTATCCCTCGGATCACATTGCAAACCGTAATCCTTTTGATTATATAGGGTGAGGTTACGAAAGTAGAAACAATTGTATATGTGGATATATGATAATATTAAGGAGACTTAATAGGTGTCTAAGTATCATTAACAACAGACAATGAGCAGGACGGCACTCTACGCATAAGCGTATGACCATATATAGAAATGAAAGGTCTTGTATAGAAAATATTTATATAGAGAGCAATCCCCAACGACATACCCATCCTCTAAGTAGACTACCGCCTTAGTGTAGTATCTGCTTATAATGCATAGTGTGTATTGCGATTATGAAATTCAGTAATACATTTGGACGTGTGAAAGTCCAACTAATAAATTTCAAATTATAATCAAACATAATAGAGAATAATAAAATAGGACTGTCGTGAGACAGCCCTACTCATGAAATAAAGGAGAATAAATATATAAATGAAGAACATTAATGATGAAGATTGATATTGATATCCTTAGAAGTCATTTCTGCTAAACTTCCAGTTTTGGAATCGCTGTAGTCTTTGCAGATTTTAGCAATGTAACATTTGCCAATAATTGAAGCTACGTGGCATATTACATAACATATTCCAAGAATCATAGAACTGATTATTTCAGCATATAACATATTCAATATGTATTTTCACCTCCCTTCTTAGTAAGAATAAAAATAAGTAGGGAATATTCTTTTAGCCCAGAAAGGGCAGATATTTATTCCGACTGCCATAAAAATAGACATTGGGACAACCTTCGGTTATAGAGTGTTATGGCACACATCTATGTTGTTTCTCCAATGTCTATATTTTATCATTGTATTAAATTAAATACAATCCAGAACAATAGTTCTAATTTTGTAATTGTGAGTTAATATACTCTTCTCTTTCGGATTCTGTCATTGAGAAGAATTTTTCAAACTCTATATCAAGATTTTGGCACTCAATGTCACATGTTCTACATATGCATTTAATATAATGTGTATATGTAATTCTGTGACAATTAGGACAATAATGGATCTTTAGCATAATGTAACCTCTTAATGTTTTTGAATAATTATATAATATCATAAGAATTATGTAACAATCAACTGAATATTTTGTCAAGTACAAAAATACTAAACAAATGTTCTTGTAGATATATGTAAAATCTTGTCGTATAATTGTATTATTGGTATAAGTTACCAATAAAATTGCAATTAGGAGATATTTATGAAACATATAATAAATTCTGGCATTTATTCAGTGGATTTTAAAGGTACTAATAATGCTGAATTCAGTGGCACTCATCCTGCTTTAATTTTAAAGAGTATAAAAAATACAGAAATGTATTATGTAATTCCACTAACAACATATACTAAAGACAGGTGGAAAAAATATAGGAAATTATTATGTTGTAGAATTGTTTCAATTAATTCAATAGCAAGGATTGACAAAATATTAATACTTCATAAAGATAAAATCCCAAAAAGATGGCTTGAGAATGATGGACTATTAATTCCAACACCAAATGAAATTAGAACAGTTTATAATAGAGTATGTGAATATATATCATTATCAATCGAAAAATCACTTGATGATTATAACAAATTTTATAAAAATTATGAAAAATTATATTATGATTTTATGAACCTATTTACATCTCCTTCCATTGACACAATAAAAAATTTCGATATAAGTAGAGATGAATCTTATATCTTTATAGTATATTCATTAAATAAAGTAACAAATCTGTCATTTGAAGATGTTAAAAGAATATTGTGGTCAATAATAGGAAAAAGTGATGTTTCAGTAACATATGATAAAACATTGAATATAATAACAATAAAAATACACAAAAATAATAAAAACATATTGACTTTCAATAAGTGGTATGATAGTATTAGATTAACAGAAGAGCACAAGTAAAATTGGTAAGTCTAGCTGTTTTTATGTGACATTTGTAGAAGGGTATTCGTTTTGAAGTAAAGCCAGCTACGCAATAAGTGATTTTAAAAAAGATTGGATATTGTTTATCCAATCTTTTTTATTATAAGCAACGAAGATCAGGATTAATCTCCTGCTCTTTTTCAATACAAATAAAAAGATCAGTGATCTCTCATTACTCTTCTATTCTACTATTATATTCAAAAGAAGGATTATCTCATTTGAGTATAATAAAATATAAGAAATGTCAGTAAAGTTGTTTGCACCCGCTTTTAACTTGTAGTATTATAAAACAATCAATTAAGGACTGCCCCAAATTAAGGGCGGTCTTTTTCGTTATCTCACAAAACAAAAAAAAGAGTAGCAATTTCCCACTACTCTATCTATTTAATCTGCTGGTTTGGTGTCGTCTGTGGATTTTTGTCTTTATTATTATTGTTGGTTTGCATTATGCGTTCTCTCCTATTCTACCGTTTTAGTATATTCTTTTGCAAACAATCCATCATCAACTACATAAAGTAAGATAGTCACGTTACCATCAGAATCAGCTTGATAAATATAATCACCTTTAAAACAAAAAATACATAGTATTTAATCAGTCAACATCTGTGTAGCTCTCATCTCAGGCTATCGACCTCTTCTCCTATCTACACGGACAAGAGCGATAGTGTTCGCACACGTATTCGATTCTGCCGAATCTCTTACGTTTATATGCACGAACATGAACCAACTTTAAAAAATCGTAGTTATGCACTCAAATCACCTCCTCAAAGACGAGAAGATGTTGGCTTATTAAATACTATGTATGGCATTTTACATTTCTTGAACGGAATAACTTAAATTAATGGAAAAGGAAGTAAAAATTATGTTTGAAAATGCAGTTATTGTAAAAGAATTACCAGAAAAGATTTTTATAGGTAATACATTTTCTAAATTGGAATCACAGTTTGTAAATGCTATTTCTGAAAATAAACTAAGCATTGCTGAAACGAGATATCTTTTTAATTGTATTCTGAATAGATTTGAAAAAGATATGCCTGTAACAAATCACTCTAAATAAGAATGAGGTGGGTTATCCCACCTCTATTTCTTAATATAAGTCTGATAATGTTTCATGATGAATAATTGCATCATAAAAACGTTTATTTACGTCTACAATTTGATCTACCATTTGGGGAATATTTTCTCTTACATCTTTTAAATATCCTGAATTGGCTCTAAGGTATTCAATTGTTAATTCGTGTGCCAATCGCTTTGCTTGTTCTGAACTCATAGTAAAATTCCTCCCTTGTACATTATATTTGATAGGAATATTTTATCATATGTTATTATACAGGTATAGTCGGAACATATGTTTACCAAGTATATCCGCAATTATTGCACTTGAAAGTCTTATTAATTTTCTTACTAAAGATACCAAATGCAGCTATTGAAGCTCCACGCTCTATACTACCTATCTTTTTGATGTTTGTAGAACCGCAAGTCGGGCACTTAGGTTTATTTAACCAATCCTGTGCTTGTGCGTTAGCTTGGGCGATTTGCTGTGGGGTAAGGTCGGGATTAGGAAGAGGTTTGCCATGATTATTCCAAACAGACATATCATACCCCATTGACATCATGTTTTTATATAATAAATTTTCATCATAATCTAATGTGATTATAGAATCTTCTGTTAGTTCTTCCATATTATTAGGTGTTTTCAAGCTATCATTTAACCCATATAAAAACCCTATAAATTCTATTATATTCATATTGAATTTATTAGAAAAATCTTTAACAGTACCTAGTATTGGATGTTTATCTATATTTAATAAAGTTATATACGCTTGTTTCTCTTTTTCTTGATAATTTTTCCAGAAGTCTTCATTTTTATAAAGACTATCTTGCCATTGTTCTAATAATGTTTTCATATATTTTACCTTCTATTTTTAAGGGAACTAAAGACTGTTGGAGAGTCTTTAGAAGTGTCAAAAGTTATTGAAGATATTATAACAAAAACTAAAGCAATGGGCAATACTATGGCAGGCTCTAAGCTTCAATCATTACAATTAGCCGAATCTCTTAGTGGTTATTCTATTGAAGCTATCAAAGCATCAATTGCTGAGTCAACTCTTAATGAAATGCAGATTAGGGCAATATTAAGTCAAAAAGGTCTTACAGGTAATATTCTTGAAACCACTACGGCTGAACTTGCCAACGCAACTGCTACTAATGCCGTAGCTGTTGCTGAAGGTACTGCTACTACTGCCACTGTTGGATTTGGTACGGCTATTAAAGGATTGGGAGCATCATTAAAATCGCTTGCTGCCGCTCATCCTGTATTACTTGCTATAACGGCTGCTATAGGTGTAATTTATGCTACCGTAAAAATCGTTGACGCTTGTACGACAAGTTTTGATGAATTAAAAGATAAAATATCCAACTTAAAACAAGATGTTTCTGATTCTGAATCAACTTTAAAAGATTATAAAACTCAGCTTGATGAAATAAATCAGAAAATAACTGAAATTAACAATCAAGATTCTTTAAGTTTTACAGACGAACAAGAATTAGAAAATCTCAAAAATCAGAAAACCGAGCTAGAAAATATGTATAATATTGAAAAAGCTCGTCATGATTTAAAGCAAAAAGAATTAGAAAATACTGCCAATGAGTATTTTAACAAAAAATTTGATTCAGATTATACAACCGAATCGTATACTCAGAAACAAATGAAAAATGGTCAGTTTGTTGATGTATCATACACAAAGCCTAAAGAAGTTACAAAACTTGAAGAAATGGAAGCTGCCTATAATACTATGGTGGCTAAACAGAAAGAACTCAATAACTTAGAAGAAAAATATAATCAGTCTTCCAACCATACCGATAAAGATACAAAAGAATATAAAAAGAAAAAATCTGAATTTGAAAAAGATAGAGATAATGCAAAAACAACTGCATTAGATATTCAGGAAGAAGCGAAACAGCAAGTTCAGGGATTAGATAGTACCTCCGAATCTTATCAAAAAGTTATGAAAGCCTCACAAGGTTTATCTGATGCATTAGCAAGATTGAATAATGACTGGAATGGTTTATCCGAAGATAGTAAAAGAAAAGATTTATTTTCTGCAATATCAAAAGGCGTAGACAATAGTATAACTGACGGTTTAAAAGAAGAATATCAGAAAATTTCCGATTGGGGACTTGATGATTATGTAGACAAAATTAAGAATGGTACTATCCAGTCTAAATTTGGTAATGTGGATATGGATAAACGTACTATTATTCATTGGTCTGATGAACTAAAAAAAACATATACTAATGCATTATCAAGTTGGGATTATGATCCAGAAATAGGTTCTATTGATACAGTATTTGGTGGTTCAGAGCGTTTCGGAGAAGATTTAGATGGTAATGGTTGGGAAATTGCTTTCACTCCTATTTTACCAGATGGAACATTTTTATCGAAAGATACAGTTGAAGAATATATTAATTCTATTTTAGCAGAAGCTTATGCTGATGATGGTAAGGTTACAGAGGATGAATTAACTGCTATTGATGCCGAAGGTCGTCAAATTGGAGATACTTTTATAAAGGGTATTTTTGCTGGTATTGATGATAGTCAAGACTATGACAATAATGGTAACTTGGCAGATGTTGTTGGTCGTCTTATGCATTTTTCTGGAAAAAATGGTGCTGTACAGATACTGAAGAACAATAAAAAATCTTCATCAAATAATATGAATGAAATTAAAGATTATCTTTTAACTTTATCTGATGACGATTTAAATATTCTTAAAGATGTAAAATTTGACGAAAATACGACTGTTGATAGTCTTAAAGAAGTAATTAAGAAAGCTCAAGAAGAAGCCGATAAGAACCCTGTAGAACAACCTGTAGAGTTTGATGACCCATCCTCTCTTCTTACAGAAACGGATGACAAATCTAAAACTGCTACTCTCGCCGACCTTAAATCAGAAGCAGATCTTATGCAATCACTTCAATCCGAAATTGCCAAGACAGGTAATATCGGTGTTGATTCAATGCAGAAAATTATCAAGCAGTTCCCAGAAGCAAAGCAATATCTTGCAGATTATATGTCTGGTCTTATCACGGAACAGGAGTTATTTTCAAAGCTTGAAGATGTTTATGCCGAAGATACACAGCAGTATATTAACTCTCTTGTAAAGAAAAATGAAACTGATGCAGATTTTTTTACAAATGTTAAGAATAACAATGAAACTTTGTTTAATGGTCTTGCTGAAAATTACGGTTTTGATATTAAGAACTGGAATAATCTCGCAAAAGCAAAGCTTGACGTTGATAAACAGTTAATGGCTGAACTTGCTTCAATCTGGACAGGCTATTATACAGCACAGAAAGATTCTGTTACAGGTCTTTATACTCTTGTAACCAATTCTGAGTTTGATGTTCAGGATGATTCTGATCTTGTTACTCCTGAAATGGAAGAAGCAAGAGTTAAACAAATGGCTATATATGATAAATATAACCAGATTATACAGTCACTTAATGATGCAGCCGGTTCTTTTGCTAAAGCAAATATTGATTTGGATTGGAATGTTCTTGGGAAAGATGACTCTTCCTCTTCATCTTCTTCATCAAAAGATACTAAAGAAAAACTCAACTGGATTGAACGCTTAATAAAAAGAATATCTACGGCATATTCACATCTAAAGAATGTCGTATCAGATACAACAACTATATGGCTCAATCGTAATAACGCATTGTCAGATTCTATGAGTACACTTAGAGATGAGATAAATGCACAGTCACAGGCTTATGAATATTACATGAATGCTTTTAACTCATATAATCTTGATGATTATTATAAGAATCAGATTGCTAATGGTTCAATAAGCATTGATGTTATTTATGATGACGACCTTAAAAATGCTATTTCTGATTGTCAGGATTTTTATGATAAAGCACAGGACGCTAAGACTGCTGTTCAGGAACTTGGTATTGAGTTAAAAGGACTTGCTAAAAGTAGGTTTGATAATCTTAAATCACAGTATGAAGAACAGATAAACCAGATTACAAAGACTAATGATTTACTTCAAAAAGAAGCTGACATTATAGATACAAAAGGCTGGTTTGCTTCTACTCTGCTGAATAATTCATTTATTGAACAGGAACAGAAGAATCTTGATAAACTCAAGGAAGAAAGAACAGCTCTTGTAAATGCACTTAATTCAGCCATTGATTCTGGTAAAATCGAAGAATATAGCGAAGACTGGTATGATATGCAGTCTTCAATAGATGATTGTACTTCTTCTATTCTTGATGCAGAAAAAGCACTTATCGAATACGATAATGCTATTCGTCAGATTAATTGGGATGCTTTTGACAAGACTCGTGATGATGTTGAAGACCTTATCAATGAAACGGATTTCCTTGTTGAGTTGCTTAAAGATGTTGGTATAACTGACGATGACGGTAATATGACAAAAGAAGGTCAGGCTGCACAGGCTTTACTTGCACAGAAATATCAATTGTATCTTAATCAGGCAAAGGCGTATAAGGATGAGATTTCTAAAATCAATGAAGATTTGGCAAATGACCCTTATGACAAAGAATTGCTTGACAGAAAACAAGACCTTATTGATAAAGAACAGGAAGCAATTAAATCTGCAATGAGTGAAAAAGACGCTATTAAAGATTTGACTAATGATGCTTATACTGATTTTATTGATAAGCTTGGAGATGCTATTGATAAATATAAAGAACTCATGAATACCATGAAGGATGCTTACGATTATGAAAAATCTATTCGTGAGAAAACTGAAGCTCTTAATGCTTTGGAGAAACAATATTCTGCTTATCAAGGTGATAATTCTGAGGAAGGCAAGAAAAATATTCAGCAACTTAAAGACCAGATTAATACGGCTAAAGATGATTTGAAAGATACTGAATATGAAAAGCTTATTAGCGACACCGAGAAAATTTTAGATCAGCTTCAAAGTGATGTAAAATCATGGGTCGATACTCGTTTAGATGCTCTGGATAATCTAATTCAGGATATCATTGAACAGTCAAACGAAAATGCTTCTGATATTTCACAAACTATTACCTCTACTGCTGAAAATTATGGTTATAAACTCAGTGAATCAATGGCTTCTATATGGAGTACAAACACTAATAATATAACTAAGGTTTTAGGTGATTTTGGTACAAGTTTTGTTGATAGTAACAATAAAATCAAAGATGTTTGTAATGACATTAACGCTGCTGTTCAGGGCTTGTTAAAGAACAGCAATGATGAAGCACAAAGAATGGCTGAAGAGATTGCCAGACAACAGCAGGAACAGAACTCTAATAACAATAATGATTATGGTAATGGTGGAAACAATTACGATAATAGTTGGGAAAATAATTGGGATTCTGGTTCTAATGATTATGATGGCGGTGGTTCATCTGGTGGTGTTGATTGGATATACAATCCAGACGATTTTAATAAAGATGATTTAAACATTGACACGTCAATTGTGGATTTGACAATAATCTAGTCCACGTTAAACACATTAAATTGCGGGAAACTCCCCACAATCCTATTTCGCTACAACGGAACTGGAAACGGTAAATGTGAATGCGGTAAGTGTTAATAACACAACAGTTTTATTTGTATTCAACAAATAAGATAGAAACCATAAAAAGTAAATAGGTTAGGGATAACCGAGTGTGCAAGTCACTCAGACGCAACGAAACTCCTAAGTCGAAAGATATGGAGGACGCTCAGAGACTATAATATGTGAATTTTTACAAAAAAATGTTGAAAATAAAAAATATGTATTATATAATATCAATGTGTAGAAAGATATTACACATCTTATATTTATAAAAAAGAAAGGTACTATCTGTAGTGCAGACAGTAGCCTGAAATTATTAATTACTCAAAAAGAAAGTAACTGTTCAGTTTCCTAGGCTGAGGACAGCTACTTTCTTTTATTTCTACCTATATCATATCCTATTTTATATGAAGCTCCACATAAAATAGCGACACCTGAAAATATATAATATATATCTTGTAATGAGATATTCATAAAAGCAAGTCCTCCTCTCCTAGATTCTCTTTAGTTAGAGTTTCTATGTAAACACGGCTTATACTCCGTGGAGAAGGCTAACTGTCCTTACTATCTTGGATAGTACCTCTTATAGAATATCAATTTATGTAAATTATGTCAAATAAATCTTAAATTCAACATTTTATTAAAATTATTGTATAGTCCACTCCCCTATTAAATATCGGGAAACCGAGGGTATAAAGGAGATTAAAATGGCACGATTTTGCTAGTGATTTCGCAGCCCGTAGTCAGTATTATGACCAGATGGGCGGCGATGGAGAGTATTACGCCACTTATGATCAAAATGTTTGGATGCTCGATTGGATGAAATCGCACGGATATCGTAATGGTACTAAGTCAGCAACAGCAGGTTTACATCGTACCGATGAAGAAGGTCTTGGTTCAGAAGTTATCTTTTCAAAGAAATATGGTACTCTTCGTAAGTTGGACGCTGGTGACATGGTATTTAATGCAGATCAAGTTGAAAAACTTTGGAATCTTTCTAAAGGTATCACTACTCCGAATATGTATATGGATAACTTAGGTGCTAAGTTGCCAGATATTCCTAATATATCGAATAACTTGGCTAATAAGGTTGATGTATCATATGGTGATGTGTCATTATCGTTCCCAAATGTTCACAATTATGAAGACTTTATGAAACAAGCACAACAAGATCCTAAATTTGAAAAGATGGTTCAGAATATGACTCTTGGACAGACTTTAGGTAGGAATTCATTAAACAAATTAACATTTAGATAGGGTTTATGGGCGTACTGACTTTATGTTGGTATGCCCGTGATATTGATTGGAGGATTAACAATGAAAAATTTGAATGACATAAAAAAAGATATTCATATAATAAATCCGAGTATAAATGATAAACTACTTGATTTATTATATGAATATGTAATGTTGCGATATGGTGAATATCTTGAAAAACGCAATCAAGGAAAATAATGTTATTTATTTTCTTTTTCAAGCATCTGAAGAGCTTCCGCTATCATTTTAGAAACTTCTTCTAATAACTCATTGGTGGCTTTTGTGCCGAAATCAAAGCCACTAACTTTATGATTGTTAAATATTTCTTCTTGAATCTTTTGATATTTTTCATCTAATATTACTTTCATATCTAGTCCCCTTTGTATATAAAATTATAATTATATTATAACGTTATACATTGGAAAATAATAGATTGAACTTACGTTTTGTTAAAAATATACAAAATTCTAAGAAGATTAAAAAAAATCATAAAAGAATATAGAGGAACGACTTTTAATTATATAAATATGTAAAATATATTATTTTAGAGAGGACTGTTCTTTTCATTACAACTAAATACACAAAATATATAAAAGCACATCGGGATAACCTGATGTGCTTTTTGTTAATTCTATAAATCAACATGTAATACTATAATGAAAAACTTTTCAAATATAAAAAGTTATTTCAATGCACCTTGTGCTATGGTTTAAATAACATATTACATGTTGATAATTGTATATTATCACAAATACAGCACCGAATCAAGTGTTTATATTATTTTTCACTTAACTTACTTAAATGGAGGAACATATGTCAAACAAATTAATAAAATCAAAAGCTGATAAAAAAATAGAGTATCTTGAGAAACATTGTAAAATACTTGAAAAGGAAAATCAGCAACTCAAAGAAAGAAACACTGAGCTTGAAATTCATACTTCGCTCTTTGAAGAAGGTGTTAATTCTACAACAAACGATGCAAAAAATATTATAGAAAAAGCTTTAATCGCTAAGAAAACATATAACGAATTAAATAATAGACTTCACTCTATCTTGACGGAAGAAAATGAGAAAATAGTTAATATAACTAAAATAGAAAAAGAATACAATAAAAAACTTATTGAATTGGATTCAATAGTAAAGTCATTATGTACTGATAAATAATTTTATTATAAAAAATAACAAGGAGGGATATTATGTTTACTGATTTTCAATACGATGACAAATTGGCAAGTGATTTTGGCTTGACTGTTGTTACTTTTGATTCTTCTTCTGGGGGTTCTGAAACTGTCTCAACAGGTTCAAATCTTACATTTAATTCCATTCAAGCCGCAGGTCAGGATGAATTTGAAAATTTTGGGGCAACATATTCAGAAGCATACAGTTGTAATTTTCAATTATGTAAAATGGATAACTGCACTCCTGCTATTATCACTCCTGAAGAATGTGGTGAAATTAATCGCTGGTTAAATCGTAGAAATACAAATAAGGTTTTTAAAATAAATGAAAATAATTATGAAAATATAAGATATTTTGGAAGTTTCAATATACAAGCAATTAAAATTTGTAATGAAATATATGGTATAGATTGTACTTTTACTTCTAATGCTCCATATGCATTTTCTGATGAGATTGTATATTACTTTTCTGGAAAATCTTTCAATATATATGATGATTCAGATGAAATAGGCGAAATATATCCTTATATTGAAATTACTTGTAATGCATCAGGGAATCTTACTATCTCAAATTCACTTGATGATGAAATTCTTGAAATCTTAAATTGTTCTGAAAATGAGATGATTATCATTGATAATAAACATAAAATTATTCGCAGTAATAATGAATCTCATAATATTACAGATGATTTCAATTATAACTATTTAAAGATAATTAATACATATGAAAACAGACAGAATAATTATACATCTTCTCTTGATGTAAATATGATTATTAAATTTAGTTCAAGAAAGAAGGTTGGTATATGATAAATAATTATGTTTTAAATGATTTACTAAGGATGAAAATTACAAACACTAATATACGACAACCTAAAATCATCTTAGGTACACGTAGTTTAAAAAAAATTGGAGAAATTAATAATATTCCTGGCAGTTCAATTACATATCACCCACAATTTAACGCAACAGACGAGTTAAGTTTTACTGTATATAAGAAAATGAATGAAATAGACGAGCCACTTTGGAATCGTATTGTTGATTTTAAAACAGTATATGTTAAAGATTATGATGAGTGGTTTGAAATCACAGTTAATACAGACGAATCTGAGATTAATACAAAGAAAACTATAACGGCAAAATCCTTATGTGAAGCAGAATTATCTCAGCTTATATTACATAATATTGAAATTAATACTGAAGATGACATTGCTCGTGAAGAATATACAGAAGCCACAGTTTTTTACAATCCTGATAAACCTGACTCTTCTCTTTTAAATCGTATTCTCGAAATTGCTCCTCACTATTCTATTGCTCATGTTGATTCTACCTTAATGAATATTCAGCGTTCCTTTAGTATTGACGGTACAAGCGTTTATGATTTTCTTACAAGTACGCTTGCTCAAGAAATTGGTTGCATTTTTATGTTTGATACAACAACACGTAGTATTTATGTATATGATTTGGAATGTACTTGTTTAGATTGCGGTTATAGAAGTGAAGATGTTTTTAAAATTTGTCTTGAATGTGAATCAAAAAATATTCATGAACGTTTTGGTAATAATACACCTATTCTTATAGATAAGACAAATTTAGGAACTGATATAACATTAACTTCAAATACCGATTCTATTAAAAATTGTTTTAGAATTATTGGTGGCGATGATTTAATAAATGCAACAATCATGAATGTTAATCCGAATGGAACAAATCGTATATATTATTTTAATGAAGATACATTGAAAGACATGCCACAGGAATTACAAAATAAGATAAGCGAATATAACGCATTAACAGATGAATATTTGTATACAAAGGAATTCAGCTTAGATACAGCAATTATAAGTAAATATAATGACATTGTATCATACATAAAGAAATATTATTCCGATACAAAATACACTTCTGTTTTAACAGAATATATTGGTTGGGGGAATATATCTTCTGTATATTATGATACAATTGATGTATATTCATATTTAAATAATTCAATGATGCCAACTTTTAAACAGTCCGAAAAAAATGCTGAAAGTCAACTTGCTTTACTTACCACTTCTAATCTTTCTCCTGTAGCAGTTACAGATGTAAGTAAAATATCTGTTTATACAGCTAATAATGCTGTTCTTGCAATGGCAAAGGCATTGATTGATACATCTATGTATAAAGTTGAAATTCTTGATGGTTCGACTCTTAAATCACAAACTTGGACAGGTAAATTTAGTGTAAAAAGCTATTCTGTCGAGGATGACAAAGCTGAATCTAAAGAATACGTTACTATCGAATTAAATGATGATTATATTGCTTTTACAAATCAAAAAATTGAAAAGGCTATGGCTAAACTCAATGATCAAGGATTGCAAGATATTTTTAAGATAGATAAACTTGATGATTTTAAAGAAGAAATTCACAAATATTCATTACAGCGATTAAATTCTTATGAGTCCGCCTATCAATCAGCCATTGACATTCTTATAGAACAAAAAACTGCCACTACTTCTTCTCCACTTTACAAAACAATATATCTTCCTTATTATAACAAACTTCTTGCATTACAGGATGAAGTAAAATTCAGAGGAGAACAGTTAGATATAATCACAGCTTTAAAGGAAAGTTTAGAGTCTTTAATAAATGCTACACATTCTTCTCTTGATTTCAAAAAATTTGTCGGTGAAGACTTGTATAAAATATATGTGTCTTATATTAGGGAAGATGATTATAGTAATGATAATTATGTGTCGGATGGACTTTCTAATGAAGAGTTAATTGAAAAGGTAAATGAATTAATTACTGTTGCAAAGAAAGAACTTATCAAATCTGGTGAGAAACAATATACAATTTCGGGTTCTATTTTAAATTTTCTTATGGTTACTGATGAATTTGGTAATCGTGTCTTTGAAAATTTCTTTAATGATTTTGCATTGGGTAATTTTATTAAAGTTAAAATTGATAAAAAATTATATGACATTCGTTTATCTGATGTAACAATCAATTATTCTGATATAACAAAATTCGATGTAACTTTTTCTGACGCTTATCGAATAGGTTCTCCAACTATTAATACGGTAAAAAATATATTGTCTAAGGCTCAGTCTATGAGTACAAGTTATTCTTCTGTAAAGAAACAAGCTTCTCAAGGTGCTAATGCCGATAAAAATTTTGATAAAATGTTAAATGAAGGTCTTGATTCAGCACTCTATAATATAAAAAACTCTAATTCTACTATTGTTTTTGATGAACACGGACTTCTTGCACGTTCATGGAATGATGAAAATAATGATTATAGTCCTGAACAATGCCGTTTAAGTAATAATGAAATAATTTATACTTCTGACAACTGGAAAACTGCTGAAACAGCAATTGGTAAGCAAAAGTATACTCTTAATGGTATTACATATGAAGAATATTGTGTTAATACGAAACTTCTGCTATCTGGTAAAGTTATCTCTGGCGACATTTATTCATTAAATTATGCAACAGATGAAAATGGAGTCGTAACTTCAGGAACTCATATTGATTTGAATAATGGTGATTTTGTTTTTGCAGGTGGAAAATTATCATATTTAAACAATGAGTTATCTGTAAAAGGAAACATATCTGCCATTGGTGGTGATATTGGTGGTTGGTTAATTAATGATAAAGGTATTTCTAGTGTTTTTGAAGATAATCATAATTCAAATATTTATTCAGTCTCTTTAAATAAAATTTGGTCAGATAATAATACAGTAATTGAAATTAATAAAAATAATGAGCCTCAATTTTTTGTAAGGTCTAATGGTTTTATGTATGCAGCAAACGCAAACATTACAGGAAGTATAGTTAATGGTAGTATCAGAACTAATGGCAGAACAAGTTTATCTGAAGACAAGCTTGGATTTTATGTCGGTAATGACGGATTTGATTTGTGCTGGTTGGGTAGAGATGAATTTATGGACGATCTTGATGTGTATGCACATTTAAGAGCTACTTCAAAGGCTTTTGAAATAATTGTTGGAGATACAGTTGTTCTTAGTGTTCCTATTCGTTCAAGATTTTCTGGTACTAATGTCGGTTATCATGTTGAAACTTCAACTCTGTGTTCAAAGAAAATTTATTATTCCGATACACTTGAAGATACTGATATTGGTGGAAAATAAAATAAGGAGGTGTATTTAATTAAATGAGTTTACAAACTATAGCAAAAATTACGCTTGACTTTTATAATAAAAATATGGTGTGTATTAACGCAAAACAATATGATTCTGCTCGTATTGTGGAAATAACATGCTCTGATCGAGGATTATTATTCGCACCAGACAAAAATGCAATATCTGCTTTTGTACGTTTAAGAAAACCTGATTCTTTAGGTGTTTTTAATTTGTGTGAAATCAATAATGAGGGAAAAATTTTTGTTGAATTAACAGAGCAAACTCTTGCCGCACCAGGAAAGGCAATAGCTGATGTATTTCTTATAGAAAAAGTTTTTACTTCTGGAGAAAAACCAATAGATATTGATGATATATCAAAAATTAATGCTCCTGTTTTATCAACAATGAATTTTACTGTTAATATCACTCCTACTGCATTGGAACATTCACAAATTGAGTCATCTTATGAATTCAATGCTCTTACTAATGCTCTTGCACAGATTGATTATAACAATAAAAAGGTTGAAGTTCTTGATAAAACACTGACTGATAATGAAAATCAGCGTATTGAAAACGAAAATATTAGAAAGACAAATGAAACAAATCGAGTTTCTGCTGAAAACAAAAGACAGACAGATACTGCTGACGCTATTAAAAAAGCAAATGAAGCAACAAGTAAAACAAATGCCGCAATTGATAAAGCAAATGATTTCATTTTTCGAGCAGATGGTGCATTAAACACAATTAATCAAAAAGCACAGGAAGTTCAGACAAATGCAAACAATGCAAAAACAAGTGAAACAAATGCAAAAGCTTCTGAAACCGCTTCTGCTACTTCAGAGAAAAATGCTGCAAACAGTGCTTTAGAATCTAAATCATATGCCGTAGGTACAAATAATTCATTTAGAGAAAATGATTCTACAGACAATTCAAAATATTATTCTGAAAAATCAAGAGAGTATTCTAACGAATGGAAAGGTTCTTTACTTCCAAAGGGTGTAATATCATTTTCTCAACTTCCTACCTCTGGTTTAGTTGCAGGTTATTTATATTCTATTAACGAAGCATTTGTTACAGATAATAGATTTGTTGAAGGTGCTGGATTTTCTTATCCAAAAGGCACGAATGTTTTTTGGACTGAAAATAATAAATGGAAAGCATTATCTGGTGTACTTAGTAGAGAAATTAGCAAACAGGACTATGAAACTTTGTCTGATGCAGAGAAAAAGAATGGAACAATTTATTATGTTACAGACGATGATTATACATTATCTATTGACTCTTCTCTCTCTTCTACCTCTAAAAACCCCATTCAAAATAAGGCTGTAAGCAATAAATTTGCAGAAATTGAAACAAGTATTTCCTCTGCAAAATCAGAGACAAAAACTTATACAGATACAAAAATTGCTAATCTTATCAATGGTGCTCCTGAGACATTAGATACACTTAAAGAGGTTGCAGATGCAATAACAGCAAGCAAATCTGTTGAAGAGGCATTAAATAAAGCAATTGGAATAAAAGCTAACGACAGTGACTTATCTTCCCATACTAATGATAACACGATACATATAAACAAAGATGAACGTAAAAAATGGAATACTGTTTCTGATAAAGTTGATAAAGTTAGTGGAAAAGTATTATCAAGCAATGATTATACGACTCTTGAAAAGAATAAGCTCGCAGGAATCTCTGAAGGTGCAAACAAATATATTCATCCTACTTACACTTCAAAAACAGTTGGATTTTATAAAGTCTCGATTGACTCAACTGGACATGTAAGCACTGTTGAATCAGTAACAAAAGACGATATTGTTAATCTTGGTATTCCTGAGAAAGATACAAATTCTAATTATCCAATAAAACATATGAGTAGTGCTGATTATAATAATCTATCGGAAGCTGAGAAAAAAAATGGAACTATATATTTAGTAGACTAATGAAAGGATGTGAAATATGTATACAATTTTAATGAATTCTGATAAGAGTCTTGTTTGTACGACAAGAACAACTCTTTATCAGCGTGATAAATTAGTTGATAAACTTCAGATTTTAATACCTCAAACATATGAAGATGTTGACCTGTCGGATTTTACGACAGTATTGAAATATGTTGATCAGGGGAATGAAGTACATTCTGAAATTCTGGTTAAGGATGAAGAATTATATAAAGAGAATTATTTAAGATATACTCTTCCTATTGATACAAATCTTACAAGATTCGCAGGAGATATAAAATTATGTCTTACTCTTAACAAAGTCGATATGGAAGAAATGAAAGAATATTCTCTTAATACAGGCGAGACAACAATTACTATTGCTTCACTTTCTGATTACTATAATTTTGTTTCTGACAAATCATTAAGTGTAATTGACCAAAAGGTAAATGAACTTAATGTTAAGTTAGAAGCCATTGATAAAATGACAACAACTTATGATGAAATGAAGGCTGATAATATTAAATTGAATAAAGAGACTTCAGAAATTTATCTTACCGCACATGATAAACAGATTGGTGATAAGATTACTATTAATGATTTGGGAAATGTTATTGCCGAAGAAACAAAAGATGGTCTTATTCCAATTATATTATAAAAGTATTTAAAGGAAGGAGGCTATTATGGCAAAATCTAATAATAGAGTTAAATATGCCTATTTAAACTATAATGAAATATCTGAACGATTAAAAATTGGTGATATAGATGAATATGATGTGATTTTCACCAAAGATACACATGAACAATATCTTATTAAAGACGATTTATCTCTTCTTAATATCAAGTCAAGAATTTATCGTTTTGATAGTGTCGAATCAGCAAAAGAATTATTAAATAAAAATTCAGATACATATGAAGGTCAGGTTGTTGCGATTGCTGACAATGATTTAGGAGTATATCATGGTTATATTGTCAATAGAGTTGATGAAGAATATACTATTACTTCATTATCTGATTCAGGAACTTATATTGATTATAATGCTCTCGCTCATAGACCTATTGTTAATAAAACAGGGACTCTTGCAAATCCGTTGATTATAGGTAATCTCGAAAATGGTTTATATTCCGTTTCTGGAGAATATAAATTGTTTGATGAATATTCTACAATCTTTTCATCTTCGATTAATCATTTATTCTTAGTTGAAAAATCTGAAACAGAATCATATGTAAAAGATATATCTGCAAAAGAAGTAATTATTTACAGTCTGATAAACGGTGAAGTAACTAAATCGGAATTACTTACACAGCAATATCTTGAAGATAACCACTATATTACAGAAAATGATTTTGATGCTAAAATTGCTGCATTAGATTATATAACTAAAACAGAAGTTTCAGAATATGTTAAACAAATTACAACAGAATATTTAAATGAAAATCTCGGAAATATTATAGATACAAAGATAGATGAGAAAATATCTACTCTTATTGTAGAAGATACTGAAATTGAAAAGTTATTTAAGTAATTAAGCAATTCTTTACAAAGCATCGCTTTTTTATATTATTAAAATATTATTTTAGGAGGAAATTTTTATGGCAACAACAGAAGTAAAAATCATTACACTTAAAAAGTTAGGACTTTATGATGGACTTGTAAAGAAATATGTTAATGATGCTGATGCTAAGTCTATCAAGTCAGTTAAAATCGAAGGAAGAACATTAAAATTTTATAAGGTCGAAGAACCAATTGAAGAGGGCACACTGCCTGCTTATTCTATTGAAATTCCAGAAACAGATCTTACAACTGTAACAAAGGCTATAGACGCAGTTAAGGCAATAGCTGATAAACTTGATGGAGAAGATACAGTTGAAGGTTCTGTAAAGGCTCAGATTAAAGCTCTTAAAACAGAACTTGAAGGTCAGATTACAGCATCAGAATATAATGATACAGAAATTAAGAAATCTATCAAGGCTAATACTGATGCAATTGGTGTACTTAATGGTACAGGTGACGGTTCTGTAGATAAGAAAGTTGCTGATGCAGTAGCTTCTATCGTAGCCAATGCCCCTGCCGCTTATGATACTTTGAAGGAGATTTCTGACTGGATTTCAACTCATACAGATGACGCTTCTGCAATGAACTCTTCTATTCAGGCAAACAAAACAGATATTGCTAATCTTGCTAAGTTAGTAGGTACACTTCCAGAGGGCGAGGATTCTGCTACAATCATTGCTTATATTGATAAGAAGGTTGGAGCAGTTGACTTCTCAAGTGCTGTTGCAACAGCAAAGAGTGAGGCAATTAGCGAGGCTAAAAAGTATGCTGATGGTCTTGCTAAAAATTATGCAACTGCTGAACAGGGTAAGAAAGCTGATACTGCACTTCAGGTATCTGATATTGCTACTCTTAAAGATGATGTTGCTGCAAATAAAGCATCTCTTGGAGCAGAAGGTGCTACAACAAAAGCTATTGCTGACGCTAAGAAGGCTGGTACAGATGCCCTGACTTCTGTTAGTGAACTCGCCAAGAGGGTTGATACAATTGAAGGTACAAGTTATGTAGAAGCTACTGATGAAGAGATTAAGGCTCTTTTTGCCTAATTAAAATTAAATATTTGTATTTTTTTTGAGAGTAGAGGTTCGAGTCCTCTACTCTTTATTTATTTTAAAGGAGGTTTAAATGGCAACAAATGAAACAAATGGAATAAGTTTGAGAAGACTAAAAACCTTCTTGACAAACTTGAAAAATATATTTGCTGAGAAAAAACATTCTCATGCAACTTCAGATATAACAGGACTTGATACCGTATTGAATGGTAAATTAGATAAAAATACTGCTGGTGGCATAGCAATGTGTGGTGGCGGTGGAAAATATCAATATTTTAAAATTGCAACAATAAAAATAACTTCTAGTTATGTTAATAGACCTATTGTTTTTGAATTAAGTGGTCGAGGAAAACTTTTATCTTTAATAACAGTTCGTTTTACAAGTACAAGTAATAACGATCCTGAGCTTGAGGTATTCCAAACTAATCAAGATAGAGATTTTTATATAAAGAAAACAGGTACAAGTACATGGGAAGTTTATGGTACATACGGTGAATTATGGGGTTCTTATTGTCTTCATAGAATTTTTGGTACAGGAGCTGATATAGGAGTAACAGTTAATATGAATAGTGTTTCTGCTTTGCCTGAAAACTGTAGACAAGCTGCTTTTGGTGGGTGTGCTAATTATTCAAATAACACAGGACTCGTTAATGGTCATTCGGTAAATAGCGATGTACCTGCTAATGCTAAATTCACTGATACAACATACGCTGTCGGTACTGCAACTACCGCAGGATTGACTAAGTTATATACGACAGTAGGTACTGCTATTGATGGAACTATGACACAAGCCGCTATTAATGCGAAATTTTATGATAATGGGACTTCGAGAACGGCAAACACAGTGCTTTCTGCTCCAAATGGTTCAGCAGGTTCAGCGACATTTAGAAAATTAGTGATTGCAGATTTACCTATCAAAGAACTTACGGCAACACAATATGCGGCTCTAAGTGAATCAGAAAAGAAGAACGGAAAAATTTATTTAGTAAATTAGTAAATAAGTAAAATATAAAATAAACAGAAAGGAATTAACATATGGGAAAAATATATTATAATGGAGTTGATTATTCCTCTCCTATTGTTTCAGGTGTTTCAGGTATTAAGGGAAATGCAGAATCTACATATAGGACAGGCAATGTAAATATAACTGCAACAAATATCGGGCTTGGTAATGTAAATAATACGGCAGACAATGATAAAAGCGTAAGACACGCTACGACTGCAGATAATGCATCATATACGAATTATATTAATAATACTGATGATGTCAATGGTCATGAAATTGAAATTGGTTATAAAGCTCCTGTAACTGATTATACAAAACTTAATTATATTGCTGGTTTTACTTCTGATAATGATGAATTAATACTTCGACCTATAGATTCATCGGTTATTGCAGATCAATTACCTGTTGCAAGAACAGATGAAGCAGTTAATGGTATAATTACGTTTGGTAATAGTGACGATTATGGAATTAGAACAAATACTGACAATTATGGCAGAATTGGAGATTCTTCTAAACAGTTTTATGAAGTACATGCAAAAAGTATTTATGAAAACAAAACATTATTATCAAATAAATATGCTGTTAAATCTCATGCGTCAACTTCAAGTTCTACATACGGATGTGCAACTGCTAGTAATTTTGGGCATGTTAAATTATCTGATAACTATACTTCATCAGCAGGTGCAGCCTCATCTGGTGTTGCTGTTTCCTCAAAAGCATTATATGACGCTTATACTGCACTAAATACAAAATTCAGTGCAACTGAATTATATAATTCGACAAGCACTGCTTTTAATGCAAATATAACTTTAAGTCAGAATGTAAGCAATTTTAAAACTATAGAGATATTTTTTGTCGATAACGATGGCGATGATAACAGCATAAGAATAAGAGCAGCGTCAGGAAAATTCAAAATGATTTCGCACGCATATGTTGGCGGTACGTGGTACGACAAGTTTACGTATTATGCCGTAAGCGGTACAAAGCTGAACTTCAGTTCTTCATATCAGAAGAACCAAGGCGGTGTAGTTGAAAGCGGCAATTATCACAAGATTTATCGTGTGATTGGATATAAATAAATCTAAAATTAATATAATTAATATAGGAGGATTAAATATGTTTATAAAATTTAAAGATGATTCAATCTTTGAAATAACTAATTATGAATTTGTAGAATATCCTAATATTGTAAGAATATATACAGATTCTAAACTTGATAATAATTCTGGTTTCGATATATATGAAAACGAAGAAATTTGTTTATATGATTTTCCAGAATTTAAGTATATATATGATTCTACAGATACTTATACAGATTATATAAATGAAAATATAACATATTACACATACGCTGTTGTAAATTCAAACAATTACGTCATAGGACGTTTAACTTGCGAAGATTCAGATTATAGTGGTGTTTTGATCATGTCGGGAACAGGTAAAAATTATAGATTTCCAACAGATGAAACAGTTTATGTTGATGAAAATGGAATCTATAATTATAAGGTTGAGAACAATAAAATCATTGATGTAAGTGAAACTGAAAAGAAAACATTACTTGAAAAAGCTAACGAAGAAAAACTTAAACAGGCAAAAGCCACTAAGATATATGAATTAACGGAATCATGTGAAAATGTTATTCTTAGAGGAATTAACTATAACAATGAACATTTTTCATACAATTATTCCGATCAGAACAATATAAGCAATCTCGTTCAGATGGCTAAGACAACAGGAATGGATGTGCCTTATCACTCAGATGGTAATTTATGTAAACTCTATTCTCCTGCTGATATTTACAATATCTATATTTTGCAAGAAATGAATATTACACAGAATACAACATATCTTAATCAGATTAAGGCATATATAGAAACTCTTGAAAATGTTGATGAGATTAATTCAATTGTTTACGGACAAGAGCTTACAGGTGAATATCTCAAGAATCTTAATGACATTATGGAACATTCACAGAAAATTATTGAGGTGTTAAATGCAGAAACAACTAAAGCTACTGAGTAAGTATTTTATTTTGTTTACAGTAGGTGCTTTTGCTTATGTGGGTATAGAACTTATATTCAGAGGACACTCGCATTGGACGATGGGTATCCTCGGAGGAATATCCTTTATTTCCATAGGCTTAATCAATGAAATATTAACTTGGGAAACACCTTTATGGATTCAGTGTGCAATTGGAGGATTTTTGATAACTTTCTATGAATTTATTACTGGATTAACATTAAACGTGTGTTTACATATGGGTATTTGGGATTATTCTCATATGCCGTTCAATATTATGGGACAAATATGTTTACCATTTACAATTGCATGGTGTGGATTATCATTAATTGGAATTATCCTGGACGATTATTTAAGATATTGGTGGTTCAAAGAAGAGAAACCAAGATATAAATTGTTTTGA